GAGATACCTTGTTCTTCAGAACCATGCATATCTCCGATATGGAGTGAATGGTTCTGAAAGAACTGACGGTATCAGGGATAGATGTATAAAAAGGATTTTCCTTCGAAAAATCCTTTTTGTATATATACTAAGCTTCGCTAAGTATGTCTCGGGATGAGATCCCTTCGACTTAAAGAAAGAGCGCGTGGCGAGGCGAGCGCGATGATGTTGATATTGAGATAAGAGAACAGGTCATATATGCCTCTAGAGAGCTCTGTATGGCTCTCTGAGGCTTTATGACATGTGAGTTGGGTTAAGGGTGTGGGTATAGTGGTTAAAGTGCCTCAGAGAGGCTCCTAGAAGGGTTTTATGATGTATGGTGTTTTTGATAGATATGGAAAAAGATGGATTTCCGAAGAAAAGTTGAAATTATTCGTAGAAAATTATTTTAGATTGATCTACATGTTGTGGTAATTACGGATATATGGGAGCACCTCAGTAGTACTACTGAGGATATATGACGTATACACGTCATATATCCCTTTCCTCGATGTTACCGATGGTAACATCTCAGATAGCCGCTACGCGACATACATCCTCTCTAGGAGGAGATTGATGTAGTTATATTACTTTATTGAGATATTGACTGATGAGCTTATATAAGCGTCATAGATCCCTAGTACACCCATGACAGGTGTACTAGGGTGTTCTTTATGACGTGTTTATTCAGGTCTTTCGTACTTGGTAAGCTCAATGTAATCACCCGCACTGATACGAAGGGTGATGTTGTATCCTCCACATACGTATTCTTCAGGAGTGTTGCCAGTATAGCCTACTTCGGGAGAGATGAATTTCGTAGGATACTCCTTGATCTCAACCGGTGTATGGGTGATCTCGATGTAAGGATGGATCTTGCGATAATACCGTTTGTTGTGGTTATTGATCCTCTCTAGCATCTCCATCGCCTCATGCTGGGTATAGGTGCGGTCTTTAACATCATTTACTGCACTTTCATATACCCGTTCTTTCCTGGCTGCGCGTTCCTCTTGTTCTTTTTCTTTCTGTCTAGATTCCTTTACAGATTCACTGACAGCAGTTGCGATGAGTCCTATGGCGTCAAAGATGGACATGGTGTACTCCTTATGTTTGTTCATCAGAAGGACCCTCATCAAGGTCCGTAGTATCGGAGTCACTGTTATCTTTAGTCTCAGTGGTGGTATCATCATCACCAGAAGTATCATTGTCAGTAGCAGTATCCTGATCTGCATCTGTAGACTCAGGGATATCTTTCACTTCTTCCGTGATCTCCTGTTCTTCTTGATCTGATACTTCGTTGACTTCAGGTTCTACTGTAGTATCAGGTTTCAAGGAAGGTGAGAGATCTTTGTACTTGTTCTTCAAGAGGAAGAAAGTATCAAAGAGACGAGAGACTTCTTCTTGACCTTCAGGAGTCTCAGCGTCTTGGGGTGTGATGATCTCTTCTACTTGGATAGGAAGCTCTGGGAATGAAGATAGTGGAGATTTCACCTCAAGATCTATTTTAGCCCAGGTATAGTAACCTGCTTTACCATCGGGAAAGACATCTACTTCAAAAGAGAGATCAGAGTTTGGGATAGGGAAAGTATAACGATCTTTACGCATCCCAGAGTTCGCCATGAAGGCGATCTGGGTGAAGTTCTCTTCTGTAGCAGGGACAGTGGTCTCGATGTTACCTTTCTTGGTCTTAGACTTGGTCGTGAGCTCGTAAGAGATCGTGCCATCAGCAAAGGTGACTTTACGGGCTCTGATAGATCCAGAGCCTGCGTTGTCATCTGTGGATGGGATCTTGATCTGCCACTGCTCATGCTTTTCTGCATGAGCAGCATTTTCAAGTTGTTTGAAGTTGGTGATACGTACGTAGAAGACGTATTCTTGCTCTAAGATGGTCTTTGGACTATCAAGGGCTTCTTGGGAGAGATAACGGGGATTCTTAAAGATAGACATGGGATACTCTTAAAAAGGGGGTTGAGAAGGAGGACTACCAGTGACAGTGGAGCCGATCAAGGTGATCACAGGGACTAAGATGTTCGCCAGGAAGTTGTTATCACCTGTGATGATACCGATGATAAGCGAGATGACGACGATGAGGACTAAGACACCTGAGATGACAAAACCTGCGAGTTTCACCCACTCAAACTGTCTGACACGAGGGTCGGTATCATGGACATAATCGGTCTTTAGATATTTATCAGTAAAACCTGTGGTGAACTTAGAGATCTCACCCGTGTGGGTGTTCATCGCTTCAGCTAAAGCATCTTTGACCTCACCTAAGGTGGTCTCATCAGTCAGCTCTGGTAGCGGCACGCCCGTCGCCCGAAGGTGGCGATACTCATCCAAGACATAGGTCACTCTGGGATCTTCAGGTTTGTTATCTTTGACTTGCAGGTAGTCCGGTAGGGTTTTGAGATGATAGTGTACGGGAGTCATTCGTTACCTTTCCGTTGGTTTTCAGTTCATGTTGGATACGGGCTTGATAGGCTCTAGCAGCTTGTAGTCTTATATTGCAAGCATTGTTGAGCTCAGAAGCACGGAGATAGAGATTGACCAAAGTCTTCTCTTTATCCAAGAAGTTCATGATAGCGTATTTCGTAGGACTGGGTGGCTGAGGCAGCTCACAGTCAGCGATCAGATACTCAGGGATCGTAAGCACCTCTACTTTAGGCGTAGAGGTACAGGCTGAGAGTAATATCGCAGTGAAGAGATAGAGGGGTTTCATTTGCATTTCCCGCCTTTGCAATAACTGTTCCACATGGCTTTGGCTCTGGCTTCAGAGACTTTAGCAGAGCCTTCGTTGGTGAGGACTTTTTGGGGTTGATCAGAGGTAGGATCTCTAAAGATGAAGACGTTACCGACAGGAGAACTATCCGGTCTTAAAGCTTCATAGTTCGCAGGATCTTTCAAGATAGCATCTTCTTCTTGACTTAAGTTATCATGGATCTGCATATGCTCCATGCGTGAGAGATCTAACTTTTTGTTAGTCTCTTCTACTGTGTCTTGCAGGACTTTCTGTACGATCAAGAGACTGTTGATCCGATCATTCAAAGATGCGATCTCCTCTTGTTTCTCTTTGAGCTTCTGTTCTTGTTTCTCGTATTTTAGCTTAAGAGAGGCATTGTTACTTCGTTCTTTCTGCAAGAGGAAGACAGAAGTACAGAAAGCAACAATACAAAGTAAGATCAAAATACCGAAGAAGAACCTTTTTCCAGTCTTCAGGTTGAAATATTTCCCGAGACCGGGAGTCAAAGCAAATAAAAATTGCAACATAGATACGACTACTCCTTAGTTTTTCAAGATGTGGTTATAAACATAAGCGCACACTGCACAAGCGTCTACGGCATGTTCATCTAATACATTTAGGAAGGATTCTGACAAGGAGAAAGGTTTGTAGTGTAATAATCCCAGTCTGACAGCATCTTTATCTTTATTGCCTTGGGCATTGACTGCTTTTTTGACAGACAAAGGTGACATGAGAGTAATAGGTAGATAAGGGTTATATTGATATAAAGCTTGCTGGATATGGGTGAGTAATGCGACTAGTGGTTTATAAGAGCCAGGATGGAGTCTGTGATAGAAAGGTTCTTCACAGGCAACAATAGAAGGATGTTGATCCTGGAATAGCTGATAAAGATAATGCTGATAAGCATGTATACGTGCAGTAGTCTCACCATGGATCAAAGCGGTCTGGATATCAAAGTAAGCCAGTCTTCTTGCGATGACGGTATAAGCTTTGATGTCTTGGAACTGATAGGTATAAGGATCTATATCTAAGATACAGATCCCAAGGTTCACGGTCCCTGGATCGATACCAATGATCCTGAAATAAGGGATGTTAGGAAGTTGAAACACAGAGATTCCTTATAGAGAAAAGATCATAAGTCATACATCCCTAGTGATACCTATTTAAGGTATCACTAGGGTGCTCTGAATGAATGGAACATAGTGGAGTGAAGGAAGAACATCCTCAGTAGTACCTGTCATGGGTACTACTGGGGAGTAAGGGTGATATGACGTGTATAAAGAGAAATGTGGATTAAGGACGTTGAGTGGTGAGCCAGAGCGGGAGGTTGCTACCGATCTTGATCAGGATACGCCAGCCAAGGTTGTCGATATAACAAGATCTGAAGGTAGAGAAGACGTTACACATCTGTGCAGCCAGCACTTCATTCATGGTGATCTGGTTGCCTTGGTGAGATACTTGCATCCGAGTATCAAAGCCAGAGACCAGACCAAACTCAGAGATGATAGCGAGTTCTTCGTCATTGAACATGACGTTGGCGACATGTCTTAGTTCTTCACAGTCCTCAGGGGTGAAGATGATCTCGATCTCGTTGGTGACTTCGACGTATTTAGCATCTACGACGTTGATACCGGAGTTGGCTATCGCCTGTGGTTCAGGGTTTAGATTAGAAGCATTAGGGACAAAAGGAATAACGTTTTTCACGCCATTTTCTACAGAGGATAACCACATCTCTACTTTGGATTTACTAAAATCAAAGCGTTTTAAGTAATAAGCGATATAGTCTTGTCCGTTGTAAGTCTCTTGTCTTCTTAGAGCATATTTCTCTCTGGATCCTGGCGGGAGATCATTATCCAATTCTCTTAAAACAAAAGGAATCATGCCAAAAGGAGCAGCATCGGTCGAGTGATGCTGCACAGGCTTGATCTTCGGTATGGTGTTACTAAGTTCAACCCGATGTCCTTTGTTACCGATACAGAGGTATCTAAGTTGAGGATAGTGATCTTGCGGTAGTCCTAAGGATTGTTGTTTATTGATCCCTAATTTCTCATTTAAAGTCGTATTCGGGATGACTTTGAAAGGAAGTCCTTGGAGGATACAGTTGTTCAGATAAGCACCATAAGCGGTGCGAGTGATGGATTTCATAGATGACCTTTATTGAACTTAAGGAGTAGGATAGTAAAAACCTGTACCGGTAGTGAGCGTGAGACGCTTCTTAGTAGGATATAAAAATCCTGACATCGAAGGACTGAGTTGCAGATTACGTCTTTCTTGTTGGAGATCTTTCCAACGGTAATCATGTCCATAAAAATCCCTGATCTTGGTCTTCTGACTATCAGTAAGTTTGTTCCAAGAAGAGATCCCTGGGATATCGATCAGATCGTCATCATTTCTGGTGAGTTCATCTAAGGTGAAGACATCGTAGTCATTCTCGATGAAGTAGAGTGAGATCATCTCTTCTTCAGTATTGAGCTCACTAGACTGATCGACCTGATAGAGTTCTTCCCCTTGTTGATAGAGACGATATTCATCTTTACCACCTGTGATGATCTCTCCATCCCAGAGTTCACTACCATAGCCATCATGATCAAGGATCTTGATGGGCTCTTCCTCAAAGAAGATCAGTCCTTCTCCATAGCCTGCGATGTCCCCTGGAGTAGGAGGCGTGAAGTCTATTACGAATAAGTCAGTATCGTTAGCTTCACCGATATACTGCACCGAGTAAGAAGAGAGCTGTTTGAGTAGAGATAACATCGCACGATGTACCGCACGCGTAGAAGAAGTGGTATCGAGACTTACACCAGTTGCTGCTTCAAAGATCGCTTTATAGATCTTTGCCCAGTCATTCTGGGTGTATCCACGAAACTCAAGTTGGTTTTCTTGGAAAAACGATTTATAGGTTTTAGCCTTCAAGATACCATCAGTATCTGTGTACTTAGGTGCAAGCTCTACCCAGTGATCAGAGTAAAGACGATAGACCATGTTCTCCTTATATCCTCGAAGAACATAATGGTTCTCATCAAGAGCAAGCTGTAGATTACGGTTTAAAGTACGACTGATGACTTTAACCGTCTCGTAGAACTGAGCGATAGAGACGATGTTCGGTGTAGAGAGTTTACTATCCAAGAGTGTTTTAATAAACTCAGGCTCTACTTGGGCAAAGAGTTCACTCTTATGGTTAGGTTTAGTTTGTCCAAGTAAGGTAAGCTCTGACTCCTGGATATGTTCTAAGATAGGGACAGTCTCTACTTTAATGTCAGGGATACGATAGAAATCATAGCCAAATGACTTGTAATACGCGTATAGATAGAGTATTAAAGCATCCTTAGACTTCAATCTGATCTGGTGTCCATTGACATGATCCACAAAGAAGACAGATGATCTAAAGATACCCTTACTAGACCAGTCTGCCCAGACGTTCAGTAATGTCTTACTGAACTTCTCGGCTTCAGCATCCGTGTAGTCAGTGATCTTGGATTCAAGTACCTTGGTATGCAAGGTATTAGAAAGACTGTTCTCTAGCTTTCTTTGGAACTGATACTCGAAGTCTTGTCGGGAGATAGGGTTATCTTTGGCGATCTCATCTTCTTTTAGAAGCATCTGGTGCAGACTAAGATCATCATCAGGGGTGGTGTCTTCAAGACCATTGATGGATCTTTTCTGGAAGAAGTTGGTAGGATAGATCTCATCAGGCTGTTTAGAGCTATCATGTTTGAAGTTATATTCAGCGATAGGCAGATGACGCTCGGTCATCACTTCCTTGATCAGCCATCTTTGAGTCTCACGTTTACCGATGTTACGTTCGATCCAGTTGATGTTCATGTAGAAGCGTAGCATCTGTTTCAACGTCATCGCATCTAAGTAATCATCCAAGAAACCATGAGAAGAGAGATAACGTCTGACGTGATATGAGTGTGCTTCATTGGTCTTACACTTAGACTTACGGATGGTCAGTATGGCTGGTAGTAAGTTAAGATAGAAGATACCAAGATTCGCTATAGGCCAGTATTCATCCGAGAAGCCATATACGGGAGCTTCTCTTCTGAACTTATACGCTCTGATCCACTCTTGCAGATCTTTGATGAAGGTATATTCATTCTCCTCGACGAGGTTAGGAGGGTAAGAAAGTATCTCTCCATCAGGAGCCGCTATTGCTTTATCTTTATCTGCTGGATAGAGGATACCTAAGATCAAGATCTCTTGGTCAGGATAGCGAGATAATAACTCTTCATAGAGCACCGTGCCAAACTGATAAGCTTTGGCTGTTGCTCTATGATCTCTTAAGTTCTCTTTAGAGAAGATGATCGTCTCTTCTGTGTCAACTGAGACGACCACCATGTCTTTATCTAAGAAATGATATTCCCCACAGATGTTTTTGTAGTATCTCCATTCCTTAGGATCATGGGGATCTACGATGACATTTTTACTCCTGACGACCTCATTCATGGTGTCAGCGATATATTCAGATTTCACGACCATAGAGCGTGCTAGTGCGATACACTTGTCTAAGTATATCGCGTAGTAATAGTCGAAGTTAAAATAAGATTTCAGCATGTCTTGGTTATCCTTTGATTTTGAACCGATACAGGAGCATCTTAGATGGCTACATCTACCATCCAACACGTCATCAATGATCTTAAAAAGAATACTGGTGTCCAACCCATCCAACTGATCCGAGATCCGATCCAATCTGCTATTCTGTCTAAAGCAATCTCTGATAACAACTATAGAGTCGAATACGACAGACAAGGTAACAGAAAAGCCTTTCAGCCAGATATCAATTTCTTAAAACAGCTCTCAAGAGCCAAGATGCAAGATATCGCAGATGCAGAGACGGTGATGCAGTTACTGCCAGATATCGAGCTCTCTTCACAGATCTTGATCTCATCGATACTTTCTCCGAAGGACATGCTGACGACGACGTTGTCATATGTCCCCCCTGAGACCGTCTGTCCTCCAGACGTGGCCTCATCGTTGATCCGGGTGATAAAACAGTATTTTTCGCTAAACTATAAAATTGAGTCCAAGCTTCCCAAGATGCTTAAGGACATCTTGTATGAAAAAGGCTCTTATGCCGTATGTGTCTTACCTGAGAATGCTATCGATGAAGTCATCAATAACAACCAAAGACTCTCCAAAGAAGATTTTAATAATCTCTTTGGCGAGATCAAAGAGAAACAGTCACTACTGTCACCACTCGGGATCTTAGGTAAATCTGATCGTAAAGAGCATAAACTTTTCTCTCTAGAGAACTACAAGAAAACCATCACTTCTAAAGCAGATAGTGAATTAGTATTCTCTTTAGAAGAGTTAAATCGGGAATTCGATCTAGATATCCCTGTGGGATATGACCTTACTTCTTATATCCAGGTCTCTGATAACTTCTCTATCCTCTCAGTACCGAGACTTGAGTCCTTCTTAAGAACAAAAACCTTAGATGAGATCATCCATTCTCAAGAAGATACCTATCTCGCAGATCGTGATCTTGATAATATCCTCTACAGAAGGATGTACTATCAATCAAACACCTTAGTGCAAGTCAAGACCAATGATCAAGGATATCGTAAGTCTATCTCTGAACCACTAGTGATGCATCTACCATCAGAGTCAGTGATCCCAGTCTTTGTTCCAGGCAACCCTGAAGAACATGTAGGTTATTTTGTCTTGATCGATGAAGCAGGTAATCCTGTATCCAAAGAAACCTCGATAGACTACTATAATGAACTTAACCGCATGACAGAGACTAACCGTAAATGTCTCACGTCACATCTCTTGGATAAAGCCAAGAACCTTTACGATGGTAGAGGGGACCAAGGTTCTCTCATGTCAGCACGTAATAGATACGATAGTGCAGCACGTACTTACGCTTCTATCATTGAGAAAGATCTTATCCAAAGACTTAGAAATGGGATCTATGGCAAGACTTTCTCTATCGGGGGTAGTGATGAGATCTTCCGTATCATGTTTAGTCGTGCATTAGCACAGCAATTTACTCAGCTTCTCTTTGTCCCGGTAGAGCTCATGACCTACATGGCATTCAAGTACGACGAGAATGGCATGGGTGTATCACTGCTGGATAACTTAAAGACAGTAAACTCATTGGCTATATCACTAATGCTTGCTAACAACAGAGCAGCAGTGATGAACTCCATACCTAGAACCAAAGTCACTGTCAAGCTCGATGAAGATGATCCAGATGTGGAAGCCAGAAGAGAACAGATAGTCACTGAGTACATGCTCTTAAAAGCTGCTAACTCTGTCCCTATCGGTGTCATCAACCCAGTAGACATCGCCACTTGGGCGTCTCAAGCTAATGTTGAGTTTCAATTTGAAGGGGCGAAAGACATGCCCGATATGTCAATCGACATATCAGAGTTTGCTTCCCAAGTACCAAAAGCTGATACAGATCTTGAAGAAGATCTTAGAAAAAGACGGATCATGGGACAAGGTATGTCTCCAGAGACAGTGGATGCCTCCCGTGGTGCTGAGTTTGCAACATCGATCGTCCAAGAATCGATGTTGTTTGCAAGACGCACCATGCAGTATCAACAGAAGTTCACCCCTTTCATCGCAGATAACATCAAAAAAATAACCTTAGCGACACCGATGTTGATGCAAGATCTCGAAGAGATCCTCTACAACAACTACGATGATGTCATCAAACATCTCTTACCAGAAAGACAAGACTATCAATCTAGTCAAGATGACAAACTCAGAATCGTCAGAAAAGCAGCGATAGCCTTCGTCAAACAGATCGAAGTAGAGCTACCTAAGCCGAATAACCTCTCGGTCCTTCGTAAGAAAGAAGCTTTCTCGGACTACATCGATGCGGTCAATACCGCAGTCGAGTATTATATCTCTTCTGAGATCCAAGATCCAGAGATGCTAGGAGAGCTTGCCAACATCGTGGAACCTGTGAAGAAGATGATCGTAGCTAAGATGGCGAGAGACTGGATGGTAGAGAATGATTATCTACCAGAGCTTAATGATCTTATCAGTCAAGATGAAGAAGGTAAACCTGCTTTTGATATCTACGAGATCACAGCAGATTTCTCCAGTAACATCATCAAGAGTCTGGGTAAGTTCTATGACAAAGCGAAAGTCATGAAGAAACTCTCTGACATGTATGCCAAAGACAACGACATCGCTGATGATGGTGGTTTTGGTGGTAGTAGCAGTTTCGACAGTGGTGGTGATAGTAGTAGTGATGATAGTTCATCTGGAGATGATTTTGGTATGGATGATCTCGGTGGTGATATGGGTCTTCCTGACATGGATATGGACATGGATGAAGGACCCTCTGACGATCAGATCTGATCATCAAAAAAAAAATAAAAGATGTCATACATCCCCTAGTAGACCATGATAGGTCTACTAGGGCAGTATGCCGTCTAGACTATTTATTTAGACAACAGCTTGCTTGTCGCAAACCCAGCAGCATAACCTACTGCTGCTGAGACTGCAATGATAGCGGTCATTGCTACAGAGAATTTGAACCAACCCTCTTTATTGGTGGTTTGTTCTTTTTTCTCTTCGGTTTTGTTTTCATTATTTTGTTGGTTTTGATTTTCGTTACTGTTACTCATGATTGTACTCCTTTAGATTTCAAATAGCTTTTGTAAGCATAGTAGCAGGTCCATCCTAAGAGTGCTGTCCCTACTACACAGTTAAATGCAGAGAAGATGTAAAGACCATCACCATCTCTTGCATCATTAGTAGCGGCTGCTAAGATGCAGCCAGCTATCATGATTGCAGATGAGGCAATCATTTGCATGATAGCTTTGGTGTTGGGTGTGATTCCTGCTTTACGCAGGAAACCTACACCGGTCATGTATAGAAGCATTGCAATGAAGTAAGCGTTACCTGCAACTACCGTTAAGTCTGACATTTTGAAACTCCTTTAAACAGAAAAGTTAAGAAGATTGAACTTCAATCTCATGGTTGTGATATATATCTGAAAAGAAATAGAATGCAATTTTTATATAAACGTCATATAGCCTCACTAGGACTACCTAAAGTCCTAGTGAGGTGTAAGGTAGTATGACGTATATTCATCATTCTCTGTCAAAGAGATTCAATTTACCATAAGTACGATAATTCACCTTTTCTCGACGGAAGTAGTCCGTGTAATCCCCGTTAAATCCATGGATGTGTTCTACTACGGTAAACTGGTCTTTTAACACATGGATCAGTTTGTAGATATCAACAAAGTATCCACTATACTTACTCTCTAAAATGATCTCTTTCAAGGGGATCTTTGTCTTTCTCTGGATATCAAAGGAGCAGATATAGTAATCTGGACTTTTACCGGGATCGACCACATGTCTCGTATAAGGTCTCGTAAGAGCGATGCTGCGATCTTTGATATAGTTACTATTGATCGCACTTACGATACTTAAGAGATGTTTATACTCCTCTCCCTTGGGAAGATTGACATATAGATCTCCGTATAATGACCATTTGTCATCTTTATCCATCAGTTCATGATAGATCACGAATGAATGTTTACCTTTAGGGATGATGAGATCATCACCTTCGTAGCTGAAATGAAGGTCTGTGAAAGGAGCAAGATAAGTTCTTAGACCGGACTCACTGAGTTTCTCCCAGATCATGATCCACTGTTGACTACGTCCGTCGTAACGATAGGTCGGATGGTCAACAAACGTATCGGATAGATCTATCTCGGGTGCGAAATAAGGGATATGGACAATCACTACGTCTTTGTCTTTAGGATTGTCCAACACACTAAACTGATCTTCAGTCAAGATAGTCTTTTGACTATAAGACTGGTACTTCCGATGTAAGGTCACCTCAGACAACGGAATGACCTTTTTATCTCTCAGTAATGTTGCTACTTTACGATCATTTAGAAAATCTTCATGTTCACTATCAGGTTCAGTCTGTTGACCATATATGTTGGTTTTGATCGAGACATGGTGAAAAGGTTCTAGATAGTCAAGAAAGTCTTTTTGATCATATTGGGCTTGTGGTTTATTGGATGTTGTGGGTTTCATGGGTATACTCCTATGTATAGATATAGATATTTCAGACAGCCTAAAACGGCATAACTCCTAGGTATCCCAGATAAGAGGGATACCTAGGATATATGTCGTATTGAGATATTTAAACTTCCAGTACAGGTACTGCTACCACACCCAGATAGAGATCCGTATCATTGGTTCTCTTGATGAACTGGATATAGAGGTTGTCTGTTGAGCTTAATGCATCGTTGATCTCCAGTTGTTGATTCCACTGGTTGATCGCAAATGGGAACTCTTGTGATGACGGAGTGATGATCTTAAACATCGTAGGTGTTGGTGCTTTTGCTTCTTTGAACTTGTCAAATAAAGGTTTACTACGATAGTAGAGTCTTTCTAACCAATCATCAATGTTGTTCTCATTCATGGAGATATTGACACGTTTAAGATTCTGGTTCACAGTCTGTACTTGAGCGAAGTTATTCTCACCGAAGTAAGGATACTGATCGATCTCAAAACCGACTGTCCATGGATAGTTGGTTTTATCCGTTGCTTGACGTTGTAATACTACATCGAGTACTTGGGTATGGATGTAGTTCTTAGATGCAACAGAGGCTTCTTTCAGGTCTAGTGACACAGAGATGCGCTGACTGACGCCATACAAGGTACCTTGGAATGGTGGCTTGTTGGCATTGTACTTGACATGTGGAGTGACATAGAAGCACACAGATCTCTCGAGATTTAAGAGATACCATTCCATGCGATAGCCATTGGATGCATCTACCCAAGTCGGATAACCATAGAGCTTGACAGAATAAGCATCGTCAGGTCTGACCGTCATCGCTTTGTAATGTCTCGTCATGAACTTATCACCCAAGATAGACATATCGATGTTGTTACCTCTCTGGATACCAACCGCTGTCTCATCATCAGAGAGACTGTATCTTAGATCAAAGTCTGCTTCATACCCCACAATAGAGGAAGTATAATCACGAAGTCCTAGTACTGCAAACTTAGTACCATCGACAGGTAGTCTCTTGCGACTACCGTCTGAGTAATGTACTACACCAAAGAGGTTTAATCCTCTTACAGGGACGTTTAATGGGTATTGCAGTAATGACGGATCGGTATCTGCGATAAATGGAGATTCCAAGGTGATATCGACCACTTGTTTTTGTGCAGTATCAGTCTGTCTGATCACAGCAGTGTTCTCAATGATCATCTCTCTGACTGCGACGACACCACCTGTGTCATTGTACACAACCACAGTGACAAACTCCCCATCGGGCATCTTGACTGTGGTATGACAAGGTGGGATGGATTTTACTGCATAGTTGGTTTTACCATCCGCTTCTGCAAGTTCTAGCCGGATGTTCTGGTCTACCATGATCCCATGTTGATCGTAGACCATGGATACTACTTGTGCGGTGTTATTGAGTCTACTACCCCGGATGATCTGGGCATGATGGGTCATGCTACCATAGACCTTAAATCTCGCATCTACAGTCAAGGTGTAGGGTAATACTGAGGTATCTAAGTATACGCGATAGGTCTCATGTCTTGCATATCTGTCGGTCGAGATCAGTTTATCGATCTCTTCGATACGCTGGATCTCGCGCAGACCTACGATCTTTCTTAGCTCTGCGATCATGGTGGTGGTGTCGATAGAGACCACGATGTAGTACTCGTTGGTCTCGATATCACAGACATAGTCGTTTACTTTAGGGACGTATTTACCTTTACCTTCCTGACCTTTGAAGATCTCATCAAGGTTCCAGATCTTCCAGACGGAATATGGTTCATAGACAGGTGCGATACCATCAGTCCCTGTGATGATAAGTCCTTTGTTATAGAGTTGTGGCATAATCGATTACCGTTCACGGATGAAGTGGGAGAGGATGACTTTACCTTTGAGGTAAAGCTTTGCGATCTTACTCAGTAACTTGTACTGCAAGATATCGATATCAATCACTTTGTAGTGTGGATGAGGATGGATGATGACGTATTCATAGTCGATACACTGGTTTTGATACACAGGATCGACTTTGAGTAACCACTCGTATTTCTTACAAGCTTCTAATACGTCTTTATCGGCATAGATACTATCTAGTTTAGGGAATACGAAAGTCCCTTTACGGATATCATCCAAGATCCAAGAGAGGAATGGAGAGTATAAAGGATACAAAGACTTGATCGGAGGGAGGTTAGGATCTCTGGTCTCGGGCTTAAATAAAGTCATGTAGTCAGAGATAGACTCTTCTACCTCTACTGACTCTCGTCGCAAGGTATAAGTATCTTTAGCCGTCAGTCCTCTCATCGGTACGATGAGATCTTTGATCTGATAGGGTTTACCCTCAATATCTGCAAACTTACGATCTTCGATCTTCAAAGTAGTGCCTTCTTCAGAGAAACCAATAACGGATCTATCATAGACCGCACCCCCTATGATGATATTTAATACCTTATCATCTTTTAAATCGTATCGCTTGTTATAAGAGAGTCTGTTAAACTGCACGTATCCTGTCTGTTCAGGATTCTGCAAAGTTAGATCTTTATTACAAAAGCCATGGTGTCTTACAACGATCTTTTGTTTTTTACCAGTCTCTACTGCATCTAGATATTCTTTACAGACGATCACCACTCTTGGGAAATCGACAAAATAATCGATGTTCCTTACCAAAGCATGACCATTTAAATAGATATCCAAATGCCCACGGGGTACTAACATCCGCATCCTTTTCTTGGTCTGACCTGAGGTAACGACCTCAGTCAGATAGAGGTCTATGATGCCATTATCGAGTGGTTTCTCGAATAAGTAAGCAAGTACCTGATCATCTTTACGCAGTAAAGTCGTATGGTTGTCATTGTTGACTAACCATTCGATAGTCTTATTACCTTGACTATCAATACTCACTCTAAAGAGATTGTCTTCATTATCCGTGATATCTACCCAAGCATCAGGCTTTAACTCTAACCCTTTCTTACAACGATAGAGCCTAAACTCTTCGTTGTAGGGGATAGTAATATCCACAGGGTTATAGATAGATCCTACTTCTTCAGTCGCCCTACCTGAGAGATGTTCTATCAGCTTCGTCTCAGGATGTTGGATCTCGTAGTCTGTGGAGAGTTCAGTATTGTAGAAGTCTATCAGTACCCCATGTTCATCATACTCCCAGTGAGAAGAGACCTGTCTTAAGTTTTCTCTCAAGATCACCTTACGGGATGATCCTTGCTGATAGATGTCTTTCTCAGTGTCAGGAGAGTATCCTGTCAACTGAGAGATAGAGTGGTAACCGTAAGCATTCTCGACGATGTTCGCATCATAGACGACATCAGGACTAGAGATGAGCTTAGTATAATCTCCTTGCTCTAACACATCAGCACGCCATGCATTCACGTTACTTCTAACACCTAGCATGGCATTTCTTCGATACTCAAAAGGCAGTTTGAATAACTCATGCAACTTGTGGCTGTTATAGATCAGAGGTCTGTCTAACATACCCCGTCTTACGAAATAGTCGATATAGACATCTTGGTCATTTAAGAAGATCTTCTTCCCATCTCTTTCTTCATGCTGATTCGAGTGATCCATGAAACCTACCACATACGGGACGACTAAAGAGTAGTCCCGATGGGTGATCTGTCTTACGCTATCACTTTTCACTCGGTGATAATAGACACCGTACCTACGTGTCAACACATCTTCTTTGTGTCTGACGATAAAGAAATCAATATCGTCATGGTAGTCGATGGTGTTGTTGACATTGCTGTCGTAGGTTAAAAGATACTTTCTCTTCTGGTCTAGTAATGAATCAAAAGTACTCAGATCCGTTAACTTCAATGATACCTTCTTATACACGGTAGAGTCGTAGACCATCTCTACCGTGTTACCGATGGTAAGGTCATCTACTGTGATATCATTTCTAAAGATCCCATTGACATAAATGAAAAGATGACCCCGTTCATTCATGTACTTATCTTTAAAATCCCTGAGTTCTGCGACTTCAGTCTTGTCTTGGATGACATACCCCTTGACCTTGATGAAGTCTTTCTTTAAGTTTCTTCTAAGGACATTGAAATACGCTCCTGAATAGAACCTGAAATAAAGGTCTTCTTTGTCAAGATCCCAAGGGATAGATTTGACTTCACGGACTGCAAAGATAAGATTACGACGATCTGTCCATCGGTACCAGGCTTTGACATTGGGGATCACGATGCCATCGATGGTGAAGATGTTGATGATCATCTGGGATCTTTCCATGATATCATCACAGCGGATCCATCTATTCTCATCTGGAAACAGTCCTAGGAAACCAGGGGTGAGTTGTCCGATCTGATAGACATGGAAACGATGTCCTTTTTCAGGAAGTTCTATCGTTCTGTACTGGATGGTGATGGTATTTCTCACTCCACCTATACGAGAGATTTTAGCAGCTTTCTGGATAGACTGATCATCTTGCTTAGGGTTAGCCCAGACATGTTTTGCACCATGCCAGGTGAGATAGTTAAATTTCAAAGGACTTGGCATAACTCCTTCCTTCTATGAATAAACCTAGTATACAAGAAGATCAGATCTCCTCATCCAAAAGACTCTTGATACGCTGACTGACATTCTTAGCATCTCCTTTGAGTACCCGCATGACTAACTGTGATAGTCCTGTTCTTCTATACAAGACTTCATTGATAGAAGCATAGACCAGTCCTACAAATGTCGGTGGATGTTCGATCGCAACAGCCAATGTCTCAGACTTACTAGAACCCATCCAAGTAGAGGAGAGCAGTGATATCAGAATAGCTGAGCTTAGTTGACTTAGTTTAACGTTATCACATTTACTCTTGATCAGTTCTACTAAGGAATGGATATCGGTCAAGGGTTCTTCGATATCAAGCAATGTTTCTTTTGCAATCAAAGTAGAGATCTTCAAGGTCTGAGTGATTTTGAGTAATGCATCATCTACAAAGAAACGATCAAAGTCTCTCTCATGAGCAAACAAAGAGATGTAGTACAAACATGCTAAGGTCTCTATCATCACCTGTTCACGCATATCCAGACCAAAACGTTTAGTGATACATTCTGCGATCCATCTGCCGTAGATCAACATGATCTGCGGAGAGATATAACTGATCACTTTAGGATCATGGTTGATCCATATAGACTGGAGTTTAGCATTGTTGAAAAGGAAGTTATACTCTCCTTTAGAAGTAGCTTTGACTTCCAGATCTTCTAAGTTGTTCTTATAAGCACTATCGACTTTCACTTGGGATCTCAAATCGATCACAGTACCGATTGTCTTTTGGTTCTCAGTGAAGGTAAAAGGTTGAGACAGTGGTGTGATATGACCGCCAGTGATAGCAAAGATATCTGTCGTCATTCTGGTCAGTTCACCTTTGATGTACTGACTTAAGATCTCATCGTTGATCTTTTTGACAGGATAACCTTGAGTGACTGTCGTGTCATAGGGGGAATAATAAATCGTCATGGCTGAGTTCCTTATCTTAACGGATAACATACATAGATACCCATGGAGCATTTCTCCTATGGAGCATCTCTCAGGAAATAAGAACGTGTCTTTGTATAAACGACATTTCTTCACGGATCATCCGTGATCCGCTCAGATAGCCTGCGGCATATATCCTATCTATACCCATTACAGGTATAGATAGGAGTAAGGCTATATGACGTCTATTCTTTTATATTAATTTTCTACATCACTACCATAGGGAGTCTTAAAAAAATAAACTATGAGACACCAGCACCTATATACGTTATATTCGTGCAGTTTACTGTTCTTTTAATAAGGGTTGCACACCCAGATCACTGTTGATCATCATCAACAGTAGTAAACAGTTAACAAGGTGTCTTTAGTGCACTAAAGACACATCACATCACACGTCTTGTCGTGATCAGGCAATGACGGATGTGGATTTCTATATTTAAAAAATCATGGAGACTATCTATGGCAAATGTTTTTGTCCCTGTCAATGGGGCACCTACAGTCATCGCGCTAGGTACTGACGATAAATCGCTCAAGCAACGTCGCTATGAACGCGCTCCTCGTGCCATCCACTTACCTCTCGTCTATGACTTCGCAGAGTGGGGTGATCACGAAGATATCCATCACGTCTATGGCAACACCATCGGTCTCACCTATGGTGATAAAACCTTAGACATGAAGACCAAATACACCACTCACGCGACTCCTTACTTACAACTCTTCCTGACCAATGCCAACCCGATCATGTTTAAACGCTTGGTCCCGAAGGACATCGGTCCCAAAGCTTCCATGCGTATCTCCATGGATGTCTTGGAAGAAGAGCTGGATGAATACGTACGTGAAGTTGATGGTTCTTTCAAACGTGATACCAATGGGGACCTTGTCACTACCGGTAACAAGATCAAAGGTTATCTGGTTAAGTTCACCAAACAGATCATCCCGATTGATCCTTCCACCAATGAATCTACCTTTGGTAAAGCTACTATCACTACAGGTACGCAAACCAATGCTAGAGGTGAAAACTCTAAAGTCTATCCGATCCTGGATCTGGAAGCACCACACCTCGGTGAGAAAGGTAACAACTTCGGTATTCGTCTCTGGGCACCGACTACTCTAGACTCTTATCCGATCAAGACCAACATCTTTGAAAAAGACAAAGTCTATCCTTTTAGAGCATCTCTCATCTCTAGACTAGATGCTGAGTCTTCTGCTAAAGTCGTAAACAACATCTTTGGTGAGAAACTCGATGATTTCTGTCTGAAGCCTGGCCTTGTTGATAAAGACTACGCTAAAGAACGTTACATCAACGATATCTTGGTTGATAACTACCAAGACCTCAATCCTTCCCAAGGTAATCCGTTAAGATACGGTCCATTTGGTCGTCTGCGCCTTTATGACGACAACGTTGAACGTGTCGCTAAACTGATCCTGGAAGAAGAAGCCAGACAGACCTACACCAATAATGATCTCTTTGCTAAATCTGTAACAGGGGACAGTGAAGACTTCTATCTGGTCAACCTCTTTGGTCTGCAGCAGAAAAATGGTATCCCTTATCAGTGTGCAAGATTTGTCTCTGGTAGTGATGCAGTAAGATTCACCGAAAACACCAACCATTGGTTGGATGGTGCTTCTGATGGTACCATGACCAACGAAGAGTTTGCTAGACTTGTCGCCCAGGAGATGGATCGTTGGGGTGACCCGGATGATGAGTATCAAGACTTCATCCAGTATCCTTGCTCTTACTTCTGGGATAGTGGTTTCCCCTTGGAGACCAAGTACAAGATCGCGAAGTTTATCGCGCATCGTAAAAACACCAACGTTTCTTTGGCGACTTATATCGATGGTGAAAGACCCTTGACTACCAGTGAAGAGTTCTCTCGTCATATCGCGATCATTGAGAACGTACGTATCTTTGCCGATAGTGATTACTTTGCCACTCCTACTTTTAGAGCATCTGTTGTCTCTCGTTCTGGTAAACCATTGCAGTCTACTTACAAGAAACGACTGCCGTGTAACTTCGAGCTTGCGAATATGATCTCTCGTATGGCAGCTGGTACTTCATTCAAATCTACCTATCTCTTCGACAGAGTCCCTTACAACAAGTTTGAACTCTTGGGTAGTGTCGAGTCCCTGTGGGCACCGACTACGATCCGTAACAGAGACTGGGCGATGGGTATGATGTGGCCAGAAAGACTGTCTCAGAATGAAGTATACTTCCCGGCAGGACGTTCTGTCTACAAAGACGATACATCAGTACTCACCTCAGTATTCGCAGGACTTGTTGTTGCTGAATGTCAGACAGTCGGTATGTACTGCCAGAAACAGTTCTCAGGGATCATCGCGACGAAACCTCAGCTGAAAGCACGGGTGGAAGATTATTGCCGTGAGAACTTGAAACAACGCTTCGCTGAGATGGTGCGGATAGAGCCTACTTGTTATTTCACCGATGCTGATAACTCCAGAGGCTACTCTTGGACCTTGCGTATCGCAGTCTGGTTGCCGATGATGCGTACGGTTGAAACGCTTTATGTTGAAGTCCATGACTTGGATTACATCGAAGCAGATAGCCCGGCATTTGTATCTTAATCTAAAGGAGTCTACTCATGGCTAGAAATAGCAACCTCTTCACCCGTCCTGCCAAAGCTCTAGATGGTCCTGATGCAGGTCGTCCGCGTAAGGATGGATACAACGACATGTATGCTACCGGCGTCAACCGCCGGGTAGCAGATCTGCGTTATGGTGGTCAGTTTGGTTATTCTCCTGACTTCACCACCTGGGTCAACGCCCACCCTTACGTCTCCCGTAACCTCATCCCTATCCTGATCGAAGCACCACTGGCGATGAAAGCATTGCCGAACGCTGACCACTGGATCGCAGCATTACGTTCCTTGATAGAGACCAAACCTTTATCTATCCAAGGCTTAAATGCTACCTTGCGTGTACAGACCACAGAAACACCTTTTGGTGGTAGTGGTCAGCAGTTTGAAGTATTTACCAACGTCACTGAAGAGAAACCGAACATCCAGTTCACTTGGGCTGAGACTGTCGGTATCTCTATCTATCGTTTCTGGAGTGCTTATATCAGATACTTCATGATGGATCCGAACACCAAGTTCGCGACCATCAACACCATCCCAGGCTCACGTCTCAATGACCTGATGGCAGACCAATATAGTTTCACCACGCTCTTCATTGAGCCTGATGAGATCCATGGCTCTGTCAACCAAGCATGGCTGGTCACCAACATGTTCCCGAAAGGTACTGGTGATAACACTGCCAAACGTGATAAAGCGAATGACTTGGAAAGACGAGATGTCAACATCGAGTTTACAGGTATCGCTCAGTATGGTGCAGGTGTGGATGATTTTGCACAAACCATCCTCTCTGAGATCGATATCATCGGTGCAGATCCTCATGGTCGTGAAGCCTTCATGCAAGAGATCTCTGGTTATGTCCGAGATCTCCGTGGTCAGGGATATGAGTCTTCTGCTGAAGATATCAACCCGATCAACCGTATCCGTAACCCCAAGGCTAACGGGTAAAACGAAATAAAAAACGTCATAGATCCCCTAGTAGACCTATCATGGTCTACTAGGGGTATATGCCGTCTAGGCTATCTTAAGCATTATCTCATCAAGGTTTCACATCACCAAGATTCATCTCTAAGGGTTCATACTTAGGCTTGACCATAGTGGTGATGCGATGTTTGATAGATTTTAATGTCTCTAACTGTTCATCTGTCTTGTATCGTGGTACCATGCTATCCATGATCGCATATCTTGCGATATTGCGATGTTCGATATCTTTATCATTCTCTACAATAACACAGAGCTCATCTTGGATAGCATCTACTTGGTAGCTGTAGTTGTTCATCTCTGAGGCATGCTTCACGACTTCTAGCAAAGTCGATGTTGCTTTTTCGATATCTTTCTCTCTCACTAAGAAAGTGAAATAGATGTTGTAGTAATCATCAGTCGCAGACTCCATGGTGATCGTTGCTGTATAGCTTCTGATATCTATTCTTTTGGTAGTATTGATCTCTGATAAGAACTTGTGGTATAAGAATCTGTCTTTTAACGCCGTAAGTGGTAATGCACAGGTGAGTCTTATCGCGCTATAGCCTTTGGCATTAGCAGCGGTTTCTTCATTACGCAGAGCTTGCATGAGATCTTCATCATTGTCAAGATCATTGATGGTGTTGATCCCTGTACCTAAGAGTGAGGTATAGATGGACTTCAACTCTAAGATCGGGATGATGGATTGGTGTTGACCGAGACGATTTAACATGAGAGTACCTCTTTTAGATGTAGGTTTGGTAGGGGATGACTTGGTAGGACAGTTTTTTGTCGTAGTACTGTTCTTTCTTCGCAGACTGATAGTGCATGTGTTGGATGATATCTTCACAGGAGAAGAAGTAGAAGAAAGGGTTAGTGTCTTTCAACGGTCTTAATCGTCCTATGGTCTGCTTGTTAGACTGGGTGGATGATAAGGCTACTGTCAGTATGTTTAAAAAGAGTCCTGGGATGTCGTGTGCAGTAGATGCTGATCCAGGGGTCGTGACTCTGATATCAGGATCCATGAGGTTGGTATAAGGGTCTTCCGAGACATATCTTCTTACATCCAGATCAGGATAGCATTCCTGCAGATACTTCGTCATCTCTGTAGCCATAGCGACAGTGGATACGAAGATGATCGTTTTACGTCCTTTCTCGTAGTTGGGGATATAGGTTTCATCGATCACGGATTTGACCATATCGAAGTATCTTTCAGTAGTGGGTTTATGTTTTAAGATAGATCCTTCAAAGGCAGTATGACTGTAGCCTTGAGCAGATTCATAACGGATATATCTAGGATCTCTGAGTTTATAGACCAGAGATCTGATATGGATATATGGCTGATGGGTATCTGGTTTAAATCTCTGGTCTAGTGGGTAGACGAGATTACTCATCTTCTTCAAGAAGGGGTCATCAGGAGTTAATGTCGCAGTAGTCGTTAAACTCATCTCGACATTGGTGTATAAGAAGAGCTTAAACAAGAAGTGAAACTCTTGGTGTCCTTCATCGATCATGAGACATCTGGTTTTCAGTAAGTCGATATACTCATACGGACGATACGGATAGATCTTATCAAAAGTCTCAAGATCAAAGTTCTCATACTGACTGATATAGCTTCTAAAAGTCGCTGTAGAGATGAGTACTGCTTTGTAGAGATAGAGCTTATCGCACTCGATGATCTTGAAAAGCTTCATCAAAGAGCTGTGTCCTTTGACGATATAGACTTCTTCAGGAAGGATTGAGGTATTCTGGGTGAGATCTAGATACCATTTGTCAATATACCCTGCTCTGATCATCATCACGAATCTACTTTGTAATAATGCTCCTACTTTCATCGATACTAGAGATTTCCCTTCCCCTGTTTTAAGTTCTACGATCTTAGCAGGATATTTCATTGGTTCCAAAGCATACTCAATAGCACCTTCTTGGATCTCTTTCAAGATGAACTTAGGATCGATATCATATTCGACTTTGTCGTATTGACTCGTGTCTACGGGATGATCTTCGATCGTTATTTTATCACCATAGTAGCCGTAGCTTCTTAGATGATCTAAGAAGGATGGAAGTTGATTGATGTGCAGTCTAAATATCTGTTTGTTGAAGTCCATCGCGAAGTATCTAGCTTTGACTTCTCTCACGAACTTCCCTCTTTCTTTACGATATCCATAGTGAAGGTTTAGTTTCAGGTATCCATTCATGATTCCCCGGATAGGGGTGTTTTGATAATGATCTGGTAGAGTAATCGTGAAATGGTGGGAGTAAGTGTCGATTTTTAACATCGTCATCCTCTTTTATATAAAAAGACATAGTGTTGTGGTATCGTAAAAATAAAAGACGTCATAGGTGGCATCCTGATGTACCAATAATGGTACATCAGGGATGTATGCTGCGTAGCGGTTATTTAAGATGATCTTTACAGAAAAGAGATTTGATCTTATCCCGTAGTCTCTTCCAGAGACTCGGTCTACCCTGCATGGCTTGGATATAGATATCACCATCGTGTTTCACGTAGACGCCTTTACGAGAAGGCGTCGTGTCTTTATGGGTATTTGGGTCTTCTTGCATAGATGTCTCCTGTATATCGGGGTCTAAAGTGTAGGCGTCATCTCTTCATGCCGATAGGATCGACAACGGAGAGTCTAGACGGCATAAAAAACCTTACCTAGGTCACCCTAGGTAAGGAGTATAAACAAAGGAAATACAAATGGCGATGGCTGTGATGTCAAAGATGTTCATGACCTAGGGTAACCCGCCCAAAAACATGATCATCCTGATGTAGAGCACCACAGCCATCATAAATCAGCAGAGTAGCCACAGCACCTGTTCAGGGAGTACGCCACTTGCACTTGGAGGTATGGAAGCATGCGACAAGTGCCATGGCTACATATATTTACTTAATTTCCGTAGATTCTATATTTCATCACTTCTCTAGGCAACAGCATATAGTCAAAGAGATGGTCAAGTCTATTGGTATTGGTGAAGGATAAGGGGTTCGTTAACACCTTATCCTGCGTCTGAAATGCCATATAAGGACCCAATGACCGATGAGTCATGGTCTCTAGCATCACCCCTACCCCTGAGTCTGTCCAAGGCTTAGGCATGGAATAATCACCATCTTTAGCAGAGACGATCATCGCAGAATACGCAATGCCAATCAATACTGACAAAGGTAGATTCATCTTGATCGCAATGTAGTCTGTCAACTCCTTGATAAAGTCTATCGGTGAAGTCTGATCCCGTTGGTTCTTGAGTTTCACCCTGGATTCTAATATCCCTTCGATGCCTTTGGAGTAGTTTACAGTAGAGAACTGTTTCTCTGGACAGATGAAGATCGGATCTTCATCGTTCCAGTCTACCAGAGGTATCTCATAATCCCCTTTACTGTCGATGTTCAAATGACCATTACGGATATATTTCAGTAGTGCACGTGAACCATGAGCATGACGAGATTGATACTCAAGTCTTACCAGCTCTGTTTTCAGTAATGGATCTGCTTTGTTAGTACGATCCATATACGTCATCTTCACCTGACGGATATCGGTTGCTCTGAAGATCGAGATCTTATCGAGATCGACGATGTTTTGGATCTTGGTGATCGATAGCATCGACCTAGACGGGATAGTGAGCTTCAGCTCTTCTTTCTCCAAGTAAGGGGAGAGTTTATAGCCTTGCTTATCATCAGTCAAAGTGAAGAACTTGATCTGGTTGCCTGAGATCATCAATGAGGAAGCAACTGCTGACTGGATGACGTGTTTGGTAGACAATACGTTCTGTGAGTTTTGGGATGCTAATGTCACACCGACTTGTTGACCGATGTTGGTACCATGGATGATGTTTCTTGAGAGCCCTCCAAAACAAGTCGCGCACGCTCCATTGGGGTCTGGATGGACACAACCAATGATGGTACGGATCTTAAGTACCTGTCCGATAAGATCGGTTTCATTACCGTTGATCATCACCAGTTTCTTGGTCTGATCATCCAGATAGTAGACCCCTGTCATCGAGCGGATATCCTGAATATTACGCACCTCCCAGGGGAGATAGTGCTTACTACCACAATCCCCTCTGTGGATGGTGGCAAAGTTCATGCCGATGAGCTGAGCTTTACGAGAGAAATACTCTACTTTAGATAAGTGAGACTTACTAAAGTGTAGTGCCATAGATGCTGATCTTGACTCAGTAAGACTGTCGTAGAAATCCACAAATCCTTCACAGAAACCTTTCTTGATCGGCTCTGGGAAGATATAGTCATCGATATCTTTCGGATACCCATAAGGACCGATACATTGCAGTAGCTGAGAGTCTTTCACCAAACCTGATCTTAGAAGAGATGCTGTGTTGTTATCCTTAAGATCAGGATCATTTAGAATCGTATCTAATACCTGTCGATGGATCTCTTGGATGCCTTTTTGACTGTAGTTACCATTAGCACGGATAGATTTGACTTTGGGATGATTGATGATATCGGTGATATCTGTGATATCAACCGATGTCACATAGCGAGATGCTAATGTAGAGACGTTGTTGTAGTAAAGATTGGTTGCATCATAACCAATCTTTAACATCTTCAGTTTGTCTTCTGTGTGATCGATATCATTCACTTTACTCGTGTCATAGCACTGATACCAGTCATCGACGATAGAGGATAGCAATGAAAGATGAGTCTTGTTCTTAAGTCTTTTCCCTTTTAAGTGAGGGTGAAGATGATGCTTGACCTTCAGTGGGAGTTTTTTATACTTACGGTGATACTCCCAGAAGTAAGAAGAGATGATGGTTTCTTTAGCATTAGTTTGGATCTCCCCATCATCCATGACCAGAGTGAAATCTCCAGTGATCTCATGGGGCAATTCTTGTGGTGGGATCGCGAGTAGTTTACGGGCAGAGAGTCGCATGGGTACAACCTTATATATCGATATCTGATAGCATCCTAGGTACACCGATAGTGGTGTACCTAGGACATATGACGTGCACTGTAAAGATCAAGAGGACTGAAGATCTCTGATGTCTGTATCAGGAGACAAAAACACATCTGTGTGTGCTGGCACCTGAGTAGACGGATCAAAAGGTTTATAAGCAAGCTCATAGCCAGCAGAGTTCATGATGTGGGTCGTGAGCTGTAGAGGTTTACTGTATCCAAGAGGATAGACCTCACGATCGACGATACTGTCGATATCGGTGGGTTTATCAGCATTTAAGATATTCTTCACGATCGCTTTACGGGTGGATAATGCATTACTGCGATCATGCATCTCTATCGCAAAATCCCCTCCTGCGTATGCTGCTACCACTCGTATCTCGGATTCTCCTAATACTCGAGTAGCTTGTTGTTTCGTCGGTGAGGCATGTTTATCTTTAGGTGCCGTGAAGCTGATGATACCATTGTGCTGAGTCTTGGATGTGGCTATAGAAGACCAATCATTACCGATCTTCTCTAAAAGCATCATGTAGACAGACCCTATTCTGATCTTGTCAACAGACTCAGTGATGTTACCATTCTCATCGGTAAACTGGACTTTATCAAAGCAAGACGGATATTCACGATTAAGATCATCCACCATACTGACGAGATCACGTTCAGTCTCTGTGGGGTGATAGTCGATGATACATTCTGCTAAGCAGTCTACGAGATAATTAAACTGCTTCTCAGGCGTTAAACTACGCATCCATTCACCTTGCTTAGGAGAGACAAGATCATGATAACGATTAAGACGCTGTAAAGCATGACTCAAGTGTTGATGATGATCTCTTATTTTACTTCTGATGGTGCTTACTGAGTCTCCTCTTTGGATACCAAAATACCCCATGAGTTCATTTTCAAGATCATACTTGATCGAGTTGAGATATTGTTCATAGAGGCGACCATTGTTCATGCGGTTGAATGTAGCTGCTCCATCGGTGATGACGTCTGCACGAAGACCATTCTTCGCGACAGGCATCTCATGGGGCTCGAAGACATGTGTGATTACTGATTTTCCCATTGATTCTTCAGTATCGGTCGTTAATCGATACCCGTCTTATCCATGTCAGATAAGACCGCTGCATGTCACCATGCAGATGAGACTATATCACGATCTTTTACGTTATTTAATCTAAGTAACGTAGACAGACCCCTCCCATTTCCCAGTCACTTGACCAGTACTCCCTCCACGGGATAGTCGTTGAACGTTCTTCTATGAAGAGAAGCTTCGCTGCTGATTGTCTTAGTTATATCAAACTAAGGGTTTCCAGCAATTAGAGAGGTTTTTCGACAAGTATTTCTACCTGAAGCGGCAGTTATTTTTTACCGTGGATATCAGTAAACTTAGATCCGATGTTAGGGGTGATGACGTATTCTACTACAAACTCTGCCCGCCATTCATCAACGGGTACTGTCTTGTACGTCAGTTGCAGGTTGGTCTTCACACCAGAGATACCTTTATTCAGGATAGCCATCGTCTCGACGATATATCTCTGTAACTCAGGCGTGATTCTTAAATGTTCCCCTCGCTCTTGCTTGAGTTTAAAGTACTCATTCAACACCTGACTTCTAAACTCAATCATGGCATCACGATACCGTATAGGTTGCACCATCATCTCGTCACAGATAGTCTCCCCTTTGTTAGGAGGTTGATGATAGATCTTGATATCAACGACTCTTCCACATTCCCCTTGGACATAAGTGGCTTTGTCGAAGATAGGATCTAAGGTTTGTAGAGCTTTGATGGATTGATCTATAGCGAGTAGATTAGGATCGTATTCTCGTAGTGCCATCAACAAACCTTTGTGGTGACCATTAGGGTGGACATATTCGCCGATATCAGGGAAAGGTTTGTAGTTCTCATCATCACCGTAGAGATTTAAAGGATAGTTATTCTTACCCCATTCCACGACTCTTTTTTCGTATATCCTGAAGTTAAACCTTGATAGTACATCTCTAGATATCCCCATCCCGTCTTCTGAGACGCATGGATGGGTCATGTATGCGACATTAAGTTCTGCGCCATAGTTGTACTCACCATGAGATCCTTTACAAGGACTGTCCAAGAATATCGTATCTTTGGCTATCGATGCTCCTGTCTGGATCATCTCAGCCCCAGGACATCTTTTATATTCATAGCCAAACTCAGGATGTAAACTCTGGTATCTTTCTAAAGTCACCATACCGATGACGCCATCTTCACTCTCGTATAAGAACAAAGTCTCTGGATTTAATTTGAAACCATCTTTGATATAGTCATTCTCAGGGTAACGATGGATCACTTTCAGGATACGACCATTCTCAGGCATCTTGACATGGAAAGTATATTTACCATACTCCATCTCCATCCCTGTCTGGATCTTCTTTACTGTAGGACAAGCGATCACTAATCTCTGGCTGATGTGGGATGAGAACATCTGCTTACGAGAAGCAGAGTTCGTGTTCTCAAAAGGGTTAAGACTTAACACCCCTTGTAGTTCACGATAGATACGATTGGGTTTACTGGTGCTCATGGGTTATATGACTCCTTTAAATTTATAAAAAGAGAGTATGAGACAGGCCAAACTGTCCACTCTAGTAGTATATTAAATACCTAAAATAATATTCATCACAGGTACATGACCATGAATGAAACTTACCAACCTAAGATCACCTTAAGTGATCTACAGGATGATTTTGATTACACTGATGATGATTTCAAAGTTGTCCTGGAGAACCATCTTCCCAGGTTGAAGACTCTTTGTTATACGGTAAAGATCGCCCCTGCTGAGGCGTATAAGTACGACTACGACTTCTACAATCTGTTAAGGTATAAAAACATCGATTATAGACTCCATTGGATCACTTTGCGTTGTAATGATCGTCTAGATCCTTACAGCAAGTGTAGTGAATTAAAAGCGATACTGGTACCTCCGATGGAAGAGATCCAAAGACTATTGCTCTACCATCGTTCTATGAAAGCATTGAACGACGAATAGTCGTTCCTCATCTACGATGAGTAAGCATATAAGATATTTTTCCATAGGTGAAAAATATCTATACGTCATATCACCCTAGTAGACCTATCATGGTCTACTAGGGATTTATGCCGTCTACTGCGGGGTATTAGTCCCAAAATGAGAGTTTACGAACATCTTGGGATACTAATCCCAAAACGGTGCATCTGTATCGATATCTGTTGTCACTGCGTGAGACATGTCTGTTGTCACTACAGGAGGCTTCTCTTCCTGAGCTGATGTAGCTATAGCAGGAGTAGGATCAGGAGACTTTGCTGTATCTACAGTTGTATTTGTATCTTCTACAACCGTATTGGTCAAAGACGTGCTAGTATCTTTATCTTCTTTATCTTTCTTAGAGGACTTCTTCTCTGTCTTATCACTCTTATCACTAATAAAAGCACGACTGATGACCTCACTAAAACCAAGTCCTTTGATCTTACCTTTAAGCAGTGCTGACCATTCATGTATCGCGGAGAGGGCTTCATCGCTATCCTTGATACCAGTGACTACAAAATCACTGTCTCTGATGATCATCTTCGTGTTGTTCTCATTCAGGTAGCACTCGTAAGCCATAAGGCAAGATCCTTCGATATTGGGATCTATCACCAAGATCGCAAAATCATAGTCGTTGTCATCGTAGTAGCTCGCATCATCGGTGATCCTGGTCTTCACTAACATCGTGAAATCATCTCTCCAAGAGAGATAGTTATTCAAATATCCATCTCTTTCATCTTTAGTGATACAAGCAAAATGGTCCTTAAGACGAGACGAGATCTCAGAAAAAGGCTTGATCTCTGCTTTAGGGAGATCAAGGTTCATTTTAGTTGGGATATCAATCCCAATACCAGTCAACTTAAGCAAATGTACCAATGCACGATAAGCAGGATCTACACAGAAGATCCTTCTTGTAAATAACGTCTTGTTCTCGTAGACACACTTGATGGTGTTGTAGGTCTCATCAAAGGTGTATTCTAACTCAGTAGTTCTATAAACACCATATCCTGTCCTTAAGATCCATTTAGCATCGATGTTTTCCCCAGTGATCGTCTCTATCGATACAGAGCTCTGTCCATATACCGGATGGTCTACTTGGAAGAGGTAGTGGTGATGGATGGTCTCTCCTTGATAGGGATCACTTTTCTTATTGATGCCAAGATCAGAGATATCGTGGATAGTGCTGTCTTTTAAGTAATCATAGATCGCGGTCGTTGACGGCATCTTGAGATGACGATAGCTTTTGGTAGTAGGGATGCATTTAAAACTTTGGTACATGTGGTATACTCCTTTCAGATAAACTTCAGAAAGATGATCAGTCAAGTAAAGAAATCATAAACGGCATAGATCCTCAGTAGTACCTGATGTGGTACTACTGAGGTAATCTGATTTATAACTTCACATCTTTGGCATCCATGACGTGGAGAGAACGATCACAGTAGCCTGCTTCATTGATCAGTCCTCCAGCAACGCCTTTGCTACCCAGATAGGAGAGTAGCTCTCTTAAAGAAGGATCTTCACCACCTGCATAATGCTCATCTTTCCTGATATCAAAATACTTGTCTCTTACCCGATAACTCCCATGACGATCCATGATCTCGATCACTTGCTCTTCCATCCCAGCGAAGTATCTTGGCGTATAGATCGTCACCAGTGGATCTGCCCCTGTATATAAACCTGGGTTAAAACCATCAGTACAGCGGATACGAAAATCATAGCGCTGTCCACCACCTTGCAGACTTAAGATGGTGGTGACAAAACCATACTCACAAGACTCAACATACATCGTCGTGTTGGTATAGCTTTTCATCCGAGTAGTTAAGAGATCCAGATCAAAAAACTCATACTTCAGATGTTTCTCTTCCCGTTCGATGGTACGGTTGGTAGTATCGTCACCGATCTTTGTTGATGGACGTTCATAGGTGATCAAAGGGATCTTGCGTTCACCGAAGGCTCTGATTCGGGCTAAAAGATGGATCAGTCCAATAAACTCTTCTTCAGCACGACTGGGGTTGTGGACCAGTTTATCGCCACAGTCTGTCTCATAGCACCAACACTGTCCTTCACGAGTGGTGATGAAGTAAGACTGACGTAGGTCTGATAAAGAACCCCAAGGAAAGACTATCGCAAAGAAATGTTCTCCTTTAAATGACTTTCCTGTAGTTTCCCCAGTAGGATCAGTGTAGCTACTCAGATACTGTTCTTTCCTGGTGTGAAGTTCGATGATGATCTCTTTCTGATCTTTCATCAGTGCTTTGATGGTGTATTTGTCATAGGGGATCTTCTTATTACCACTCATGGTGTCAAAAGGACCTACGATATTTAACCGTTCTGATTGGTAGATGGTATCATGGATTAGGTCGTGTAATCCTCGATAAGAATAGAACTTATTTTGGAAATTTGCTCTAGGGTCTTTAAAATGTTGGTACATCATAGGTTCATCAGTCTGTAAATAAAAACTATAAGAAGTACTGTAATTACAGTGTTTTTAAGAGAATTTATTAAAAATGAAGAATTGATAGGATAAATAATATTCCTATACTTCTTCGTAATAAACTCCTCTCAAATATCTCAAGAGATAGAGAGAGCGAGTGAAAAAAAGATCTGAGAGATCGATCCAGTTGAGTAGAGCAATCAATCGACCGATCTGAAGGAACGAGCTATCGACCGAACGATTTGATTTGAGAGAGCGATCTATTCAAACGACCAAGTGATCTGAACGACTGATCAAGCGATGCTAGTCGAGAGAGTCTAGCAATTCGAGTTGAGCGAGTTGAGCTGAGCTGATTCAAGTGAGTTGATTTGAGTAGAGATGACAGAGTTGAGTTGAGAACAATTAATCATCAGTGGACCATAGGTCCACTGATGTAAAGACACTAAAGATACCTTGTTCTTCAGAACCATGCATATCTCCGATATGGAGTGAATGGTTCTGAAAGAACTGACGGTATCAGGGGTAAGTATTGTTTTTGCTTACAGCATCCAAGAGGTCACGCTCACGCTTAGACCTAAGTTAGATTGTTGCCGTCTGGCGGGCGGTGGCGAGACAGACGGATATATGGGATGATGAGAATGTCATATATGCCTCTAGAGAGCTCTGTATGGCTCTCTGAGACGATATCTTGGTTTACCCTAATAAAGTATATTACTTTTATAGTAGAATGCCTTAGAATGGCATTTGAGAGGGTTTTAGAAAAGGGTAGTGAAAATAGATGGTGATATCTCTTGTAGAAAATAAGAAATTCTTGTAAATACTCGTAGAAAATTCTCATGATAGACCATATATGAGTAGTAGATGATGAAAAAGAATAAGCGCCATACGTCCTTACTAGTACCCGCTATAGGTACTAGTAAGGATAGAGGGTGTTATGACGTCTATATAAGGTCACTTCATCTTAGTTACATCTCTCTCAGATGAGGGTTGATGATAAGCGAGATAGTCTATCAAGTAGCCTAAGAGATCTTTGAGTTTAGGCAGATACTCGATGATCCCGTCTTCGACGATGAGGTCATCGAAGTTTACCGTGTCTTTGTCAGTGATAAAAAGGATGGTGTTGGAATAACTTTTAGCGACATCTAAGTCTTGGTTGTTGACCCTTAAGAGATAGCTATCCTGATAAGTGTTAGCGCGGCGATAACGTCGCATATAGGTGATCTTGGTCAAGAAAGTGTTATTACTACCGTATTTGACGTGATTTTCTTTGAGATCACTTTTGAAATTGGTGATGTACTTGGAAAGTCCTTGGAAGAGTGCAGTATGTGCGAAGGTTAAGATATCAAAAGTACGGTTACGTAAGGTATCGCAAGCGTGAGCATCTTTGGCATAGGTAGTGTTTAGACGATTGAGGGATGCTTCTAGATGCTCTAAGAAGGCATCTTTGGGGAGTTGATTTAAGTGATCTTGGATGAGATCTTTGAAAGTGATCATGGTAGACATGGGTGATTATCCTTATTTAGTTTTAAGAGATTTAAGGGAAAGACTGTTTTTACGGTATTGATAAGAGGTGTTCAGATAGGTGAAGATCTCCTTGATGATCGTGGTTAAGTCATGGATGAAGATATCAATATCTGTCTGACGGGAGAGATCTTTGATCTTGTTGTCGAAGAGGAAGATGAGTTCTTGTTTGGTTTCATTGATCTTGACGATGGTCTCCTTTCTGCCTAAGGCGATGATGGTGTATGTGCTATCGATGATATTGTTATTATCGTCGAAGTGGTTAGTGAGGATGAAACAGGGTAGATCTTTGAGAGTGATCGTATTGTCGATATAGCTCGGATCGTCTACATGGATGTTAGATAGAGGTGGGATAGGAAACTGATCGTTGTTCAGCATCTGTACCGTAGGATAGAAGATCGCCTTTCTTAAGGGATCTTCACCTAGCGAGGAGAGATACTTGGTGTTTTCCTTTGTGAGTTTATCGATGGTTTCTTCGACATGTTTTAGATAAGAACGCGTGGTGTATCTCTCAAGAAGGGATATATCGACCATCTCTTTGATATACCGCTTATTTACTTGGATGTTTTTGAGCTCATCTCCCTGGTGAGATGGAGTATGTTCGGTAGATGGGGCTTGAGGGATATTTAAAAGACCAAAGATCGTATCAGTGACATGGGTGAAGCGATCATTGGAGATAGACAAGAGTCTTTGCTTGATCTGATCGATGAGAATTAGTCTATCGAGATGAGTAGCCATGATTAGGATTCTCCTATTTAAGTAAAAAATGATTGATATGGTCTCTAGAGAGCTCTATAAGAGGATATCTCATTAGTACTGGTATACTACTATGGATATAGAGAGATCGTGTCTTACAGAGCCATTTAGAGAGGATTGTTGATTTAGAACATAGACGGCATATACCCTACCCAGGACTATGTATCCTGGGTAGGGATGTATGACGTGTTGTCTTAGTTAGATTCAGATACCATTAGGTCTGTTAGGATAGGTAGGACCAGGATAGTATCCACCTCCCCCCATCATCGGTGCGGTAGGATAGAAGTTATTCCCCATCGGTGCCATCGGTCCCATAGGAGGCATAGGAGGTGTACCTACATAGTTCATCGGTGCAGATTCACCGCGTTGAAAAGCAGAGATACGACCATTTAACTGTGGATAAGCCTGATAGCCATAGTTCTGTGGATAAGGAAACATCGGTGGCATCATCGGAGTCATCGGTTGTTGCTGCCCAAAGACTTCAGAGAGATTGATCCCATTACCACTAGAAGAGGAAGATGGTTGCGGTGACTGAGTGACCGGTTGGATGTTTGACCAGCGGTCTTCCTTAGCAGGCTGAGGTTGCTGATAAGGATTTACTGTCTCTGTTGGGGTGGAGAGTACAGGAGGTGTGCTCTCTTGACGAACATGCAATGACTTCTGTTCAGGTTCATCATTGCCGGGCAGTGGTGGGATAAGTTTGATCTCAGGTAACAGGTTATCCAGATGCTCAAATGCCACCATGTGATCATCTTTGAAATAGAAGAACTCATGGAGTGCTGCACGCTCTTCTTCAGGGATGTATTTACTATCCTTGAAGAGGATATCGGTCGTCTTATTCAAGACTTTACCGATCTTATCTGTTATTCTAATCAAGGATTCTGCAAATGGAGCTATAGATGCATTCACACCAAGTTGCCATTCATTACGATCTTGGATACCTGGGATGATGTATTCCAGGAGGTTCTGATAGACCTTAAAGTCTGCTTTTCTAAGCTTCACCCCATGGAACTCTTTCTCAGCTTCTAAGAGATCATTGTAGAAGGGGAAATTGATTACAGCGACACAAGAGTAAGCATTATCCCCAATCTTACCCAGTTTCTTCAAGTAGATCGAGGTGAAAGAAGATCTCGTGTTTACGGGAGAGACCACTTGCATGATCTTCTCAAAGTTCTTGATAGTAGTCTCATTAGCCTCATTAGCAGCACCGATGAGCTGCATCTGTTTGGATTTAAGTCCTTTGTGATGTGCTGGAGACAAAGCAAACTTCATCGTCTCTTCCATGAGGCCTCGGATGACGATGTTTAAGCGATAAGAGATCGCTTGTCGTAAGTACTCAACGATTTTAGATTCTCCGCGAACAACATTCTCCTTTAAAGGATGGAATGCGATACGAGAAGCCCAGCCACCAGGGGCTGAGAGTTGTTCATTGGTAGGAAGGACCAGTCTTTTTGAGACTGGTTCATCGTGTTCCATGACTTCGATGACAGCAGGGACTTTGTCACCAGAGAGGATCGTAGATACGAGTCCTTGATCATCGACCACAAAGCCTGCGGTATTTAAGATCGATTCATAGACGGAAAGTAGGTTCATGGATAAGACTCCTATAGAAGGGGATTATTGATAAAGACTGTTTACGATAGATGATGCTGATCCTGGATCATAAACACTGTTGGGAGTAGCGTTGATATGGTTAAAAGAGGTGGATTTACTGCCAAACTTCATATCGAGTGCATCATTGACTACATCCCAGATACCACTCATCCCACGAGAGAGCTTATCGAGATCTGAGTAGTCTGTCGTCAATGTCGGTAAGAACACACTGGAGGCAAAAGTCGGGATGATGTATGGAACCATAGGACCACCATTGAAAGAGATCTGTACCATAGTGGATCCCATCAACTCACAGGCGACACTTAAGGTGTAGACCTGTTGGTTTTGCATAGACACTACTGGGATCAACTCTTGATTGATACGAGAGGTGATCGCTGGTAGATAAGGGGTAAGATCCATCGCTGTTGAGAAAGACTGCGCTGACTCTATCAGTGTAGTCGTCTGACCACCGATATTGCTGTTGGTTGAGGAGAAACTCAGGGATGTGATACCGTAATCTAGCATCAAAGATGGTAAGATGTTACTGATATTGACTGCCATGATGGTTTCATAGTTCGCACCAGCGACATGGTTCATCCCCATGATGTCGATATTACTATTCATCTGGTTTCTCTTCAAGACCTTGGTGACTTCATCTAAGACTACATTGGGATCTATCGACTGTAGTTCTTGCCAGGTGAAGTGGGTTCTATTAGGATCTCCTGTAAAAGAACCTAGAAGGGCGATGAACTTATCGTTCGTGAATGAATGTTCATGTACTCTGCCTCGGACTTCACCAAAAGCATCTCTTGTCGCAAGTCCACCATATCCTACAGAGCTATCGAGACCGACTTCACGGAAGGTGTTTAGCATCTTACCTGTATAGCGTAAAGAGTTAGCATTGCTGATGTTAGAAAGAGAAGGATACTGTCTTACAGATGTCGCACCATCCCAGATCGCATCATGGTTATCCCAAGTTTTCGTCATCATGTTCGATGCGACATTCATGGGAGACATGTTAAAGATCTGACCTGATTGATCTCCCATACCAAAAGTAGAGATGGGATTGTTGGCAGACTCGATATGGTAGTTGAAAGACCTACCATAGCGACCTTCTTGAGATACGATATTGATCGGGATTAAAGAGTTGATATAAAAATCCATGTGGGGATCTAGGAAAGCACGACCATTTTGGTCGATATATCCAAGATGATCCGTGTAGCCTGAGATGATCTCTGAGGTAGTGGCAAAGGAGTTCTCCCAGACGACCTCCATCAGGAAACGAAAACGTTTCTCTGACCACCCATTGACAATAGGAGCAATCACAGAAGGAGCTGCCGATGGCATAACGATCTGTGATGAGAATGTCGCTATCGCTGATGTAGGGATATTGGTCTCAGAGGACATCATGATGTTGTTCTGGATGTCATTGATCACATCAGCAGTCGCTGAGACTTGATAAGGTCTGAAATACTGTTCATGATAAGGGATGGTCTCACAGATCAGGAGACGCTTGATGTAATAGCGGGACGAATGGTCTTCAGGGAACATGGGTTATCCTCTTATGTTGAAATATCAAGTACGGGCTATGTCTAAAGCAAGGTCGATCAGTGTCAACCTGAGATCCTCAGAGACACTGTACTCACGACTAATTGATAATGTCTTTTCTTGCAGCCATTTCTCTGGTAATGTCAGATACCAGGTATCTTGGGTGAACATCTCCTCTAGTGCAGTGGCTGCGATCTGCACAGACTTGATGGGTTTACTCTTCTTACTACCAGAGCTTTTACGGTAGTAAGGATAGACTTCATCGATCTTATCCGATAGATCTTTGACGACACGGTTTCTTTTGTCAGTACCGGTGACGATATGGACATCTTCTTTGTCAAATGGCAAAGCTGATACTAATCCTGCAAGATCGTATTTACCTTGATGCCATAGGACTGTTCTTACAGCTACCATGGCGTTGATGATCGCTTCTCTGTCGATGAAGTCGATGATCCTGCAAGGGATGACTTTGTTGATCACCCATTTCAGTAAAGTGATCGGACCATCATCTAGGTCTCCTTTTTGGATTAAGGATTTGGTCGATAAAGACTCCTCGATTAAAGACTCAGGGACGGTAGGATCGATCTTCCAGACGACATTCTTGACATTCTCAAGATAGTGTTCACAGATGACGATGAGATTATCAGTTAGAGACTGTCTTGAGGAATAAGCTTCCAGTAAGGATATCTTGTTATCCTCACCAGCCGTTTGGTTGATCTCACGGTGTTTGATCATGCCATGGAAGTCTTTCTCCATGGCCTGTACACGTTGCTTGATGTACTTGTGGACGATCTTGATTAATGGATGGATCTCAGGATCACCCGAGATATCCCCACAGGCTACTTTCTTAGCGACTACGGATGCAAGCATCCAAGTCGCAAACTCATCTTGACTCATGCCAGATAAGATCACAGACTCGTATTTAGGTAAGAGTCTATCGACAGTGACAGTCACATAGACCTTCAGTCGCTCTAACTCTTTGCTGTGATAGTAGCTACTTCTTTCGATGAGCTTAAAGGTGTAATAGTTACGCCAGTTGTTACCCAGTCTGGTACGAGTCTTCTCGGAATAATCCGCAAATACGGGTGCTAGTATGGTCATCGCTAAAGCTAAACCACATAGCCCCACGTAGTCTTTGCGTAAATACGTCTGATCAGCGGTAGCATAGACCTTATCTGGCAGATCATCAATGGAAGTCTTTAAGACATCAGGGATCGGGATACCAGATTTGATCTCGTACCAGTGCACTAGTCGATCCATCGGAAAGACTTCTGCGATATTCTTGATCTCTTCTTTTAGTTGATGCTCCAGTTCCTTGATATCCAGATAGTCATCCAAGATCTTCCGACAACGAACATAGAAGTCCCAGAGGACTTTCTGTTCGTGTTTGTTTAAGGATTCAGTAAAAGCATCTAGAGTGATAAAGAAGTCCTTACTTTCTAGCTTTATCTTGGTAGTTTTACCTTCGCAATAAAGCTTCAAGTTGTAAAACATCTCTTGGTTATTGTGGGTTAAGATTGCTTTGGAGAGTAGTTTGTCGACATAGATCTTCACAGAGACTCCTATAGAAGCAGTTTTTATGCATGACTCACGTACACGTAAGGTGTAGTGAGCCTAAATATATATTTAATACCTGTAATAAATTTCATCGACGTCACAATAAGTGACGCCTCAGAGAAGGTCATCGATGACGACATAGTCGTCTCAGATAACCTATTAATGATCATTTCTTCCTCAGTCTTACAGACTGATTCAGATAGCCTGCAACATATATCCCCATGAGAGTATCCTTACATCAAAGTAAGGATACTCTCTACTAGGGGTTTATGCCGTGTATACGTGTTATCTACAAATCAAAAACCAAGATCATCATCAAAGCTGCTGTCAAGATCGACATTGCTATTGCTGTTACTACCACTGTTGTTAGAATGGTTATTACCACCACCACGATTCTGGTTAGGGCGATCCTCTTTAGCGACATATTCAGTCGCTGACAGTACTGCAGTGATATAAGTCGCACGATCCAAGTAAGCAGAAGCCATCATCTCAGAGAGATCAGGTTTTAAGAAATCAGAACCATCTTTCTTTCTGAGTTTGGCAAAATCCAGTTGCTCGAACTTAAAGGCGATCTTCGGACGGTTCTGCAGGACGAAGGAGATAAAGATCGTCCCTTCACTATCTCGACCGATGAAGATATCACCGCGAGGTTTAGGACCACCTTTCCAGCCATCTTGACCAAGACCATAGAGCTCTACTTTGTTCGCGTACGCTCCTTCACCACGATGTTTGATGGTGAACTTCAGTAGTGCTAGTACTGAGTACCATTGATCCAGTTCCAGTACTGCTGCCATCTTACCATTTTCGACATCGCCATCGATACCAGTCCAGACGGTAAGTCTGACTTTGTTACCAGCAAAACGTACGTTAAAGTTAGCACGCTTGTTCTGGTCATTTTTGGTAGATAAGTTTAAAGCTTTCTCATCAGTGATGTTCTTACGGTAAGGGGATTTAAACGTTTGTTGACTCATGGATAGACTCCTATAGAGAAAAAGAAGATAAAAAGATCCTTACATGAAGGACCTCCCATAGATCAGGCACTCACGTGAAGAGATCTTCACGTGAGCATCAATCTAGTTTTAGACACACCACTATCGGTGTGTCTAGGATCTATTAAGCATGGCAAACAAAGCCATGAGATCATAGTCGTGGGAATAATCAACAGACTGTTTGATGCGATCACCTGTGGTCGCATAAGTCCAGTGATACTTCTTGGCAAGCTCCAGTACTTTCTCCCTTAATGATTTCTTCATCGGGTGGAACATGACCTGATCCCCAAAGATCTGTAAGAGGTCATACCTGAAGGGAAGTTCTGGTAAAGCATTACCATGATAATATCTCTTATACCACTTATCTTTTTGCTTTAAGTTGCCGGTATGGGATTCCAGCAAGGTTAACTGAGACAGACTACTGGTCACCAAGAGATCATAGTTGATATGTGATAAGAGAAATCCACTACTGGACTCTAACTCAGGAACTGTCGTGTCAACCACAATCATCTTTGTCTCATCTCTAAGATCATCTCCTGCTGGCAGCAATGCTTCTGCTAACAGAAAATCGATCGTCTTTAACATCCTATCGTGTTGGTTTATCTGGATAGGTGTAGTAGGTTCACGAAAACGAGAGAATGGAGAGGTTAACTTGATGCGGTAGTAAGAGTGGAAACACTTGATCAAGATGTTAGGGCTGTAGTTACGGATGACATCTACGAGACCATAATAGTCCTCCAAGACCCCATAAGAGAGGTCTTGGATGGACAGCATATCAGCATTAGATCGTTCCATAGATCCGTATAGGTTACGCCACAGAGTACGGATATTGATCCAGAGCGTATTCATCCGCTCTATTGGGATCTCTTTGTGTTTGGTATCTGGATGGATATTGAACAATGACTCTAGTGCCAAAGAAGTAGCAATAGAGACCGGAAACTGACCCTTCTCACGAGAAAGCATCATTCCGATACGAGAGGAGGTCTTGATCAACATCTCATCCTCCTTCGATTAAGAGTAATGCATCTTCGATCATTTTACTGTCGATTCCTTTGTTTATTAGGCGATCTCTTAGGAGATCTTTGATATTGTTCTCATGGATGACGAGAGGTTGATACTCTTGAAAGATGATCTCTTCTCTCTCAAGGATCTCTTCCTTTCTTTTCTCGATCTTACTGGACCAGCGGTATAGAGGATAACGTTTGATCAAGGTATCGATGTTCTTAAGTACAGGATGATCTGCGTAAGCTTGGATTCTTACATGCTGCATCTCTGGGATAGACTCTAATCTCTCCTCTATATAACGATAACTCTCCTCTACTGAGAGATCCGTGATATCGATCGTGATGTATAACAAAGCATCTTTATTCTCGATGAAGGTGCTCTCCATCTGACCATCAGGATGGATGACAAATCGATAAAATCCCTTAGGCTCCTCTTCACCATGTGCAAGTCTTGAAAAAGATCCTTGGGCAAAGATACGATCGAGAGTGGTGTGCTTATGGACATGACCGATGGTGATGAAGTATTTTACTAACTTCAGATACTCCTCTTCGTTATGCTTAGGTGCACGTGCGACATGTGGCAGTTGATAATGAAACTGCCCATGCATCACAGCGATATCGACTTGCTCTAGACCTTTACTGATCATAAGTCTTTTGACTTGATCTAAAGTGTTATCAGGCTCATCCCACTCATCGGGGATGTATAAGACATGAAGATCATAGCGCTTGATATACTCGATATCAAGCGTGTCAAAATAACCCACATCAGCATGTATGCCAGATAGCGTATTGATCCTGGTAAACCATCTAGATTGTTTCCAGTCATGACTCGGTGTACCTTCTAATACTCTTACTAATACATCTTTCTCTTTTGCCCACTTCAAGATCTCGTAGATGATGATCTCTGCTTCAGCAGACTCTTCTTTAGGGATAGTGGAAAGTCTATCAAAGAAGTCACCTGCGATGATGAAGATATCCGCATCCTCTATAGAGAGGATGTATTTACGGATCTCGTCACAGATCTTCTTCGTAGGAGTCTTTGGGTGAAATAAATGAAAATCTGATCCTGTGTAAATAACGATAGGTTTTTGCATAGCTACTAGTTAATCATCAAACTCTAAGAGATCTTCCAGTCTGTCTGATCTTTCTTCACTGTGATGGATACTGTTTTCATTATCCATGAAGTAACCATAACGCATGAAGATCTCAGCCCATCTCTTGTAGAAATGTTGTTTGATCTCACGTTGCTGGATAGGAAGTCTTCTAGAGAGTTCGAGTTTCATGAGCTGTTTAGCTTCCATGGGTCTTGATTTCTCGATCTCTTTGACATGGTTTAAAGCATCTACAATCTTACTGGAGTAATCTCTGGTCTCGATATACTTAGTTGTGTATATCGGCGGTACGGTGAAGAGTACTTTACCGAAGTTGTCGATGACGTCAACTTCGTTGTCTCTGGTACCTGCGATACGAAACCAGGTAGCAGGTGTGATCCCTTTAGGGAAGTCTTCTGGATCTAGTTTTCCAGCAAAATACGGTAAGAATACTTGCACAAATAAAGGTTCAGGCATACGACCATGAGGAAGACCTGATGTATTTAGATCATCAAAGATCCTATCAAGTTCTTTCTCCATCTGACCTGATTTCATCTCAGCAAGGATTTGTTTGATCTCATTGGGGTCTTGTCCTTCATGAGTAGGAGTGTAGTTTTCTTGCATGGTTAAGGTTCCTTGTGTATCTGTGGTGTTTATATACATGGCATACATCCTCACTAGGACTTTAGGTAGTCCTAGTGAGGTGTTATGGATTTATGACGTTTATTTAGATACCGTAATTCTGGACATTGATGATCTCTTTGAACTTGTTGTACTTGAAATAGACAAACTTGTTCACTTCAAAGACCTGACCATCATCGTGTACACGGATGATCAACTTGATCTTCACCCGTGCACGAGGATCATCCTCTTCTTCAGAGATGTTTATCCCCTCTACTTCAACATGATCAAAGTCTTTTAAGAGATACTCCTTCAAGGAGATCTCAAGATCCTGCACAGCACTATTGGGATCATGGGAATTCCTCGCGATGATCGCATGGATATCTGCGATCTCACCGCGATAGAGATAGGACTGTGGTTCTTCTGCTTCAAAGAACCACGCTAATTTAAAGTCTAGTTTCTGGGCTGTGGTCTTCACCCAGCCTGCTGCTGATAAGGTTGCTAGTGATTTACTCATAGGCAAAGCTCTCTAAGGTCTCATACTTAGAGAGCCAGTGTTTCATCCTAGAGTTTATTGCCATAGAGATCTGTCGGATCTTCTCCTTTAAGGGCGATGTACTTACGTACGATCTCCCAAGTGGATAAGATATCAAACTGTTCTGATGGATAGAGATTGGGCTCATCTGTGTCATCCAGATAGAACTTGGTCCTAAAGACGAGATGTTCACCTTTATCGAGCTCTATCTCATCGCCTTCTGTGTATTCCAAGATACCATTCATGACACGACGATAATCGTAGTGATCTTCTCCTATCTTACCGGGTTCATGATCAACATAGCTACTGCTATAGCCATCACAGAGGTTATTCTGATACAGTGCTCTCACGATAGTATCAGCCATGATGTATCTTTGCATGATAGGTGAGGCTGTCTGCACCTGGACCAGATCTTTTAAATAGTAGATCTGGCTGCTGTCAGATAAGGTATTTGTAGCGTTGAGTAACGCTCTTGCTCTTTGGATCGCTTCACTACCACCGAATTGATAATAGCTTTCATAAGCACGATCGATGAAGGAAGGATCGAAGAATAAAGATCTGTCGATAGACTGGAACTGTTGATCAAGATACTGCAAGGTATTGTAGTTGGGTATACCAAATGCCATCGTCGAGAAGTCTTGATCACCACCTTGGTATACTGCTACCATAGATCACCTCGGTTAAACACTGTATTGATTCATCCTTTTTCTGATATTAGGGTCTACTTCTTTATCATCTCCTAGCCAGTTAGCGATCGTACCAGCGACAGGTTTGGGGAGCTGGACGACATCAGATGCCTCATGGATGGAGTTAAGGTCGAAGATATTGGTTTCTGGGGCTAGTTTTCTTGCTTTGAACTCAGCATTCCTGTCAAGCAACAAAACAAAGTTGATCGCATCACCATCAAAGTCTGCGTTCATGGCAGGACAGATCAAGATAGAGATCGATGTGGTGATGTCCCGTGTGTTGGTTTTCACTTTGGTGATATACACTCTTTGGATCGATCCTCTTCCTAATGATGGATTACGGTTCACGAGACATGGGATCCCTCTAGGTCCTGCTTCTTTGATGAGTTCTTTTAAGATCTTCTCCATCTCAGGATGGTATTCCAGGTTATACTGGTTGATGAAGGTGAAGATCTCATTAGGAGAGTATCCCTTGTGCATGAGTTTAGAAGCAATGTGGTTATATAACACGTTAATAGCCACAGCCCATGGTATATGGATCTCATCATAGCGGTGAGGTCCAGTCAGTGATGATATCACCGTTCTGAAAGAGTAGTCAACACGCGTACCAAAGACGTGTTTTCTAAATATCCCTTCTTTAGGGGACATCAGTTCTTTATAGGTCTGTTTATAGTACTCACTTAAGTTAGTCAGTGCTTTACTGACACGATTCTGCTTGATCCCGACATTGCGATTAGCTTCTTCATCTTCGTCAATTCCTGTTAGTAATCGTATCGCATCTATCGCTGCTGTCAGTGATTTATCGATGTATTTACCATAAGGAGACTCCTCGATCACCAGCAATGACTTATTCGGAACTGGAACATAAGAGCAGAAGATCTTATCTCTGTTCGCATCAATAAGCTCTTTTAAGTTGTTGCCGACATCTTTCTTCTTTAAGACATTGGAGTTGAACAAACACTCCATGTAGTAATCAAAGTTCTCGACAAAAGTGTTGTAGTTACGAGGTCCCCTGCGCCAGGTATTGAACTCTGCGATAAACTCATTGACTTTCTTGGTCCCTTTATGCATGGGAGGCTCACGATAGCCTGTGTCAGTCATGTACTGGATCACTTCAAATGCAGGTTTCTTGTTACCGAGGCTAAATCTTTCTCTTAGCATCAACCATACCTGAGGATTGATTAATGGTGCAACTCCTATAGGCTGCTTGATCCAGACACGGTTCTCAAGATACTCCTCGATGATCTCTTTTACAGGTTCACCACAGTTACCACAGATCTCCCCTAATCTAAATTTACCTTTCTTTTTCCCACACTGACAACTGGGGATGTTGTTATAGACATCTCCGATGGTGGTATACACCGTACTGTTGATCTTCTCCTTCTCATCTGTGGTTCTATTGTTTAAATGGTTGACAATCACGGGATCATGTCCCTTGATATTGGCAAATCTTTCGTCTAAGTTGATCAGTCTAGCATAGATCCCCATAGCAAGTCCTCTGTTTACTATTTAAAAAGTCATGACTTCATAAAAGTCACATAGAGAGTCTCTGTTGTATAAAAATATAGCATGCGTCATACATCCCTACCCAGGACTTAGTATCCTGGGTAGGGTGTATGCCGTCTATTTAGATGCTACGATAGTTGTTCATGGAGAAGCGTGTGTTAAACATGCTTCCACCACCCACATTGTTCATGCTGCGGAAGATACCAGAGCTATCACCAGTAAGCACACTACCATTGATCCAGGTAGCAGTACCACGTTGATAGTTGACATCGTTGAACTGTTGTTGCGGTTGGACATGGTAGCCACATTCAGCGACAGCCATCAAGAGTGCCTTGATGAACTCTGCTTCAAAGTTAACCCGTACAGCATGACCGGTGAAAGTCACGTTGTTCAAGCAAGACTGGATCAACGCACGGCGGTGATGCAGACGTGAAGACAATGCATATCCACTGTTGTAGCTATCAGTGTAAGTTGCGATATCACCACGATCACGTTTACCCAGCATACCACAGACCGCCAAGTAATCAAGATCACGGATGTCTCGACGACCTTCTTTGGACTCGTAGTAACCCAGGAAGATGATGTTATCCGGTGCTGTGACAAAATGACCTTGGCCACCGATGGAGGCATAGATCTTGCTGAAAGCACCATTGGTCAGGATATCTGCACTTTCTTGGATGTGTTTACGTGCATTTACTTTACCGGTAGCTGCTTCAGCAAAGACTTTCAGGTACCAGGAAGATGCACCACAGACAGGGATGTCCAAGGAGATGGCGATACCCGGATAGAACCATTGCTGAATCAATGCACCCATGAATGCCGGGTTAAACTGATCAGGAGAGGTATTGATTTTCTCATACTTCTGATCCCGACGGATGGAGATGTCATAACCGATGTTGCCGATATCATGCATGTCATTCTTGACATTGGGATTGGGCATCAATGCTTGTACCCAGAGGTTGTTCTCTCTGATGAAAGAGGTGTTCACCAAAGCTTGCAAGATACCAGCAGTGGTCTGCATCTTGTAGTTTACCAGAGAGGTGAGTACCAGGTTAGCTTGGTATACTGGTGTCTGACCACCCCAGGCGTTCGGCGTAGACCAAGGCATCGGACCATAGTTCTGGGAAGCATCCATATACAAGAGATCGATGTAGCCTGTACTACGAGTGATCGTCCGAGATTCCGGCACCGTAAAAGTATTTTGGCTCTGGTTGATCGGAGAAGCATCGGTCTGCATGATGATATCGGCACGTACCGGGACACCTGCTTGGTCGATCTCAACATTCTTACCGAAACGTACTGTCTCAGAGAGCTTGCTGCGACCTTTGTGGATGCGATCCAGGTTGAGGTCTTTGAAGTTTTGGTTGGTGTAAGCGAGAGCTGCACCACAAGCAATGATCGCATTACCTGTCGTCATGCGGATGTTTTGCTCATTGGTGAGATCATAACCACGCGGAATCACTTCAGCATCAGCTGAGATGTGAGCACTTGCTTGCGGATAACGTGCTGCAACTACTTTAGCAAGTACTTGCTGCATGGTGTAGTCGTAAGCATCAGAGGTAAGTTGCAGGACTTCTACTTGACGACCGTTGACGTTCTCGTATTTCGGCGGGAACGGTTCAACAGAAGACTCGATCAACAAAGCGTGATAGGCAACAGGTGCTTTATCGTCCTTAGACGGACGTACTGCGATGATGAGAACTGATACCGCCAGATTAGATTGAGATTGGCGGTCTACTGGCAGCATCTCAACGGTCAGCTCCGGAGAGAGGTTGTTATCCCAGTATTCTTGCATGGATTTTTGGAACTGTGTCAACGCAAGACCATTCGGGCTGACGTTGATGTGATATGGCATACAGATACTCAACCAGTCTGTTATTTCGACAGGTTGGTTGTTATCCATGCCAAAAGCTCCTGCCATGGCGTTAGTTTGATCTTGATTGTTGGTTTGCGGATCGACAGTATTGTCAAAGCGCGGTTGAGCATTAGCATTAGCTTGCAGCTGAGATGCTTGGTTTTGATTTTGGTTGTCGTTAGTGCGAACAGCCATCTTAGTACTCCTATTAAGTTAACGTTAAATAAACAGTAGCTACTGTGAGGAATCCTCACATCTGTATAATGTATATCTGGTAATATTTAGGATGTAATTTCTGCATCAACAGAAATACATCCTGAGTATCCATCGAAGATGAAATTTTAGATTACACCTAGATACACAAAAACTACTGTCGGGACATCCCCTGATGAAAAGGGATATAATCCCTCCTATGGTAGACGCTACGATGAGCATCTACCAATGGTGAGGAAACCACCACTATATTATTCTTATCTTTATCGTATAGTTTTCTTCTACCACTGATACATCCATGTTAGATTATTTCAATATCCCTTACAGCAGAGGATCTTCAGAGATCTATATCCCTAAATACAGCTATGTCAAAGGAGAGATCAATACCACATTACAAAGAGAGATCGATTATCATAGAGCACATCCCCTATGGGTACCTTCTAACCATATACTCTCGCAGTACATCTGGACCTGTGATCCATTAATCAGTCAGGATGACTATAGTTACTATACCTGGGTCAGAGACAGTGCGATCTATAAAGCCACAGATTTTGGTATCACGACCAGCTTGAACCAAGGGGTCGTGCATTATGGTGCGTTCTATGGTGGGGATAAGGAGATCATCCTAGGTATCACATCTCCTCTAGAGATCAGTCAAATAAAGTATCATTGGCAAGATCTTACTCCTGTGCAAGTCCTTAGACATCAGTACAACACAGTAGACTATCAACCGATCATCAAGAAAGATGATAACACCTCATCGATCAATGTGGTCTTGATCGATTTCACTAAGCTGTTATTCCAGTATAAGTACTTCAGACAGTACTATCCTGAAGACACGATGATCTCTTTTCTTTATCGTTACCCTTTAACAAACATGTTAAGATCGCATGTCAGGCAATGTGTGTTGAATAACTTCATCTCTAAGGTATTAACACAAGACAGTTATTATACCAGAAAAAGAAATACGATCCGTACAGCTAATCCTTACACTGATCAGTTAAACCAAGTTACGAACATAGCGATAGCTACTTTAGAGAAGCTCTCCTATGACATCGGACATGTCTTGAAGTGCACACCTTTGATCGATGGTACTACTTTACAAGAGCACTGTAAGTATCAATATACTCAGTTGACCAGACAGAACACTTGGGGATATATCTACTCTTCTTTACCTTATCTTAGATATGCACTCCATCTAGATAGCCATCATGTCAACAGCTCTAGTCTACAGAACCTAAAGTCTATCATGCGACGTATGGAGAGTGATAGTGTCTGGAGTCAACCTGTGTTTTCACATGTGAAGAAGAAGATCCTAAGAGAGATCGATGATGTGATCTCTTTTACTTGAGTTTATATAACACACGTCATAGCACCTCACTAGGACTACTAAGGTCCTAGTGAGGGTATATGCCGTCTATTCTTCTATTCTTATCTATACCGTAAACTCATCAGAGAGTAATCTCGTCTGATATTGATTCAATCTGAATACCCCTAAGGTCTCTAAGATGTAGTAGTAGATGTGACAGATATCGATAATCAAAGCTCTTTTATCAATGGTCCTAGTGATGACTTCTGGGATCGGTTGATTAGCGAAGTTATCAACCGGGATATAGAAAGTTGGTAATTTATCTAACTTGTAGTTCTTCACTGCTTCTTTGAAGTAAGACCTTAAAGGCTCTTCTAAGCTTTCTATATAACTCCCAAACTTAGTCTTGTTCGTAAGCCAAGTAGACATCTTGTATGTCATCACAGGGGGGTGCTCCATCTCACCATAGATACGACCAAAAGTATCGTTGTATAAGGAGTAGTACTTGTAGATAGAGTCTTCTCCTAGCTTGTAAGCGCCAGCATCTTTGATGTTTTGGATACGGTAATAAGTACTCTCCCCTTGATCGACACTAGTCATGATCCTTCTCTCAGTATCAGCGATCTCTTTGATGTATTTAAGTACAGAGAGTTTCTCTCCAGATCTGACTGTCTCACAGATCTCTTTCATCATCTCTTGTGCTCTTTTGATGATCGCAGGAGGTGCGTTAGAGGATTTAAGATGTACACCTTTGATCTCCATCTTAGGTTTATCGTAGATGTTGCCTTCTTGATAGGTGATCATGGCGTAGTAGTGCTTGGTGTTCAGAGTTGGAACAAAGATCTCAAACTTAAACTCATTTTTCATCGAGATTAAGAATATTCGATCATTATCCACACCGATGTTTGCTGACATCTGTGCTAACAGATGCTTCAAAGGAGAACCTGATAGAAATACCATCACTGCGAACACCGCATTTGCGGTATCGGTAAAGTCAATATGTCCTAAGAACCAATCCACCCAGTCTTCTGTGGTAAATATCGTGCTGTCAGTATCGCTCATCAAGACCACTTCACGGATACTGTCCTTGAAGTGGGCTACCTGAGTAGGCATGTTGGAAGTACGATAGAAAGCGATAAATAAATCACTGTAGTCATGCAGTACTTCAATGATCTTCACCATGTTAGAAGCCAGTAATAGTCCTAACTCAGACTCTTTAGTCTCTTTCAATGAAGTATCAATACCAATCGTCTCTTTCTTGCAGATCTGACAGGCAAGATAGTAGATTGCTTCAGGGTTTTTATTGATGATCTCGACATGATCTTGTAAATCTCTATCAATCGCATGTTTCTCAGAGAGTCTAGCGATGATGGTTCTGACTAGACCAGGATTGTATTCCTTAAGATGATACATATCTCCGATGTAGACAAATGCTGCGCGTTCCAGTGGAGTCAGTTTGTCTATATACGCTCTGATCAATCCTTCTTTACTTCTGTGACGACCGTATTTACTACTGCATTTTACTATCAGAGCAAAGACTTCTTCTGCAGAAGGATAGTGGATGTTGTATTTCTCCATCACCTGCAACATGAGATCATGGTCAAAATGCGTCGTGATAGAGACAAGATCATTGATGATGATATTTGGACTGTAGTAATGACGATTTCCCCCTAAGAACTTCTCATTGTTGGCATTGGCATAGCCTGATGTGATCCGACAAGTAGATGTCAAAGAAGGATGCATAGTAGGGTTGTAGATCATGGTACTTGGAACTACAGATGCTCCAGAGATTGCGTTATTAGAGATCTTGTCGTTAGCCTGTTCGTTTTTCTTGATGAGATAGTTCATCCTGTCTTTTAACATCTCATACCGAAACATCTCTTTCTTGTTCTTACTACGTGATGCGATGTTAGCTAATGTAAAGTCTACCAAGAATGCTTTTTTCTTCTTCTCAGGATAGTAAGTAGTCAGGGGTGGTGAGATGATCTCATGGTTGACTAATGCATCGTTTAAGTACTTACCTAACGTCGTCTCTTGTTCGATCTTATCGCCATTGTTATCTTGAAATACTGCTTTGACAGCAGGATCTTTGAAATGAAGCAAGGTATCCCTATTCTCTTTCATCCATTTCAGGGTTTCTTCATAGTCCGTACCATGGAGCTTTGATAGATATCTTGCTCCCATCTCCATGTAGTCTTTTAGGGGATTGATGTTTCTTTGGTATTCTTTCTGTTGTTTGACAAAAGGATCATTGTAGATCAGCATAGATGCTTCCTTGGTTTATATTCAGGGGTCAGAGATATAGCACTTAAGTAAAGATATCAGAGTTTAGACGTCATATAAGCGGCATAAATCCCTAGTAGTACCTATCGTGGGTACTACTAGGGACATATAAAATCATCTTTATCAAAAAAGGGAGGTAGGATGATAGCATCCTACCCTACCCTATCGTTTACTTACAGGAGTTTTAAGGAGACTGTGTCTTCCAAAATGACTAAAGCAAGCTATACCGGGACAGCTTTTTCAATCATAGCATATATCAGATCTTTTCATTAAGTCCTAACTGCTCCATGACCTTATCCTGTTCCTGTCTTTGACTATCCTCTTTACGACGTTTCTTCTCAACATGATCTCGACATCCCTCAAGGATGATCTGTTGTTCACAGCGAGGGAGTTCTAGATACTCATTGAAAGTAAGACCTGTGTACTGTCTGACTTCATTTAAGATAAAATCATCCAGTCTTTGTCTTAACATCGTATTTTTGTCGTATAAGACTTCAGGTTTGTGTATCAGTACTGGAGAAAGATCATGTTCATGGTTGACATCGATCCCCCAGACTTCATCATAGAGGATCGATTTTACCAGTTGCTGTGTGCTACTATCAGGATAGGTTAAGTTAGCTTCATGCATGATCTTGACGAAGTTGCCTTCGTAAGCATGCTGAAATCTTAACTCATCTAGATCTTCTTCACGAGGCATACGACCAAATAAATGGAAAAACCCTTTGGTCATATTCGCATCCATGAAGTCTTGCGAGGTCACATGTGGTGTTAGATGGGATTCACTCGACTCATCGCTCTCCGTGCCCGACGGATAGCGAATGTAAAAAAAGTGTACAGTGCCTCTATCGGGACTAGATGTGGGAACTTACTCACACTGTCATTTTTCTCATCGTCCACCGTAGGAGTCGCTACAATAGACACTAATGAATCCTCAATGTAATCCTTGATACCTTTTAATATCGTATTTCGGATCTCATCATCCCCAGAATACTCTCTTAAGAAGCCATCGATAGAAGACTCATCCTCGTAGAGCTCTTCGATATTGCTCTCCTCAGGTTTGAACGTATATCCAGCGATATAGTGTTTATACTGATTCAAAAGTGATGCTCGATAGAAACGATTGATGAGTTCATTGCGATCATTCTCCCCAGCAGAGGTCTCAAGGATACGATTCGCTTGATCGATACAGTACTCTACCCACTCCGTACCACTGGTCAAGAACTTACGGATGGATGGTGCTTCAATAAGCACATCCATGTCCTCTGCGACTTTGATCTTCTTCTTGAAGTTCTTGAAAGCTTCTTGATAAGCCAACACAGAGTCGATGGTCATGTTAGAGCCATTGTTACGACCTTTGGCCATATGGGTCTTCTGTTGATCGGTAAGACTATTACGATCCACCCAGAAGAGCTTCTCGATATCAACGATACCATGGGCGACACGTCCTGGTAGTCCTTCACTGTCATTCACTGCTCGAGTATACAGGTATCCTTGAGGATAGATAGCAGCAGCAAGTCCCCATGCGATGGTCTGTAGATCTTGGATCTTGATGATATCTAAGATATCATCGTAGCTCTGCAAGGATGTAGAGTAGATGCATTCCTTAAAGAGATCTGTGACCATCTCTGCCAAGTATACCTGATCATTGGTAAAGATAGCACCTAAGATCGCTCTACCTAAGGTGATACGAGATTTGAAGAACTCGTACTCCATCTGTAGAAGTCTTGCATCAGAGGGACTCTTGATCGTCACCCAGAAACCTGAATGGTAGAGTGGGATATGAAATACACCACCTCTACCCCGTAAAGCATTAATCCGAAGTAATGCTGCTTCACCAGTAAGCTGAGCATTATTCTTCACTTTGAACTTACGCTGTGCTGGACGCAGCACCACGTTATCCCACTCTAGCTCTTGGGTGAAAGATCTTTTATCATCAGCGACTGTTTTCTGGAAGGACTCCTCAGAAGGCATCATCTGGTATTGCTCTTGGAATACCCGATTCATTCTGTCTGTATCTTGGGTATATTCACTACCATTTAAGTTGTAGTTCTCGACCCGGATCTTGAAATCACGGATAGTCATCGTGGGGAGGATGATATCTTCTTCTCTTCTCGCGAACTCTTTTGCATACTCAGTCGCTGTGATCTCTTTATAAGGACTATGCTGCATCGTGACTTCAGCATAGGTCTCAGGAGTGGTGATATCAAAACCTGCATTACTCTTTAAGACATCGAGATAGAGTTTATTCTTCTTGGCTTCTTGTTCAGGGTCAGAAGGCTTCTCTTCTTTAGGAGGAGTTTCTTCTGTAGTAGGGTGTTCTTCTTTGACTGGAGGAGTGAGATCGATATACTCTTCCTCATCGCTAGCAGGAGTGTTATCAGTGGTTACTGATTCATTGGTATTCACCGATGGGGTAGTCACTGGAGTATCCTCAGTACTCGGAGTCGTATCTGTAGCTTGGTTATCATTACCAAATACAGCTTTACTGGATCCAAAGACTGGACCGTTGTTCGTTTCATCTGTCATGAAGGCTCCTTATGTTTTATTGAACTTCTGTATAGACCGCATCACTGACTTCAGTGTTAGACTGATTGTGATTGCTGATCTCTTTAGTGAGTTTGTTATGTTCGTATTCACGATACTCGGTGAGTTTGTAGATATCGACGATGGCATCATAAGTGGGTTGGACCACACCCATGAAGTTGTGGCCGAACTGCATGTATTTCTCAGCGATCCCTAAGATGATATCAAAGTCTTCTATGGTGGCTTGACCACTACGATCAGCATGGATCGCATGGATCTTCTTGATCTCTTCTCCGTACTGAGCAAGATCTCTGCTTAAGATACTGATGTGCTCTCTAAGGACTGCCATCTCGCCTTCATCTAGCCACATCGAAAAATCTCTTCCTTTGACACGGTCTACTAGCATACGGATCGGATAGAATAACTGGTTGGCTTCACGGTAGAAGCCTTCCAGTTTATCCCATTCATTATTACTTTCGATGTCTTGGATGAAAGCTTCTCTTCTTTCTCGATATAAAGCATCTTTCTTCTCTTGCTTCTTCTCTTCCCGCAGTTGCTTTTGATATTGATTGCGTGCAGCTTGTGCTTTTTGCTTCTTACCCATTAATGAAAACTCCAGTTACGATATGACCCTGGGGATGATAGATCTATCATCCCCCATCTTTGTAAATCTCAGAGAGACTTGACTATGTTTACCTCTATCTTATCCTTCTTGATCGATCGAGTACCAGATCCTTTGCTGAATCTATACATAGAAGCAGCAAGGATCATCGGCTACTATAACGACGATGACCAGTATGAACTCCTAGACGAGATGATGACCCATGAAGACATGGATGTGTTAGCGACTTTGGATATGATCCATGAGTTTCATATCACGCAGTTGACTAATATAATTTTAAATTACGGTATCACAATACAGGATATCTCTTTCAAAGATCGTATCCAGTTGATCACCTCGCTCATGATCCTTGAAGAACATGAAGATGCTACCACAATAAAAGAAATGATCGAGCAGTCTGAAGATACCAGATACACCTTAGTATCACTACTGGCATTTGCTGATGCTTACGATGAGATCTACTACGATACCTTAATAGACAAAGTAGAACCATTATTACTGACACGACTCTATCAAGTCATGTCAGATAGAAATACCCAAGAGATCCCAGAGACTCCTGCTATTGATCCAAACAAGATCAAGATCCTTAAGTCATTAAAAGACCATCCTGGATATCAGTCATCTGTCGTGTATAAGTATATCCAAAGAAACCTAGGATTAGGATTAGAGCTTCCGTTATACTTAAATCTCTTAAAAGAAGACATCTTCCATGAAGATGCTTCTATCGATGGTGTAGCGACTGATCTCTATCTCCTCTCACTGATCACCTCTACCAAAGATACCAATGCTTGCTATAGTAGTATCTTGACAGACTACACTGATATCACGACAGCTACCCAGATCATCGCCTCCATCCGTAAGCATCCCTTAAAGAAAGAAGGAGTGGTATAAATGAACAAATATCAATACTTCCTTAAAGCCCTAGAGACAGATCTTATCCAAGATATCCAGTGGATCATCTCCTTGCTCTCCTATACCAAGTACGATACCGATAGTAAAGATATTCCTTATCTGTCCCTCAAGTACCAAGAGGATCAATGTCTCTACTATACGGAAGATGGACTCTGGCGAGAGATCGAAGGATCTTATCCTCAAAGAGGTCTTTTCATCTACAATGAACCTTTCACTTTACCAGGAGGTATCCTGGAGAATGCTCCTAACACGATAGAGACTACCATAGGTAGGATCATCCAGAATAAACTCTTACTTTGTCATCCTTTCAAAGACAAGATACCTTATATCAACCAACGTTTTGGACCAGGAGATATCGAGAAGATCATCAAACCAAGACTCGTCGATGACGATGATCCTAAACAAAGACCATCGGACATCCCAATATCAGAATACCTGAAGTACTGTAATGCTGCTTTATTTATCTCTCAATTAACCCAAGTCTGTACACCAGGGACCACAGAGAAATCCTTACTCCCACCACCGAATGCTAAAGAAGTCTTAAATCAACTCATCGAGAAACACAAAGATCATCTTGACAATCCTGCAGTCATAGCAGAGATTGGTAAAGAGATGGAGCAATTAGACCGTGAGTACCTAAAAGGAGATCGCTCTATGGGCTTTCTCATCAAAGGTAAAGACTTTGATGTCGTGCGTAAGAAGATGTTTCTCATGTATGGCTTTGATCGTGACTTTGAGGATAAAACCTCTACTGTGGTTTTCAACCCCAGACCTTTGTGTGATGGGATTGATTATTCTAAACTCACTTCCTACATCAATGGTTCTCGTATTGGTTCATTCTCACGGGGTGCTGAGACTCAACTTGGTGGTGTTGCGGTAAAAGAGCTACTAAGAACATCCTCTAACGCATCGATTGCGATAGAGGATTGTGGTACCACATTAGGGATGCCAACTACTATCACCCAAGCAAGTAGCAAAACCTATCTGGGATTCTACTACATCGAGAATAAGCAATCAATATTGATCACTGAAGAGAACCTCTCTTCCTTGATAGGTAAGACTGTTTCTATGAGAAGTCCTGCTTATTGTAAAGCATCTCACACCGACTACTGTAGTAAGTGTGTAGGTCCTGTACTCTCCCTACACCAACATGGGATCTCATCCGCAGTATCAGCGATGGGATCAGTGTTTTTGAACACCTTCATGAAAGCCATGCATGGTAAACCGCTGATCAAAAAAGAGCTGAACTTTGATGAACTGATCTCTTAAGCTCATCAGCTAGATATCCTCTCTATCCCTTATCTGTAAACAACATCTGGAGTATGTAAACACCATGAGTAATAAACGTCAACAACTGAACCAACAGAACAAACAGGCTAAACCCATCGAAGAAGAGAAACCATCTCTTGATGAAGACACCCTCTTAAAAGAAGCACTGGCACGTCGTGCTCAGCAAGATGCAGCATTAAACACAGAAGAAGAGATCCCTTCTTTCATGCAAGAAGCTGCTGTTGCTGATGTCCCTGATACTACTCCTGAGACCACACCCACACAGTCTTTTGAGTATCAGGATCTTCCCAACCATATCGAAGAAGCCAAGATTGAATCAGCTCCTTCTCAGGTCGTTAATCTAGAGCAACTCTCGACAGAGATCTCCTCTGGCGCGATCTCTATCTTGCAGACCATCTTCCGCTATATGGAAGACATGGCTGTCGGTAAACCCTTACAACCCAAAGAAGGTGCACGTTATCAAGCACAACTCTGGGGTGCTTTGAAAGCCATGTGCTTTAACTTGGATGATCGTGAGTTTAACATCGTCTATGAAAACGTCTTGAAACTCTTCTATGAACATCGTGAAGGCGTGTTTTCTCAAGACGCAGTATACCGTTTCCCAGAGGAATGGCCGATGTCTTCTGCAGAGCATGCGGCATTTGCCCACCTCTTGACTTTGATGTTGAACACCTGTGATCGTAAAACTCGTTATCAAGTATCTCGTAAGCTCAACTGGAGTTATGTATTCGAGATCTACTATCCTGAAGGTGTGCAGAACAGAATCAGATCGTTCTACGATCTGTGATGTTCATGAGGTGTAACCGAATAAACCGAATCAGATCGTTCTACGATCTGTGATCTCTGATCAAAAATAAAAACATCACTCTCCTAGGTGTACCGATAGTGGTACACCTAGGATCTATGTCAATATGTCTATATAAGGATTTTCTTTATGGCAAATGTTTTTCCACTGGCACAGATGCTGATCTCTCGTCGAGTAGATCCTATCCGTGCCAATGCTTGGGCGGATAAATATATCCACCTGATGCGACGCTACCAGATCGACACACCTGTCCGTGTCGCTGGTTTCTTCGCCAATATCTTAACTGAAACTGGCTGTATGAAGACCTTCTCAGAGTCCTTAAACTACTCTGCAGAAGGGATGATGCGTACTTGGCCTAAACGTTTCCAAACTGAGCAACAACGAGCTTTGGCTAAAGCCTGGGGATACGTCAAAGACAGCAATGGTAAAATCATCAAACCAGCAGACCAAGTAGCTATCGCTAACTACGTCTATGGTGACAGACTCGGTAACCGTGGACAACAAAGTGGTGATGGGTGGCGGTATCGTGGTATGGGACCTATACAGGTCACAGGCCTTGCGAACTATATCGCTGTCCAAGAAGGTACTGGTGTACCCTGTGTGGATAACCCAGAGATCCTCATGCAGCCAGAAGGCGGTTCTATCTCTTCTGCGTATTTCTGGTGGAAGAACAAGATCTATGTCTACGCTGATCGTGGCGACATCGATGGTGTTAGAGATCTGGTCAACATCGGTCGTAAGACTGTGGCTTATGGTGATGCTCATGGTTTTGGGATATATCTCGAACACCATAAAGCATTAACAGCTTTCATCCAAAGTGTCGGCAATACCATCGTTTTACCTTAAAAAAATAAAGCGTCATAGTAACACCCAGGAGGATATCCTCCTGGGTGGTGTATATACACTACTTGTAACTCCCGACTTAACAGGATCTTTTAAATATCATCAATCTTATTTATCTTTATTTAAAGACACGCATCAGGATAAAATTAATGAGCATGTATACTGGAATAACAATGAAAGCAATCGATATCATGGCTCTGATATACGTGTAGCTTTCAGGGACATCCTTACAAAGACCCCAAACAAGACCTAATAGTGCGATTAGTATCTTGCTGATCCGGTCTCTTTCCGGATCAATGGGGTTAGAAAAGAAGTCCTTGTTGTTATAAACCAACATGACTAGAAATATTACTGATGCAAATATACCAGCTTGGTACATTGTGTGTCCCTCTGTATTACTAAACCCCGGGTCAATCTTAACCAAGGTTCAATAACGCGAGGATTTGATCACCCTCGCTACGTCGAGACACCACAATACTCAGGATTGACTCTGAGTATGGGTCTTATAGTGCGACTAAAAGACACAGGACCTTTATCAAGGGTCCCATGTTAGTAATATATATTTATCGATCTTTTGATCACAATGAAATGTTCATCCCCTACCCAGGATTATGTATCCTGGGTAGGGAATATGACGTTTAGACTCTCCGCTGTAGATCCCCATCTCTGAAGAGCTATCTTGATAGCTCTGATGAAATCGGCATGTGGAAATGTCGTTTATACCTTCAATAATTTCTTGATCGATTCATGGGTCTTTTCGATATTCCCGGTCCCAGTCACCACCTTGTATCCGAGACGTAGTTTGAAATGCTCCATCGCCCAATGATAACGTTCGATCATCTTCTCGTTATGCTGGATGGAATATTGATCCAGATTTGCCTTATCGATATCTCCACCTTGACGCATGGTATCCTCCATGATTCGTCTTCTCTGCTCTTTAGGATCAACATTGAGGAAGACGATCTCATCTGGACAGATGACATTGAACTTATTTAGCATACCAATGATCCCATTAAAACCATGGAACACTTTGGCATCATCGATCAAGGGGAAGTTATAAGCAAATAGCGAGTAGAAGTATCTATCTGTGATGACGTAGTCATACCTGGGTTTCTTCGAAGTGAGTTTGGGTTCAATATTCCTTAAGTAATCATTAAAACACATCGCAAAAGCCATCACTGCTTCACGATAGATGTCTTTTTTACGAAGCTCTAACGTTCTTTTTAAGAGTGCTTGACTTAAGCGATTACTGGTATCAGGCATACGTGTTGTATAAACACGTTTTCCTTGTGATTCAAGATGCTCTTTTAATAACTGGACTTGGGTAGTCTTACCAGAACCATCCAGTCCTTCAAATACGATAAATCTAGGCTCAAACATAAAAGAATCCTTATATTGACTAAGTTGAAAAACAGTGTACGCGGCATACATCCCCATATAGGAGCTAGCTCCTATATGGGGTGCTCTGACCGAGTGTAATGAGGGGAGAACATCCTCAGTAGGACTACCATTAGTCCTACTGAGGAGCTATGACGTGTATATCAGAGATCAATCATCTCTAGTTTTAATGAAAGCAGAAGTATCTGTTACTACTGTCATGGAGATATCGGTAAATCCATTCTCCAATAACACAGATCGTATTTCATTGATCTTATCTGCTGTCTGTCCACGGATCTCGACCAAGATCTTCTGGATCTTGGAGATCTTGACAGTATCAATGTTGATCCAGGGGATGCCTAAGATACGTGTAGAACCATCAGTCAACAAGAATCTTGCATAGTGGTACATGTGTGCATCATCAGGCGTGCCTGCTGGCAGGTATGGAAACACCTGCGCATGCATCGCCCGGATATCAGACTGTGTGGAGGCGATATCTGCAGTAAATACTCCATCACACACCGCATAGTCGAAATCATTGGTGATAATGGTAGAGGGATAGACGGAGAAGCTATAAGCTTTACCGACTTCAAAGATAGTGGTTTTATCCATATCAAGGGTACCTTATAAAAGAACGATCATAGTTTCCCCCATGATCAGTGGGGAGATGATAACCGATATAGAGACAGACGATATCACCATGGTAAGTGATATCGTCGATGATCCATTCACTATAGTAGATTTCTTTTTCTTTGGGATGAAGATAAGGTGGTACTGTGAGCTCACTCAACCAGTAGTGTTTCAGAAGTCTGAAATAACGGATAAGACATGAGATATAGACCTCTTTTCCCATAGAAGGGATCTTTAAATCATGTCCTGATACCAGTTTATCAAAATGTTCGATATAGTAAGCATCACTGTCTTTGATACTATTTTTAGGATCTGTAAATACAAGATCATAGACAAAGTCTCTTATAGACTGTTCGATCTGTTCAAAAGGGATACCGACATTAGTAAAGACATCGATATACTCTTTGGTCTCTTGGACCAAAGGTAGTAATAGATAACGATGCTGATCACTCATGGCGTGATCTCGATCACGATCTGATCACAGTTGAGACGAGTCTTATAGCGACAAGGCATGAGTATTTTACCTTTGATCTCTTGTTTTAAGTAGTGAAGATTATCTTCGAGACCTCTCAGTGCTTTTAGAAGCATCAATGTCGAGACATAATCAGGTGCTTTTAATAACTCAATAGCCGCTACTCTGTCTGATAACACCGGATCTTTCTCTAAGAAATGTTCCAAGTAATACAAGTAATACGGATAGAGATAATCCTTACAAGTAAAGCGAAATACCATCACTTATCCTTCGATCACCAACTGATCAAGAGTCGTATGAATGAAAGCAAACCATCCTTTCAGAGATCCTTCGTTATACTTTATTTCGATATCTTTAAAAGCAGACAAAGGAAGGCTGTATTTGACATCGGGATATTCATATCCCAATAACTTAATGCCTGTTACCCCATTGCTGACCATGGTGTAGGTCAGCAAAAATAGTTTGGTTTCTAGGGATTCTTGCAACCTGTGGTCTGTGATCCCAAGTTTCTCGATACAGTCACGGATCGCCTGAGCATCATCATCCTGGTAAGGATGACTTGCCATGTAGATGAGGTGCTCTAGCAAGATCTTTGTGGTCTCGATATCAGAGTCTACATTAACCTCTTTGTCGATCAGATCTACGATTGTCTTCAAATCTAACAATATCACAAGACTTTTATAGTCTTTCATCTCTTCTTTAATCTCTTCTTCCATCAATTCTTCTTCCATCGGTAATCTCTCCTATCAATAATCTCTTCGATTGTTCTGGTTCATCCACTCATTTATCCGATAGTCTCCTTGATCGAATACCAAAAGCAGTGATTCTATCATATCAACTTCTAACATCTCCCACTTATGGTGTCTGATGCTGTTGATGGTATCAAAGATCATCCCACCAGCAGCACTAGAGATAGCACCGACAAGTTTATCCATGGTCTCTTCAGGAGCGTCTTTAATGAACCTTTCTAAATATGTTGCTATCGCTGTATCGAAAGGGTAAGGTGGATGATCATTCCACATACGAGTGCGATATACCAGATCTTTGAGCACTTCCTCTAAGAGCATCGCTGCTCTTATCGGCATCACGGGTAGTAAAGTCAACATCGTTGTATCAGGACAGACGACACTATACTCATCCAAGATCATACTTCTTTTACTTCTTACCACCTCGATATTCTCTACTAAGTAATCATAGCTGACCCAAGTATCATCTTTCTTGCCAGTATGATACTCACGGATCCAATAATCTTTATCGGATTTATCCAAGATCACCGGACGAAAACGGTGTCTAGCATAGATTCCTTTGGGGTGTGGGAATGCTTCATAGAAGCCTGAGGTTTTAAGGACTGCTTCTATCGCAATCAAAGGTTGTAAACATTCATCCTTCACGAGGAGTTTGTTTTGATACACGGGATGCTCCTGGGTCTTAGTTATCACTTTCATGGGTCTAATACACTCGTATATAGGCTAAAACTTGGTTATCCGTGTAGTCGATATACACGTCATAGTTCCCAATAAGTCTTGGGATGTAAGGTATCGTAAGCTGATAGAACATCTTCTCTAGTCTGGACATCATCTCGATAGGTAAATGACCAATGAGATCGTAGTAAGAGATCTCATCGTGTCTATCGATATATGCCCGATAACCATGCTGCTTCTTCAAGGTCTCGATGACAAAGACCTCTAAGAAGAGTTTCAGTGAAACTCTCTCTTCTATCTGTCTCACGCACTGATACTGATCGATGGTTTTCTTGAAATCAAAGAGATCTAGCATCAGAGTAACAGGTCTGATATCTCGAGGATACATAGGGGTTCCTATGGGTTAATGATAACAAGGATATCCTACAGTAGTCTTATATACGCATGGATGAGCTTATAAGGCTCTATAGGATCAAGGTAGTGTAAAGTATTAAGTAATTTATTATAAAGCCTCATAGAGCCTTACAGAGGCTCCTAGAGGCATATATGACGTTTATGCCGTCTAGGCTCTCCGCTGTAGATCCTATCGGCATGTGGAAGTGTTACTTGTAAAGAAAATGATAACACGTCATAGACCCTCAGTAGTACCACATTAGGTACTACTGAGGTGCCATTCATTTATTTATTTATTTATTTAGAGGATGAGCCCGGTGTTCATCGAGGGTACTAAAGATATCCTCTCAGAGCACAGTCCTCATCTTAGAGGATAAGGCCTGTGTCCTCATCAGGAACATCGTCCTTAGTCACAAGTGACTTACGGACTACTCGAGATTCTTTTTCTTTCTCGAGTTTACCCAGATGATCACTCATCTCGTCAACGATACGGTCAAAGACCCCATCACTGATGACAAAGTGTACAGGTTTCGCAAACTCTTTCATCTGTGATGACAATGCTTCAGGAATAACACCTTCAACATGGTAATCTACAATCTCAGCATAATCGGTAGGTTGATCTTCTGTTGCAAGGGTGGCAACAGAGATTGCTTTACCATACCACTTCGGATCGAGATTATCGCCATCGTTGATGATGGTGAATGATGCGAGTTGATTCGGGTAATCATTGGTTACCCGGTCATATCTCAACCAGTGGAAAAGATCTTGTTCATCCAGACCGATGTTTTGGTTGGAGAACAAGCATCTGAGATCAGAGATGGTGTTGATGATGTATTTATCGACTTCTTTACGAGACTTAGAGTCTGTATTGAAGAAATACCCCATGATGATCGGGTACTTGCCAGACTTGGCATAGGACTCGTAAGACTTCAGAGTCTGCATGGAGTTATAGGTGTACTTATAAGAAGATTGATCTGCGATAGCGAGCACGATGGTCGGTGCTTCCCGATCCATCAGTTCTCTGACGATCACAGGGCCTAAAACTGATCCTGACTGGGACTTCACATTCGTTCGTTACACGAATGTCGCAACATGACTTGCAGCTCATGCATTTCTACATGAGAAGCGACTATATCAATTACTGATATATCAGCGAATATATCAGCAAACCCCCATTTCGGACCCACTTGGGTCCTACACGCTGGTCAATGCGTTAGTCTGTGGACGTTCTTCTCTTGGGAGAAGCTTCGCTGCGGATTATCCATTTCAGAGATACATATCTCGTCATCTTTATCGATTTTACCATACCTTTCATCATTACTGAAAGCCGCTACCACTATCACTAGAGTAGTTTGGTTGATAAAGCTCTTAGGAGTTTCCCGTCAGTTAAGGGGTGTGTCATTTACGTATCACTACGTAAACGGGCTCCGATTAAAAACCACCAGATAAAGAATGTAAAACAATATTCAAGGACTTAGGACTGAATTTCTGTACCAAGTTCTTCACGATAGGCGCAACTTCGGGTGCTGGGATATTTCTAAGTTGTCCTGCACCACGCAGTCCTTCGACAAAATAGACATCTTCTTCCTGGAAGTCTGAAGATGCATTGGAGTCAGAAGTATCAAAGATTGCAAAATCAACATCTGCAAAGCCTGGTTTATCTTCATTCTTCCAGGATTTATAGACTGGTTTGATGATCGACTGGGAAGATCCACCACAGCAGTAGATACGGACCCCATGTTTTTCACGTTCAATCGCCATATTAAATTAACCTCTCCTATATTGGGTTTGGATTGAAAAGAATACGATCAATAATGCTCGTAAACATATCATTTTTTCAGCTTTTCAGTTTACACGTCATATATCCTTAGTAGGACTATAGTAGTCCTACTAAGGAGCATGTCATCTATGACGTGATCTCTACACTACTACGTTCCTGAAAGTCTTCATCTAAAGTCACGTAGATCCCAGCAGCTGAATCGATGTAAGAGACATCGATCTCTACCGGAAACAGATTCTTCAGATTCAAGAAGAACGCTATCGGTGGTAGCCAGGTCGTCATGAACATCCCTTTGATGCTATCAGTATCCCTGGAAGCACATCCGATAGGTACACATCCTGAACTATACTCATTCAAGTAAAACTGCTCTAAGGAAACATAACCGTAACGATCTTTGCTCTTGAGATAAGGGATGATGGATTTACTCTCTTGCAGGAGGTGATGCTGACAGCATTGTAAGAAACTATCCTCTCCTGCAGTTTTGAGTGTTTGGATGATATCATTGTCTGGATCATCACGGATGATCCTCTTCTCAAAGAGATCTTTGACTTTGGTCTCTTTGAAAGGAAGTTGTTCTTCCTCCATGATCAGGATCAGATCCAGTAACTGGTTCTCACGAGAAGATAGCTTACTGTCAGAGAGTAATTCCTCTGGAGGCAGTACTAGTTTTTTCAGATCTAGTTGATCATCAACCTTAGTGAGAGCTTCGATCTTATCCAAGGTATCTTGATCACCTCTTACCGTGAAAAAGGTCTTATACCATCCTTCATTGTACCAAGGCATGGGTTATACCTCCGGGTTGAAGAGATAACCATCATTGACCTCATCTTCAGGACAGGGTTCCTCTGTGATGATAAACCCTAGTGCTGAGAGTTCTTCGATACCATTACGGATGACGTATCCTTCCGTAGGCTCATCAGTCTCTGTGTTATCTTCTTCATCTTCCTCTTCAATGACCTCTTCTTCCTCGTCAGAGTCATCTTCATCACTACTCTCTTCATCAGAGTAGTCGTTGGTGTCTACTTCTGTCGCGATCACTGACCATACCGTACCAGGATGCTCTGCTTCATAAGCAGCTACCTGGTCCACAAACTTGGTCGGGATCAGACTGACTTCCTGTCCATCAGGGAGCTTGATGATGAACTCTCCTAAGGGATAGATGACCGTATAGCGTTCATTGAACGCTTCTGTATCCGGTATAATGTTAAACATGGGTTAATACCTCTTTTCTGTATGTGGGTTTATTTAGCAGACTATACGACACTTATCTCTAAGTGTGGATATACATAGCGTACGTCCACGTGTATAATGTATATTTCAAAATCTTTGAAATATACACTCTGAGCATAGCGAGGAAATGTATATCTTAAAAATATTTATTTTGAAATATACATAGCGACTGTAATGAGCTAATGTATATCTTAATAATTTTAAAATGTATATCTGTGCTAGATTAGAATATCATTACACGTCATATCTCCTCATCTAGGAGATATCTCCTAGATGAGGTATAATGATCAAAATTCGTATTTGTTTTTCGGAGGCTCAGGATTACTGGGAGTCTTCGGAGGAGTCTGGTCGTGACGTACTGGATCTTCTCCTACTTGAGAGACGATCCAAGGATGAAGATGAGAGAGATACCAACGATCGTAGTCTTTCAGGAATCTTTCATCCGTACCTGCATCTAAGCCATAGTTTCTTTGTAGATAACCTGCGTAAGTACGTGCTTTCTCATCGGCGTACTGACGATATTCATTACGAGTAAGACCTGGATGAGATTTCATGTACTCACGTAAGCTGTACTCAATCTGGACCAAGTAAGCTTCTTGCTCCATATCGTATCTGACGTTTTTATTGATCTGATAGAGTGTCCAAGAGAGACCACGCCACATCTGGCGTAAGTGCGTCTTCTCATGTTCGATCAGAGGAACATCGTGCTGATGAGAACGCTTGATATAGATCTTGTTCGGCCACCAAGCTCTCGCATCATGATGGCCTTCGAGCTTAGGATGGTTATCGTCAACGACGATCATCTTAGGTTTATTGGGATTGAAAAAAAGTGACATAATGTACCTTAATACCTTCATAGTTGAAAAAAGGAGTCTGATATGAAAAAAGTCATAGCGATCGCTGCTATGGATCTTGATCATGCGATAGGTGATGATCAAGGACTACTATGGCATCTCCCCAGAGATCTGAAACATTTTAAAAAGACCACCGATGGACGTACAGTCATCGTCGGTCGTAAGACATTTGGGCTGATGCCAAATCTACCTAACCGAGAAGTAATAGTCGTATCACAAAAGATCAGGTCAGATGATAAGGTAAGCTACTATACGAACATAGAAGAAGCGATAGATAGTACTACCGATGATGCATACATCATTGGTGGTAGGATGATCTATCAAGCAGCTATCCCTTATTTAACAGATCTCAATATCACCTTAGTACACACCAGAATAAAGAAAGACAACCTGATCTACTTCCCAGAGATAGATCTCACTCCGTATCAGTTAAAAGAACTCCACTACTACGACAAAGATGCAACCAATCCGTATCCGATGAGCATTTTGTCATATACGAGGACTCCATGAAATATCCTTATAAACACATCTATATCAAAGACAGACTCTGTGCAGGTCGTGAGATCGGATCATGTCTACATGGTGATGGTAAAACACAACTAGTACTACTCAGTTATCGACTAAACCGAATCAAGAAAAGTGATATCGATCAAAATAAGATCGTCAATGAGAACCTAAAGACACTCGATATCTTCAATGACTACACAGAAAGATACATCTTGATCGAGTCTCCTAGTAAGATCGATCAAGATCAAGAGATCTATCGCTACTACTATCGTTCCTGGGACAGTAACGATAGTATCATCGCTCAACTTGAGTACTACATCGATTTGATCGAAGATCAGTATCCGACCCCTTTTGAATATCGTTATCAAGATCTGGTTGCTCTACTAGACTACATGTTAAAAAGAGTCATGACAGTACCGGATAAAGGCAATAGAAGATACAAACACCATCGAATAGAGTATCCTCACGGCTATAATCCGCTAGACTATATCAATAGACACGGATATCATCTTCCTAAGAATGAATGGGGTGATCTCTTAATCGAGAAACCCAAGTATCAGAAATCTACTCCTTATACTCCGATCATCACCAGAGTACATGTCTTAGAAGTCATCCAAGACGAGTGGGATGACTTCTTGCAGTATGATACTAGTGCCATAGGACCGATAGACATCACTGACTTGTGATCTTATTACCATCTCTGAGGAGCTATCTTGATAGCTCCGATGAAAGTAGTCTGAAATACTCTTCTTCTAAGTATGTCGTAGGACCCGTGATATCTAGATAGATTGGTAGTGTCTGATATAGTGCTCGATATAGAGCACTCTCTTTATCTCTGCAAGCATAGTCGATACAGGTTCTTCTTATTGAGAAATACTCCCAGGTATCTGTGATCAGTCCAACTGCAAGTCTCTTGTCCCTAGGATGCTTTAGATGATAGATCTCTCCTTGGGTTAAGTTGCTTAACACATCGAAGATGATATCGAGATGTTCTCCACTATAGTAGAGTTGATGAAATCTCATTTTAGATAGGATTTGTGGAACTTGGTAGAGTAGACATTGATGTTGTCATACTCCGATAAGAGCTCATCGACTTCTGTCATGAGCTCGATATCATTGCAGTCCTTTAAGAGTACTGCAGTGTTCGTGATATTAGCATTAGGGATATGGAGTAAGTATTTCTCGATGATGATGGGTATTGTATCTAGATGGAGGATCTCTTGGTTATCTTCTATGGTGTAAGCATAAGCAGCTAAAGCATAATAGTCTAATCCTTGACGATGACCTTTCGTGTAACAAAATCCACCCAGGTTACGGGATTTCATTCTAAGATCACTACCCTGGAGATAAGGGATGTAGTTCTGTACAGATTGTCGATTACTCCCTGACCATATCCCTTGGTCATTACAGAGTAAGATGATACCATTGACTTCTCCGACGAAAAAGGATTGCATGACTTTACCAAACTGGATCATGGATATACTCTCCAAAAAAAATAAACACTCATACAGAGCACCTCACTAGGACTACTTAAAGTCCTAGTGAGGATGTATGACGTGTGTTAACTAAACATAACTTGGTTGATGAAAACGATTACAGGTATGGCGATTCAAGTTCTTGAGCATCTTCTCTGCTACATCTTCTCTGATAGATACAGATGCAGTATCAAATAACGTCTTGACAAAATCCTCACCAAAGGTGGACAGATATTCCTCTGTCCACCCTCCATACTCGTGGTACTCAGTATCATCTCCTCTATCTACCTGATAGATGACCTTAAAGACATTGTTACCGATGAACTGGAACTCTAACTGATACATCACCTCTTTGCCCTCTATCAAAGCAAAGTCTCTCAGTAGCCCTGAGGCTACTTTGATATCGTGGTCGTGTTTCAGACGTTCCTGAAAGGTCAGTACTGCTTGTTTGATGGTATCACAGGTCGATACTGCGTAAGGTTTGTTGTTGCGTAATGACTTAAATTTCATCAGCACCTCCGTAGTCTACATCTTCATCATGAAAGCCTATACTAGATCCCATAATGACTCCTTAGACGATAGGCTTCACCTTACGCAAGATGAAACGATCTCTTGCGTAAGTCATCTCAGTGACACGATAGATGTTGCCAGAGAGAAGTTTGATGAAGTGGTATCCTGGTTGGTCATTCATGCTTTTAGCGATCTTGTACAAGGAAGGATTGACCATCTCATCGACGATGAAGAGATCACTTTCCCCTTCAAGATGCATCCTGTTACGGAAGACCGCTGCGTTGGCAGCGATATAGAAGGTATTGTGGTAGAACTTCTCACCGTCTTTATCTACAGGCTCCTCATCTTTCTCATAGGTGAGGAATCCTTTCAAGCGATGCATCATCTCACGTTCAAATGCATCCATATCACCATTTCGCTTCAGTATCATCACGATGTCATTGTAGTCATCCATGATATCATCAAAGTCAATATCGATACCCAGATGATCATTTAACACCACTTTGGTCAGATCCCCAAAGATCTGTACCATCTTGACACGAGCAAATGTGCCTCGGTCTATGCTGGTGATGTAGCTTACGACATCAGAGAAAGTGCTTGACTTACTAAGATTCTGCAGGACACGTTTATAGTCCTCTTCTGAAGGGATGTGATACTTGATCCGACCTTTGCTGATCACACTGGTGTCAACTTTGATAGGACCTTTTAATTCTATCTGCTCAAACATGTTCTCCAAAGAACTGGCTTCTACCAGATCTTCTTCTACTTGCGGTAAAACTGAAAGATCTTCTTTACGTTCACGCATGGCTTTCTCTTGTTCTGCTAACTCATCCTCATCAAGCTGTAAGATCCGTTCTTGATCACGGATTCTCTTCAGCTCTTCTGCAGTGGGATGAGGAGATTGATAATGGTTTCTGTGTTCATCGACATAAGTCTCGATCAAGTGATCTTCTTCTTTCATATTTCGGTACTCCTTACGGATAAAGGTTTGGACAACATGACCTTTGTCATTGACTCTTAAATGACAATCCCAACGCCATACGTCAAAGGGGATCCAGGCAGGTTGTGATTTACTGGGTTCCCAGATAAGCCCATTTTCCCAGATAGAAGGATTGAGTCGATAGGTCCTTCTGGGATTATAGGTGAGATCAGGGTTTTGGTTGAAGTGTGGGTGATGGGGAGGAATAGGTTTAGGTTGAGTAGCTAGTTTGAGCGCTTCTAACTCTTCTACTAGTCCTAACGTTTCGAACTCTTTTACAGTTTTAGGGTCTCTAGGGTCAAATGGGAAAAACTCCTGATTACCTGTAGTGACCCCATCACTAACCAGGTTCTGATAAGCTTGCTCGATTTTATTCGAGGCACTCGCCATCTCGCTGTCAAAGATCGTAGTCTCTTTCGGGCCGACATATTGGAAATGCGGATCATCGGAAGCATTTGCTTGATAATTAGCGCCCGTCATGGTCTTAAAAGGACTACTGGTTCTCTCCGGTACAGGAGCATTATTTTGGTTAGTTTGGTTAGAAGGATAAGCTCTACCAGGATGATTGGGGTGATTGGCAGAACTGATATTGCTGAAGTCAGAGGGCAGAGAGTTCTGCACTTGACGGTTATGGTTGATAAGATTGCGTTCTAAGTAATCACTAGGGGTGTTATTCACACTGTCTTCTGCAGCCAGACGACTAAAACGACCACCGATAGATGCAGATCCTGCAGTCATGGGTGGCGTGTTATAACCATTATAACCGTTATACCGGTTCATGGCTGCGGGATTTGCATAAGCTGCAGGATTAACAGGTCGATAACCATTGTCAACATAGCCCATCGGAGCGTTGTTGTTCGGGATAAAATTGTTGTTAGTAGGATAGTACTGACCTTGACCAGGCGTGACTTGATTTAACCGCTGTACATGGATCTGGTGGATCTGCATCCCTTCTTGGAGAAGACGCATATCGTAGTTATCGACTCTATTCTGATCATTGTTGTAGTAAGTGAACCACAGATAAGAGATAAAGCCTTTGATTACTTCCTCACAAACAGGGTTGATCGCTTGCATTGGATCACAACGGGATGCTTGGGAGGCATACAAGCAGTTAGCTGTTGCGATCTGCCACAGGTATTGGAAATCAGGGTTGTCCCAGTTCTGCTGACAGAGGTGGTTATAGGCCATCTGTCTAAAGGCATTATTGGGGGCTTGGTTTTGTAAAATAGCAATCAATGCTGTTGCTACATAAGGCAACGCATTGCTCATCATTCCTGGATATTGGAATCTGGGGTTAACTGGGGGATTACCATTGGCATAAGCCATGGTAGGGATGTAGCCGTTGTTAGGATACATGATTGAAAACTCCTTTAAATGTTAAAATAGCTGTTTAGGCTATTCAAATATAGCTGATTAGGCTACTCTAGATATCTTCTAAAGTAGCATCTTCTATCTATAGCTTTTTCTGCTATAAGACACGACTGTACAACGCACTCGTCATACAGCCTTAGGAGACACCCCACAAGGGCATCTCCTAAGGAATGGTCTTTGACGCATAGCGTCAGCTTAAGCTATAGATAGTTTACTTCCGAGTGATACGTGCTTGTACTTTGTCAAGCATCTCACGCAACGATTCATCTCGGATGATCCCACCTTCATGATCGATCTTCAGGTGGGGGTTTAATCTGGTTGAACCATCAGGAGCAGCTTTTGCCATACCTGAATAAGTTCTTACTTCTGCTGTACTAACGTGCAGTCTTTTTGTCGGATCCTCAAGATTGATCCCATCGTTGCCGTTACGCAACTTGGTGGTTTTGTCTTGTGGGACTAAAAGCTGTGTCACACCAAATATCATGTTATCACCACTGTAGTTGACTACATTGACTTCACCATGGGTCTTGTTGATGATGTTGATCTTGTTGGTCTTCACTTTAGCACGGATGGCTTCTTTGACGTCATTGATCTTGATCTCGTTAAACTTGTTCTTTTTCTTTAACTGATAAACAAGATTGACGATCTGTTTGGTTAAATCTTGATAAAGGTAATAAAGGATAGACAGCTCTTTGGGATAGAGATTGGATTCTTGGTTTAAGTTCTGGGCTTCCCAGTTCTCAAACTGATCAATGATCACAAAGAACAGTTGATACATATCACGGATATCCATGTTGATCTTCTTGAACTTCACCCGCATGACTTCATCGATGTATTGGTCTACGGATGACAAGTGATTTAGGATATCATCATTGAGTTTTTCAGGGTTTTGACCATAACCGAATAGATAATACCCTAGGCGTACACGCCAGGTATATTGATCCTCAAAGTCCTCCATCGCGATCTCGTTAGGATAGAGATCTAAGATGTAATATAGACCTGAGATAACAGCTTTCATGGTCGGGGTAAATTTATTCCGGGGTACTGCAAAACCGATTTTGGTTTTCTCGTAGTCACGGATACGGGTTCTCTTGGGAGAGATGCCCGCAGTCTTACAGATGACGTAGTCTTTCTCAGGATACTTATCCCGGGTTAACTGATCATCATAGTCGTAGATGACATCAGCATCAAAGTAATGTTTAAACATCCCTTTAACACCATACTTACAAAGGAGATAGAACACCATAGGCGTTTTAGCATCTCCATTGGTTTTATACACTTCAGATACCACAACTGGTGGATATTCTAGTTTGTTATCTGCCATGAAGTAGTAGTTGAGCTTCTCGAAATTAAGCCTTACTGACATCAACCGGATAAAGATCACAGGAGGTGTGATCGAGATAATCCGATCAGCAAGTACTGGGGTGACAGCATATGTCGTCCCAAAGACTTTCAAAGTCCCTGCTTGCGAGATAAACGGTAATGACAAAGGTTTTTCGATGATCTCATTATCAAACTCGAATTTGAGTTTGACCATATAGGTATCGGTACGCGCTAGGTTGTACTGGCGTGGACCGTTGTTCTTACCTTTGGTCGTTTCTATAAACTCATCAGCAGGACTCATGCGTTCAAAACCCAGGTATTTAAAACCCATGCCATGGTCAAGGTCTTTCAATACTGCACGAAAGATATCGTCTAAATAAGCTTCACCATACTGGATATGTTTGGTGATCAAGCCTTCAGCGATATCTGGATTGATCTTCGGGGTATCCGCTTGGATAAAATCAATCAAATCTGGGTTCATTTAGGGTACTCCTTATGGGTTAAATAAGCCTAATACTATCTACGCTGTGGTAGGTTCTTTCTTCTTGAAGAGTTTACTCCAAGCACTTATCGCTGCAGTGACGACTACTGCTCCTGCAGTGACGATACCAGCATAGCTCTTCACTGTCTCTTCTACTTTCTTAGCAACTTTAGCACACCAGTTCAAGAAAGAACTCTCTTCCTTATGTTGTCGTGCTTGTTGCTCACGTTTATATTCCCGTTCTTCACGCTTATAAGCAAGCTCTTCATCATCAGCTTCTTTCCGAAGTCTGTTCTTGATATAATCTAGACGTTCTTTGCTGTGGATAGATCCCGCCATATAGACGTCAAAAGAAAGACTGTGTTTCACGAGGAATGCTTCAATCTTATCCGGATGATCTTTCAAGGAGATACTATCTTCAGAGACCACGTTACGACCTAAGTCATGACGATATTCTTGCCTTAACACCGTGATCGTACCTTCTTTGTGTTCAGGCATAACTGGTGAAGGTTCTACTAGGGCGATCTTACCATCAAAACCTGTAGCACGGAAGAGTCTCTCATGATCTCCTCTAAATGGCACATAAACGACCCTATCCCCACTGATCTTAGACTCAATGAAATCCATATCCCGATTTCTTTGTGGGTCAAACTTCGGATGGATCATGAAGAAATCTTCCCTTAAATTCAAAGATACCACGATATCAGCGTTATTGTCATACAAGGTCTCATGAAGCAAGATATCTTGTACCGGGATGAAATAACTCATTTCTTTATTGACGGTCTGCATCCACCGATTGACTTCATTTTTGAAGTAGTCGATGATGTCATGTCCTGTGATGTCCTCTATAGTTGATGGACCATTATTCGTGACATATCCGCACATGGACGTATAGACCGTATTTCCAATCATCGTCCCACCACGCAAGAACTTCCTCGCAGCCGCATCTTTACCGACACGATTAACGATCTGTGTCTTCTTGGATGGAGTATAGTAGTCTGTGGGTAGAGGTTTGTAGTAGTGGCTGAGATCACGACCGATCATGTACTTCTGATAAGTCTCTTCAGTAACCATATCTGTAGTGATCATGGTGTCGATGATATACAGACCTCTCTTTACTACGGATGAATTTGGATCTTGGGATAACTGATTATAACTACGACTGCTATTGGTCAAATGGTGATTCAAAGTTGAGATCACATTACCGTTTCTTGGGATAACAAACTTGACATTGTGATCATTGACGATCACGATGTCTTGATCAGAGGTGTTGACATAGACCCGACAGAAAGTCAGATGTAGAGGAAGGTTCCAAAGATCTAAGAGAAGAGGATCGTATCCTATCTCAGAACGATAATCAGATTTCTCTATCATGTATTTCTCCTTTATTTAAATATAACCATAACAGCCAACATGACTGCTACCTACACGGATATATTTAATATCTCAACAATGATAGAATGCAAAGATATTTAGAGTATACCTAGAGACTACGCGGCATAAATCCTAGCTACACCCACTAAAGGTGTAGCTAGGAGTAAGGGTCTTATGACGTGTATTATATCTATCACTTCTATCACTAAGGATAGATAGATACCACCATAGCTTACGGAACGATCTTCTGCAGGATCGGAACCATCTTGGTAGCAGCGCCTTTGAGGTTGCTGACAGTAATGGAAGCAAGGATCGGCAGGTGGACGACGTGACGGAAGGACGGTTGTACCGTGAGTTCACGAGTAGTGGTCTGACCACGAGAGATCTGCATGTTGGTGGTCAGCTCAGGGCGCCAGAACATGTTGCCAAAGTGCAGCGGGTTGATCTGATCATTGCTACCACCATTCTTACCGAAGGTGATGTAGATCTTGTTGCGCATCTCGATGTTCGGAGAAGATACCACTTTGACATCAAACTCATTACCCAGAGTACGCAAGTCCCCTGTGACCATCAAGTAAGCAGCGATGTACTGGTCAGTACCGATGATGATCAGCGGTTTACGACCGATCTCACCTTGGAGAACTGATGCAGCTGCCATGTAGTTAGACTCCATGTAAGCACGATATGCCATCTCACGGATGGTGTTCACGAGTACTGCATTGACATCGGCCATACGGTTTGCTGATTCAAGAGTATTCATCTCAGCTTGTACGTCAAGATCTACGTGTTTGAACCACGGATTGACATAGTAACGACCTACACCAAGAGCGACGTTGTTATAGAGCATCTCAGGCTCAAGGTTTTGGCTGTCGATCTGAGACAGGAAACCTTCAGCAGCTTTCAAGGTCTTGACCGCTGCTTGTGAGCAACGTACATAGGTGGTTTTCACCAGACGATCCAGCTTCACGCTATCTTCATCTTCATAGCTGTCCATCGCAGGGCGAACGGCAGTGATCGGAGAGAGGATCGGCAGTGCGTAAGCCATACGCTCACGGTTCATATCGAGAAGCTGACCACGTTCACGACGGTTGGTGTTTACACGACGTGCGATAATGTCAACACCGATGACTTCTGCATCTACAAAGAGATCAGCAGAGGTTTTACCAGCACCAGCACTCTTGATATCAAGCTTGTTCTTAGAGGAGTCAAATACGGCTTCTACTTTAACCTTACCAGCCATGAAGTTCAGTTGACCAGTTTCCAGGTTCAGGTTAGAAGAGATGTTGAACTGCAGAGATACAGAATGACCAGCAGTCTGAGAAGCCAGAGTGAGGGCAGTGCCATCAGCTTTAGTAGTAGTCGGGGTGACAGTCAGACGACGCGCTTGATAGTTCAGGTTCATCTGACGGTTGTTACCAGTCACAGCTGCAGTATAGGTAGACTCAGCCAGTGCTTCCAGACCACGGAAAGCGATAACTTCACCAGTCTTCAGTTTGATGTAGACGTTGCTGAGGTTGACAGCAGGATCGATAGCGTCAGTCTGGTTCAGGGTGTCTTGACCGATCAGGTGGTCGGCAGCACAGAGGCCCATGTAGTCCAGATCACGACCAACAGCCAGAGGTGCAGTCTTGATGACGTGACCATCTTCAGTTTCTACGTTGTAAGGGGCAACGTCAGTTGCTTGGACAAAGTTAGCCATGTTTTCCGGACTGGTATCACGATAGACCGGATACATGCGGGTAGTATCGTTGTGCAGGATCTCCGGATAGACCATAGCGGCTACCAGAGACTTACGACCAAACTGGTATTGATAGCTACCATCAATCTGACGTTTCTGATCTTCCAGAACGTTCAGGAGGTCTACTTCGATGATAGCAGCAGCATCAGTCGGTGCCATGGTGATGGTCGGGAAGAAGGTCTCACCGAACTCATCTTGGCGAGCTGCGTTCAAGTTGTAGGCAAATGAGAACAGCATAGCGTTACGGTTCTCAGTGGTGTCGAATGCTTCTTGTGCGATACGCGGTACAGAAGCTTCACCAGAGACCGCTGCGTTGACAGGGATCAAGCGATCATTTTCACCCAGTGCAGGAATTTGAGCTGCTTGTTGTTGTACGCGTTGACGGGAACCAGAGGCAGCAACAGCGGCAAGAGCTGCATCACGTTGGTTTTCGTTAAACTCAACGTTCTCAGATTTCTCAGTCTCATTAACGACTTCGCTCAGCGTGGTCTCAAGATCCTGTACAGCGCCATCGAGCTTTTCACGCTCAGTAGCATCCAGGGATTCTGCTGAGAATGCACGACTGATGACCCCACTGTCCAGTGGGTTACCACGAGTGGCAAAAGCGCGTTTTGCATTATCAAGCAAAGCCGCGTTATGAGAAGAAGGTTTTTGTTTGGAACCAAAAATAGCCATAATTAATTAAGTCCTTTATAGTTGATCAACATAATGGAAAAACCACGGAGACTGTGCTACACGGTCATGCGTGAAGTAAAGAGAATACGTCTCTATCACCGACCGGGTAATCTCCGTAGCCAATGCATGAAATTTCGTATATAAAAGGTTACTTTCCTCTTGGGAAAGGTTCTTCGTATCTGCCTGGACAGCATACGAATCTAGGATCACAAAGATCGATTTCGGATCATGAATCACCTGGTAAGAGAGATTTATGTCCGTCTCTTCGACCGGAAAAGCTTTGGCTATCGCAGGATAATGACTGAGCAAGGATAGCTCAGTAAAGATCTTCTCATAGGCAAGCTTCAGGTCTTCGTGATCATGGAGATCCTCTTGCCACAAATGCAATAATGTCGCGGTACCTATGGCATTTGGGAGATAAGGGCCTCTTTCATGAATATAACGTGGATTATCCTCAGTATTGAGGTTAAGTCCCAGTAAAGTTAATATCGCCTGGTCACCTAAAGATGTTAGTACTTTGTCAAAATGGTAGAGATCTTTTAACTCTAATTTTGACCATTCTAACTGTTCATAGATGGCTTTGGTGACATAGATGACAGGTTGGAAAGGATGATCCTTCCCATGTGCATAAGTCATCTTTTCCTCTCCTATTTATATCGTGTAAAAATATAAGCTATCATAAGCATGTGTGTTTTATATTACATCATACATGGCTATATTTACACGTAGATGATCGTAGTACTCTACCCTGTTTGCACAAGGATAGAGCGTATCTTATTAGTGGGTCAAGAGGTATGACCTCATAGTTTTTCTTAAAAAGAGTATCATCAATGAACACTAAACTGTTACTGACCAAATGTTTTACATTGCTTATCAGAGAGAACCAGATCGATAAGATCAATGTCTCTAATAAGGACTTTGTATTAAATATCCTTAAGAACATTGATATCCCAGAGACACAAGCATTCACATCAGAGCATCGTAAACTACAAGGGATACGAGATCTGATCATCCAGATGGCTCGCACAGGAGAAGATGCACACTTTGATGAGGTATCGATCATGACAGATCTGAAGGTGGTCTGTGAGGATGACGAGTCTTTATTTAACACCATCCAAGAAGCAGTAAGCTATCCTTACGAGAAAGATCAGCTTAATCACGTAGTGTTCTCATTAAGAAGAGATCTCACCAATGCCTTAAAGGAAGATGAGATCAAATCTATCCTGTCTAAAGCATCAGCGACGATTAAATACAAACAACATGAGATAAAAGACATGCATAAGTTCGTCGGTGGTATCGTCTCTGAACTTACGCCTTATTTTGAATCCATGTCAGAAGACATGCGTAAAGATCCTGCAGTCACTGCAGAGGTAGATTTCATCAGTGGGGATGGATTATTAGACGTGTTAAGAGAAGTCAGAGATGAAGCTAAAGGAGAGTCTATCATCAAGACTCCATGGCAAGGACTAAACAAAATGACCCGTGGAGGACTCAGACGTGGTCAGACTACAGTCGTTGCTGCACTACAACACCATGGGAAATCTTTAGTCTGTTTGTCCCTATGTCTAGGAGCCTGTATCTACAATAAAGCAGAAGAGACTTTGACCGATAAAGAGAAAAAAGCATTGATCCTCTATATCTCCTTAGAAAACGAGATGACTTTGACCACTGCTAACGTCATGATGCTCTTAAAAGGTAATCTTGATAACGAAGCCTTTGGGGATGAAGACTTTGCTAAACTACAGGTCAATAAAGGTGGTACAGAATACCTTGCTAGAAGACTCAATGAAAATGGCTATGTCTTTAAATCTATCCGTGTAAACCCGTCAGAGTGGACTTATCTAGATCTCTTCAACAAGATCAACATGTACGAAGCAGAAGGATACGAGATCCATCTCTGCTGTGTAGACTATCTGTGTATGTTGCCATTGACAGGATGCTCTGGTGGTAACGATGCAGATAGATATCAAGATCTCTTCAACAGAACCCGCAACTTCTTTGCTAAGAAGAAGATTGCGTTCTTAACACCACACCAGCTCTCTAGTGAAGCCAATGATCTCCACCGCATGGGTAAGAAAGATCTTGCGATCATGGTTCGTGATGGTAACTACTATGCGAAAAGTAAAGGTATCGGTCGTGAAGTAGACTTGGAGTTATTCTTATATAAGGTCAATGAGTCTGGCACGACGTATATGTGCGTCGCACGTGGTAAACATCGGGTATCTGGACAGACGCCAGAGGAGTATCTGGATTTTGTCTTACCATTTGCTGATATCGGTGGCATCCGTTGGGACTATGGTCAAGAAGATACGACATTGAAGAAAGTCGGACAGAAGCGCAATGCTTCTGGTACGATAGAAGAACCCTTCTGGGACTAAAAGAATAATCGTCATTTCCTCGATGATATCTAAAGGTATCATCTCAGATAGCCTGCGGCATAAACCTTTTCCTAGATACACCCATGGTAGGTGTATCTAGGATCTTCTTCCTTCACTACACTACGTTCCATTCAGTCAGAGCACCCTAGTGATACCTATCTAAGGTATCACTAGGGATGTATGACGTGTACATCGTGATATTCGTGTTTTCTTATGAATCTTGGACTATCCAACATATATACAGGTACAGAAAACATGAATGCTATCCAACATGCAATCAATAGAGCGACGAGAGAAATCCCTCGACCGATACTCGAAAATACCTTCATCGACAGAAGCTATATGCAAAGAGCTTCTCCGAAATCCCTAGAACAAAGAATCAAAGAAGAAGTCATCTTGAAGTTTGTCCTTCAAGATCTCAATGTCACCAATGGTGTATACTCCTATATCCCACTAGCATATGCCAAACAAGTCTACTCTGACCAGAACACTTTTACTTACTATATCCCGAAAGAGCTCACGGGTGGTCGTGCGATCACCACAGTGATCTCGATCAACTACCAGCCTTATCGGCTAAATAACGTTTCTTATGGATACCAGACCCAATGTCAGAACACGATGTTAAATCGTGCCACGGATTATCTGTTAAACTCTATCTCTGATCCCCAGGTAGCAGAGTCTACTAGAGTAGATCTGGTTGGTGAGAATACGATATTAGTGCATGATAGTCCAATGACTCCAGCAGTTGGAACATTGGTATGCATCTTAGAAAACGATGATGAGTTATCTACCATCAGACCGAGACTGATCCCTGAGTTTACCAAACTGATTATCTTAGCGATCAAAGCTTATATCTACAATGAGCAGGTATTGCTAGTAGACAAAGCACAACTCTACTCAGGACATGAACTCGGTAAATACAGAGAGATTATTGAGTCTTACAGTGACTGCATGGAACAATACCAGACGATGTTAGATGAGAAGATCGGGAAATTGTTCTATATGAATAGCAAAGAAAACATGACCAGACATGTAAGATTCATGCTAGGAGGGAGGAGATGAATACTTCTTTTTACTTGAAAAGGTTCACATGAGTGATATATTTAACTTAAAAGAGATCCATGAAGACATGGATAACGAGACTTTGGTGAATAACACTGAAGTACTACTGATCGCTTGTTACAAGATCTTCATCACGACAGTTGATGAACTGATCGCTTATGTCCCTTCTACTGAAGTAGAAGTGATCAAACCCTTATTAACAGAGATCAGACTACACAAACACGCTACATCTGGCATGTTAAGAAGATATCGTCAGGTACCACTAGATCGAGCTGATACGATAGACTTCATCTGTAAGCATCGCAGAAAAGCCATCGAGTTATTCACCTCGATGGCGGAAGTTGCTTTTTATGCCAGGATCAGTAAAGAATCGATCAAGATCATCCAGGATAAGACAGATGAGTTAGTGACTGTCTTATCGAATTTCTCTATCTAAGGAGTGTGACATGATAGAAAAAGAATATACAGATAGTAAAAGTAAACTTCCTGATGATGAATACGTCTCGATGTACGATCAAGCTTTAGCGCAACTTGGCGAAAGAAAGATCAAGATCGTAGGTTCTTTGTCAGAGACGATCGCAGGTCTTTTAAATGATGTCTATCATGACAGATCTGAAGCTATCGCTAAAAGAACGTCATTTACGACAGAAAGTGAAGATACCGTCGGTATCGATGTCCCTGATGAGGACATAGCACAACGGATCGTAAATGACATCTTAGAAAAAGATCAAGATGCAACGATACATGTCGTCAAAGATGAAGAAGTAAGTCTTGATACATTCGATCATCTCAAAGAAGATGCCATCATGAATGGTGAGAACTTATACTTGATCACGATCGATAGTGACAGTAAAAATGATCTTCCGCTAAACCAAGAAGGGATACGTGTCACTATGGAGGACTATGTCCTTAAGTATAAAGGTCACGTCTATCGTGGTCGTCTTAGAGATGGGAGTGATGATGAATGAGCCAAGGTCTATCAAAGAGGTCTTTGATCTTGCTTGCAAGCACTTAGTGGTAGATGAGAGACTAGTGCATAAGCTGGAAGTCATGAAGACATCCTTTATCACCAAGAACCGTGATCATGCACAGTTCTTTGGTGGTAATCTCATTGGTTGTTATAATGTCAAGTTTACCCCTATTGATAGAGAAAGGATATTTCACGATATCTTAGGGATCGATGAGAAAGATGTATCTAAGGGATGTGATAAACTCATCCCGAAGAAATACTATCAGGTTGCAGGAGATCCTTGCAACCTGGCACTTGTTTATATCGCGCATGTGATATTGATCTCATCTTTGTCTGATAGATTAAAAGAAAATGGTGCAGCGATAGCATTAGAGTTATTGCAATATAAGTTCATCACCTCACGTATGTGGGTGCATTGGCAATACCAGTGTTCAGTAGGTGAAGCAGAAGCAACACTTGCAGCACTGAACAACAAGTTTGCTATCAAGCAGAAAGGTTCCTGGGGTAAACTATTCAGAGATAGAGCACTAGACATTATCTATCATCTTCACAGCAACACCTTGAAGACGATGTCACCAGACATCTCTTCTAAAGGTAAAGAAGCAGCTTCTGTTGCATACATCATCACAGATACGCAAACACGTATCCGTAGTATGCTCGTTAACATCTATGGTATCTTTATCAATATCCACAACCAAGGTAAGAAGATCAGTGGGGATAGTAAACTCGCTCTTTTTGATGGTGAAGTAGAGCTTAAGGATGATATCAATATCAAGAACAAGTACAGTAGCTACTTGTTCGATATCTTAAAAGACAGAAATAGTCTTATCAAAGAGCAGTTGATCGATATCATCAGTAGTGCAGTACCAGTCATGAACCCTACTACTTTGATCAAAGTCCTGGAGTATATCCCCAAAGAGATCTCCAAGAACAAGAAGATGACACAATGGGTCGATGATATCATCGAACATGCGTTTAGTTATCTTGGACAGGATATCAATAGACATCGGGATGATCTTGGATACTTGTTAAGCCGCATGAAAGGGATCTATACAAGCTCTAGATCACAGGACCCTTTGTTGATCCGTATCAGACAGGATACTGAGAAGCTAGTCAAGCATGCAGCACAGGTGAATACTCCTGCACAGATTGCAGCAGTTAGGACAGGATTATTAATGTACTTACTGCTAAGAGCATTTACGATGAGTTATTTCAGTAAGTGATGTGAAAGATAACACGTCATAGACCCCTAGTGATACCTATCTAAGGTATCACTAGGGTATTCTTGCAATTTAAAAATACTAACATAATCAGGAATACTTCCATGACTACAGCAAACTATTTCTTAACTGTCACCACCATTGACATCATCACAATCGCTTACTATTTACTGCTCTACAAAGTCAACATCAAACAATTCTACAAATTACTACTTGCGATGGTTCCCTTTATCCTGGTAATCACTTGGATCACAGGACATGTTGCAGATACCGAGACTACTTTGATCACCTTGCATGGGATCAAAGTACTGTATTTTGCCACCGTAATATTTGGTTTTGCTATAATAAGACAACAGAAACAATAACATCATTACCCTGATACACCTGTAGTGGGTGTATCAGGGATTTATGACGCCTAGTCGTACCTCCTAGATTTACCTGTCGGAAATCTAGTCATAGCGCCTAGACTTTCTCTTGTCTTTAGCTTGCAGGATAAGCTGTTCTATCGAGAATACTTCGTGATCCTCCAGGATCAGCTTCTTATTGAGATTACGTAGCTCTTGTTCGATCTTAAGTCCGATGTAGTAGTCTCTGTTATTCTGCAACTCATCATAGAGCTGGATCATCTTCTCTCGGATCTTTCTTTGCTCATACTTCTGTACTTGTTCTTCGTAAGGGATCTCTTCTATGGGTTTCTCGCTGATTCGAGAGTAGATCTCGTAAGGTGTGATACCATAAGACTCTAGTGATTTCCCTTCACTCATCACCCAGTGTGTTAATAGCCATGCGATGACCATGTCATCATGCCCATAGTCATCGTGATCGATCCTGTTGTTCTTGATGACAAGACCTAGGATCTGATCTGCGAGTACGATATCATGGATCTTATCTTTGGCTATACTGATCGCTTTTCTAAATACTCCACCATACAAAGACTCCCTTGAATAAAGTCCAGCACCAGAGGTCGGATAACCAAAGTACTTTTTGTACTTGTTGATGATATCTTCTCTTTTGCCATAGCGCATGGCTTCTTCATAGTACTCTTTATTAACATCACTCTCGTATCTTTCATTGACGATACGGTTGAAGAGTCTGGTGAAAGGATTGATACTGTTTGCAGGTAATGCTATCAGTAAGTAGTTCAATAACCCAACACCAGTAGATCTTGCTTCGATGATGACAGTAAGATTCGTGTACTTCAAGATAAAAGACTCAATGAACTTACCAAAGACAAAGATGTTGGTGTAGTTGTAGTTACCACAACCAATGACTTTACCTGTCTTCACATCGGAGATGACTACTGCGATATCATCTCCTCCTGAGGCATCAGAAGTATCGATACCCATGATGCAGTGGTTATCCTGCATATAACGATCGACATCTTCTACATACCAACGGAAGATGTAGCTATGGATATCATCTTCCTTGGGCTTCTCTACTTTAGACAGCGATATGAGCTCAGCGTCTTGAGTAGATATCGGAGATCTTTCATTACCTGCTGTCCAGACATTGAAGTAATCACGGTTAGCATCATCACCTTCAGACTGGGTTCTTTCCATGGTCTCGATCAACCATTCATCCGAGTAACCAAGTTGTCTATGGGAGAAGGTACAGTTGACTCGATATACTCCACGAGGATTCTTCTTACGATCTACTCTACTATGCTTACGGACGACTTCTTCTAACTCCTCTTGAGAACCTACATCGAATAATAGTCTCTCGTCATAGACCATCGCTTCCATCAGCTGTTGATAGACATATTTGCCATCAGGATCATCTTTCTTACCAGCAGTAGTAGTGAAGATTACGCCATAAGGAGTACCATTGGCTTTGGCGATATCGATAGCAGCACCCATAGCAGGGAGTGCTGACTGGAAAGTAATCGATGCATTGGAGATAAAAGCTGCTTCGTCTATATGGAAAATAGGTGCTGTATCACCACGTGCTACTTTAAGTGCTGCTTTACGAGAAGCTTGTGCTACGAATGTTGCATACTGGTTATTCTTCTGGTTTATCGTAATAGTTTCACCATTGTTAGCATCTTTCTTGATACGCATATCCAAGTAATCAGGAAGATAATCCAGTATCTCCTTGATGTTATCAATGGTCTTTCTTCTAAGACTATCATCTTTGGTTAAGAGGTTAATCTTGGTATTATCGCATCTGACGTCCATGAGGTATGTGGAAAGTCCATTGGTGTTGAAGGACTTTCCTGTCTGCCGAGGTTGTACCAAATATACCGTGCAATGATTGAAGAATAACCACCAAAGGGCTATGTTAGATCGATTAGCCTTGACAGGACGTGGGTTAAGACCCCCTTCAGGAGGAGCTCTTAGTACTTCACGCATGTAGTACCAAGGATTGATCTTGCATTCAGCGGCGATCATGGCGATCTCACGTTCAGTGAGATTACTGGAATGTGGATCTACCTCTTTCAACATGGGATTGATTAGTGCTAGGTGAAAAGCATTGTTCTTGATCCCCATATCCCGATAGAGTTTACCGAGTTCTAGAAAGGAAGTATTGGTAGTCTCTAAGTGGATGGTGGCTGTGGGATACTTATTCCAGTCGTTCTGGAATAAGATCATGTCATTTTGGGTTGCCATAGTCCTTATCCTAAATCAATTAGTGTTCATTAGAATGACGTCAGTATAGACGGCATATCTCCCTACTAGGACTACCATTGGTCCTAGTAGGGAGTAAAGGATGTATGGCGCTCAGGTTATCTGAGAGGATCAGGGATGATCCTCGATGAAAAAAAAAGAATAGACGGCAAAAAAGCCCAGGGGTAACCCCTGGGCAATATCACATTATCAAAAGGAGAATCAATGTATCTGTTCATGAACCCAACAGATACACGGCTCGACTGATCTTAGTTACCCTAAAGAACAGTACATTACATCAACGACACTCGTAGATGTTCGGTGGAGCCCCCTGGAGGAATCGAACCTCGCGACTTCCATCCCACGCTTTTACGTCATCGGTTTAGAAGACCGATGTGGGGACAGGGGACTATATCTAGACAAAATATTGCTACTGATCCGTAATATATTCACTCTGGTGATCCAGATGGGATAACCAGACGTGCAATCGGTGTCTCTGATAGATGATTTCTTGCATGCGATAGATGAAACTGAGATAAGCTTTCATAATAGATACATCTTGCTCTACAAGGTCTTCTTGATAGCTTTTCTCAACAAGGACGATACCAAGTGCGATGATATCATCATACTTAGCAAGTAAGCCAGTATAGATATCTGTACTCAAAGCTGTCTCAATATCCATAGACTCTTGAGAAGGTCGTGTGAGTAATGCTTTCTTCAATGCATCAATCTCATCTAACTGTAATGACTGATAGAGGACGGAGACTTGATCAGAGTCTATGCTTTTAAACATATCTTCTTTAAAAGAGATCTCAGACTTGATCTTATTATAAAGATCTCTCTCTTGAATGATGACTTGTTTATAGTCTTGATGCTTAAGCTCGTCGAGTTGTTTCTGGATACTGTCTTGCAGGCTACGATAAGTCTCTTGGTCTTTCTTCTCGATGATCTCAGTCAGATCTTCCATCGTCTCTTGATAACCGATCTCTGAAGGATACTCCGTAAAGTATCCTTCATTGGCAAAACGGATCTCATGGTCTCCATCTAAGAGGAATAAGATCTCTGAAGCACTGGACTTGTTGATCGCTCTTTCTTCTTTAAGATGATCACGCAGACGTTTTAACTCTTCTACATGGCTATCAGAGAGATCGACATGATGGGGTTCTGTTAACGTAATCTTAACAGTAGTATCAGGAGCTATTGTAGTAGGCTCCTGATGAGACTCAGTTGACATAGTAGTATCATCATCTAGACTAAACTGTCTTTGGATGTCTTTTATATCCATAGCTTACTCTACTGGGATATCAGTATCAATCGTATCCCCATCATAGCTGATCAAAGCGGAAGCAATGAGATCAATGCTTGCAACGATCTGTTTTTTGGCTTGGTTAAGTCCTTCAGTACAAACATCTTTGAAGAGGGATGGGATATCAAAGAGATCACAAGTGATGCATTCATTCTCACTGGTGATGATGCTGTCTGGATATCTTGCTTTATATCTGACACCATAGACAGCTTTAAGTACTGCTTTGGTGTAAGGGACATCGACCAAGATGAGTTCATTGATGATGGAGATGTATTTGTTAGACTGCTTAATGAGCTCGATGTTGTACTGTTCATCAGAGCCTTGGAGCTTGTCATTAGGGATAGGCATCTTTCTCCCGATAGCAGCACCAGCTGCGAAGGAGATAGCTTTGTTCTTTAAAGTAGGATCAATACCTGAGAATAATACTTCTATCTCACGGTTAAGATTGACATCGATCATGATTTGTGTTCCTTCTAAGTAGTATGTTTTCAGTAAAGTGATTTCATCCGTATTGAGTATATACTCAATATGTCTTCAATTCATGTCCAAGGACAAAAAGATCATTAGCAGCAAGAGACTCAAGTTCTCTTGCGAGCTCTGCTTGTTTGACACGATCTTTCTGGAATCTCTTCTTAAGAAACTTGCTGATAAAAGCTTCATCGGTCTTATACAAAGCGATGACGCTATCGATCGCTTTGATGTCCTGTAGGATCTGATTGGATTTACCACCAGTGGTCTTGAGTTGGTTGATCAGATCTTCGCGTATCCGTTGGATACGGATGACACCTACGTCGTATCTATTTACCATATCCTGATAAACATCAATGGGTCTGTCTCTGAAGAAGAGATAGAGCCATCCAAGCGCCGAAAAGATAGTGAGGATGACATCTAAAGCTGTATAACCCTCGAAAATACGTCTGTTGATAGCGATGAACTGCGCTGCCTGTATTTCTGCTTTCTTCTTAAATATCGATGGATCATACAAGCGATTTATGATCTCTAGACCTTGCGCTAAAGCAAAGCCACCACCCTGTCGTGCGACATACTGGTCTGCGGTCTGTTCAGCAGCTGTAAGGTCGTATTGATCAGAGTCAGAGATACTCTTTAAGTGATTAATATTACCGCTAACAATACTAACAACCACTTTATCAGAGTGGTGAGCCAGATCTTGGATAGATCCTTTGTCCATATCGACATTAAGATGTTTAAGTCCGATACTGATCGATACTTCCCTTTCTTTAAGATCAGTGGATTTATTCAGGTTAGACATCAGCTGCAGGAGTACGACGTTAGTCCTGAAACATACACCAAGGGCCGCCATAAAAGTAAAGCAATGACCTATCTCGTGCATGATAACTGCAGCTACTGCTTCTACTGGGAAGTCATTACTGGTAATGAATGTATATCCAGTAAAGACAGAGTTGTGTATCTTAGCAAAGTCTCCTGTGACTTTGCCTGTCTTACGGGATACCGTACCTTTGAAGCCCTCCGGATAGTCTTTCTCGATAGTTTCACTGACCTTATCAAAGAACTTTTTATTGTATTTACCAAAGATGTCGTGTTGGATATCTAATATCGAGTTATGTAAAACAGGCGCAAACATCATCGTGTTTGCTACACTGGTTTTGATATTGTCATCTTTTACGACATGGAGTTTTGCAGTCATCCCCGTATGCTTTTTCACCAATTTAGCAAAAGCTTCATTGTCAGGTGCTTTCAAGAAGTCTTCATCAGTGAAGTTGTAGGCACTTTTATTAACAAGCACAAGTTCAGTGGGATTATTCCGCCAGTGCTGGATCAATGCTACCAGCTCTTTAAAAAAGCCAGAGGACTGACGATCGATCACGATCTCTTCACTAGAGATCGTGAGATCTTTCATCTCTGGCATGAAGTCTGTTATCTTACGCATGCGTATTCCTTAGAAATGTTTAAACAAGTGACCCTAAGTATATGCTCCTTTTTAAACCGGTGTAAAGAAGCCTCAAAGTCATAGGCTTATACCCCATGCGCTACCAGGAATCCTTATATGTCCTCCATGACCAATAAACCTATCCCTAAAGAAGATATCATCTCACGTGAATGTAGATTTGTCATCCCGATAGACCAAGGTCCTACAGATCTTCACCTAGTCAAAGAGAAAGTCTATCTCAAAGATGACACTACTACTAAGAGAGTGATGCTCGTCGAAGACTACAAAAGACCTTACTACGTTGCCAAGATGAATCAACGTAATTATAAGCAGAAAAAAGAAAGAGCACCTTTAGAAGACCTTGAGGAAAGAACCGTTACTAGAAGAGAACAGTTCTTTGACCTTAAAAGAACACTTGGTATGCTCTGGCACAAAGGTCATCCTAACGAGGTCTATGGTAATCCTTACGTCTATGGTACTGACTACGAACACAGTAGTTATCTTAAATGGCGGTATCAGAAGAAGTACGATAAGTTCTCTCCTTTTGATATTGCGGTATTTGATATCGAGACAGACACCTTACATGGAACTAATAAAACCATCATCGCCACCCTTTCTTATAAAGACAAAGTCGTCACTGCTGTAGTGAAGGACTTTGTTAAAGGGATTTATGATGTCAAAGCTGAGTTATACAAGAAATTTGACTTCTATCTAGGAGACGTTAAAGAACAAAGAAAGATCGAGTGGGAGTTAGTGTTTGTTGATACAGCAGGACAAGCGATTATTGAGGTCTTTAAAAGAGCGCATCTATGGTCTCCTGATATCGTCGCTATCTGGAATATTAACTTTGATCTTCCAAAGATCTTGGAAGATCTCAAAGATGAAGACATAGACGCAGGACAGGTACTATCAGACCCCTTAGTACCGATAGAGTCTAGATACATCAAGTACCATGAAGGACCACTGTATCGCAAAAAAGAAGATGGATCACTCACCCCCATGAAGCCAGCACAACGCTGGCATTGGGTAGAAGTCCCTGCATCTTTTTACTTCATAGATGCGATGCAGGTGTATTACCAGATCCGTAAATCAGGACAAGATGAACCTAGTTACGCACTGGATGCTATCTTAGATAAAGAACTAGGGATTAGAAAACTCAAGTTCAAAGAAGCTGATCATCTTAAATCCAACTCTATCCAGTGGCACAATTTCCTGCAGAAGAACTTTCCGCTTGAGTACATCATCTACAACGTCTTTGACTGTGTCTCTATCGAGATGCTAGATGAACGTACTTATGATCTCTCGATCACTATGCCACTAGCTTTAAAGACCTCTCATTTCAAGATCTACTCCTCTGAACCAAGAAGAACTTGGGATAAGTTATACGGATTCTTGATCGATCGAGGCTATGCACCAGGGACATCAGCTAACGTCACGATGCCACTGGATCAAAAACAAGTCAATCGGCTGGATTGGATATCTACACTACCTGCACACTTGATGCTTTTAAAAGAATCCAAATGGTATCTCGAGAAAGGTAAGTTCTATACCAAGATCAGAACACACTGTGCAGACTCTGATATCTCAGCAGCTTACCCCAGTAATGGTGTTGCTTTAAATATCTCCAGAGAGACGACTTCTAAAGAGCTTCTCTCTATACAGGGTGTTCCTACATTAACACGCAAGATCCAAGGCATGAACCTCTCTGGAGGTCATGCTAATGCTGTTGAATTCATGCATCATCTCTTCAATCTCCCTGACTTATTCGAGCTCAATAAGCTCTATCAAGAGCACTATCTGGGTAAGTCAAATATGTTATAATCAGGAGGATGTGAGTTCCTACTCCTCCTCCTTGATCTCTGTTCTCTACAGACATTTTTTAATTTCATCTAAGGAAATGTTTATCTATGTTAGACACAAATGTAAATCGCCCCGACTTTGCTTGGCTGAATGAATCCTCACGGATCTTTCTCCATCGTGGATACCTTCTGGAAGGCACAGAACCTGAAGATCGGATAAGATATATCGCAGACCATGCTGAGAAATTACTAGACTATCCAGGCTTTGCGGATAAATTCTACCACTACATGGCAAGAGGTTATTATTCACTGGCTTCTCCTATCTGGTCTAACTTTGGTTTGGATAGAGGGTTACCCATTAGCTGTGTCACTGGTGATACTTGGATCAATACCAACAATGGTGGTAAACAAGCGAAAGATATCGTGGTAGGAGATATGGTCCTTACCCACAAGAACCGTTATCGTCCTGTCACCAAAGTAATCCCGACCAAAGATAAGGGTGATATCTATCGGTTAAAGATAGGTACCAGGATGACAAATCTTCACATTACAGGAAACCACCCAGTGTTAACGAACATGGGTTGGGTTAAAGTAGAAGATCTCGACAAAACAAAACACCTTGTGGCCGTAAATGGTCAAATCGAACACGATGAGAAAGACTACATAATCGACATGAAAGAATTTGTCGATTACGATTTCTACGTAGAAGATGGTTTTATTATTAAGAAAAATCTTGGTGTGAGAGCGGATAGTCCTGATAATAAGTACTACGCGAGACCTTGCGAGTTCGTGGAGCTTGACCAAGATTTGTCATGGGCGTTAGGTTTATGGTTTGCAGAAGGCTCGTTGTCAACGTCAACCACCAAAATAAACGGTGTTGCAAAACCAAATGGCATTAGACTTACGTTAAACATGAATGATGGTGACCTTGGAGAACGATGGATTAAAATCATGGTCAATAAGTTTAACGTAATTGCCCAGTCTTACGGAAGTGAAATCGTTAGAAATGGTAAGTTAAACTCCTGGTTCAACATTAACGTTAATAGCGTCGTCATCGGAAAGTTTTTTGATTCCTTTGGTCGCGGTTGCAAGATAAAACAGATCCCGGAATGGATGTTATCCTCTACTAAGGAAAACCTACAGGCTTTCTTAGATGGGATACTTGCTGGTGATGGGACAGAAAAGAAAGATATGGTATCCCTGACCCTTTCTAACCCCGTACTCGCACTACAGGTGTATCAGATTGGTCTCATTCTTGGTCACGACATGTCGTTACAGATGCAAGAGAAAGCCGGAAAATTATCGACGACCCAGTATGTATATATCGTTGCTTTTAGAGGATATGTAAATTCATTATCCATAAACAACGTACGTTCTGGGGTTAAATTTCAAGACGGGTTAACATATTGCCCAATTATCACCCTTGAGAAAACCGATAAAGTAGAAGATGTATACGACTTTACCGTAGAAGAAGACCATTCTTTCTCTTGTGCAGGTGTGATCGTCCACAACTGTTTCGGTAGCTACATAGGCGACTCTATCTACGACATCATGAGCACCACTGCTGAAGTGGGCATGATGAGCAAAACTGGTGGTGGTACTTCAGGCTACTTCGGTGCTATCCGTCCACGAGGGGCTCCGATCAAAGACAACGGTCATTCTGATGGTTCCTTTAACTTCGCTAAACTCTTCGATACGGTTATTGATGTTATCAGTCAAGGTACGTGTTACGAAGAAGGAACAGAAGTCCTTACTGATAAAGGATTTAAAGATTTCAGAGATGTCAAGAAAGGTGAAGATCTTTTAGCACATGTGGATGAGTATAACAATATCAGTTATACTGACACCTATGATCTCATCACCGAAGATCACAATGGTGAGATGTATCACTACTACGCAGAAGGTAAATTTGATCTCTCTGTCACTCCTAACCATCGCATGGTCTTTGGTGGGTATCGATACAAAGGAGAAGGGGAAAACATCTTTCCTGACTGGGATGAGAAAACGGATATCGCTCAAGCCAAAGACTTAGTGTTAGATGATTATACCCGTCTTTTCTATCTGGACAAGAACACTAATGTCCAGTGGGTGGTAGGTAGTGATGTACAAGTCTCTAAAGTGGACTATCAAGGTAAAGTCTATTGTGCAACCGTTCCTCTAGGCAGACTCGTCGTTAGAAGGAACAACACGGTTTGCATTTCCGGAAACTCTCGTAAGGGCCAATTTGCAGGTTATATCGATATCGAGCATCCTGATATCGAGGAATGGCTCGATATCCACAAAGAAGGCAACCCTATCCAGCTCATGTACTACGGTGTCTGTATCGGAGATCAGTGGTTAAAAGAGATGAAAGAAGGGGATGCTGAGAAAAGACGTATCTGGGCTAAAGTCCTGCAACGTAAAGCTGAGTCTGGTATCCCTTATCTCTTCTTCAAAGACAATGTCAATAATCAGAAACCTGATGTCTACAAAGACAAAGACATGACGATCTACGCCAGCAACCTCTGTGTCTCTGGCGATACGACCATCTTAACAAAAGAGTACGGGCATACGCCGATAGCTGAACATGTTGGTGAGTTTGTTACTGTTTGGAATGGACAAGAATGGTCTCCCAATGTACAACTTGTTAAGACGGGTGAAGATCAGGAACTCTATCTGGTAAAACTTTCTAATGGTCGAGAGATCAAGTGTACGGGGTATCACAAATGGTTTATCCAAAATGACGTTAATGCGGCCTCTACTATAACAGAAACTAGGTATCTCAAACCTGGTGACGCGTTGGAACAATGGCTTTTGCCTACTGACGATGGTGGTGTCACTGAAGCAGAACATGTGTCTATTGCTTCTGTTACCAAACTTGAAGAGAGAGAAGATACGTACTGTTGTAAAGAACCATTGCGACATGCTGTGATATTCAATGGGGTAATGACATCCCAGTGTTCAGAGATTGCCCTGCCATCATCACTCGAGGAATCCTTCGTATGTTGCTTGTCTTCCATGAATGCACTCTACTTTGATGAATGGAAAGACACGGATGCTGTAGAAACCATGACGTATTTCCTTGATGCTGTCATGGAAGAGTTTATCCAGAAAAGTAAATCTATCCCCATGATGGAAAAAGCTCACCGATTTGCATCTCGTCACCGTGCTATCGGTATCGGAGTACTGGGGTGGCACTCTTATCTGCAGTATAAACACACACCTTTTGATTCATTCCAGGCGATGCAGCTTAACAATGAACTCTTTAAAACCATCCAAGAAAGATCTTACGCAGCATCTCGTGAGATGGCTGAACGCTATGGTGAACCAGAGATTCTGAAAGGATATGGCAGGCGCAACACAACGACCATGAGCGTTGCTCCGACGAAATCCTCTTCTTTCATCTTAGGTGGTGTATCTCCATCAGTCGAACCTATCCGCAGCAACTACTACATCAAAGATCTCGCCAAGATCAAGACGACCTATCGTAACCCTTTACTCACTAAGGTCTTGCAAGAGAAAGGTCTTGATAATGAAGCGACTTGGCAATCAATACTCGTCAATGATGGATCTGTGCAACATCTTGAAGGTCTTTCGGATGAAGATAAAGAAGTGTTCAAGACATGGCAAGAGATCTCTCAGCTGACTATCATCCAACAAGCTGCTCAACGCCAGAAGTATATCGATCAAGGACAGTCTATCAATATCCTAGTCCATCCAGATACCCCAACGAAAGATATCAACCAACTCTATCTGACAGCCCATGAACTGGGAATGAAATCTATCTACTATCAGTTCAGTATGTCAGCCGCACAGAAGTTCAACAGAGCTTTGTTGAACACCTGTACGACATGTGAGTCTTGATGTATAAATAAACTACGCGTCATATGTCCCCTGATACACCCATGAGGTGTATCAGGGGTATATGCCGTCTTCATCACTACTATCGATATAAGATCTCTTATTGATACACACCTGTGGTGTGTTGGTAACAGATTTGTTGGTAGATTTTGGTTTTCTTGATCTGATGTTTACCAGCATGTGCGAGTAGTGCTGTCGATACCAACGAGATCATCGAGAGCACTACGATACTTAAGTGATCATGGTAGATCATGTTGTACCATCCTGCACACACTGCAAATAAAAACATCTCTATCGAAAAAGCGATCATCATCGCTCTTCGATATCTTTTCATCAGGATCTTTGGGAGTCTCCAGTAGGCGAGTAACGCATACAAGGAAAGTCCCATCGATACCACGGTAGATAGAAGCGTGATATACATAAACGCTATCCTTTATTCAAATTAGGTTGAAAGATACAGGTGTAAGAACCACACCCACCTTAGCATAAATGATTGTCAATGATGAACTGAATATAATCAGGATCTCCTTTTACAGAGACATGGGAGAGACCATAACGTCTTGCTTTCTTCAGTCTATAACAGAGGATCCAGATATAGACCACCATACCTTGCAGGAATGCCCACAAGACATAGAGCGAGAATAATAAAAAGACATAGACCTCACCACTGTAGAACTGCAATGGGATCGTTGACATCGTCATGAATGCTATCGTATATATCGTAAAGAGGAACTTGTTGAAGACAGATATCCTAGTGAAGATCACTAAGGATATCATCAGCCATGCCATGATCCCTACGAGATAACTTAGTACGGTATACATCATAGACAGTGCTACCTATAGATCTTTTTAAAGATAGTAGTATCAAGATCACAGTATGACATAAAAAATAAATACAGCATATAGACCCACTGGCTGTCCTTATTGGACAGCTAGCGGGGAGGGGTTTTATGTTCACGATAGATAGACAAAGAGAAACTGATCACCACGATGAATAAAAAGCTCATATTCGTCCAGAGAAAACCCTGTTCTTTGATATGCACTATTGTTGCAAAGAAGAGATAGAAATAAAGAGTGTAAAAGAACAAATGGGTGGTGCATTTAAACCAGGATTTGTTTTCTTCAAACACCATGAATACGGTTGCAAACACCAGACTAAATAACACGATATAGGTATATGTGTCCATGTAAGGATTCCTTCTTAGAAAGCTTATACACGACTTATCTTGATAAAGTCATACTTGTATATAGGAAAATAGAGATAACGCCTCAGACGCTCATTCAGAGCGATCTAGAGGCATCTGTGCGTGAGCACGACTCTCTGAGAGGTTATCATAGGTAACCTCGATGAAAATAAAAGATGTCATGTATCCCTGATGTACCCGTAGGTACATCAGGGTACAGTGGTTTATGACAAGCAGTATCTGACCACCGTGGTGATCATCCCTTGGGCTAGCATCAAGAATGCTATCCAGAGGAAGATCTTACCGACGATCTTAAAGCTTGTTTGATAATATCGCCTCAACATCAGAAAGAGCTGAAGGCTACCATAAGCAAGCCATGTTCTCATGGCTACCTCCTAAACAATATTTTCATTGCACCAGAACTTGCGGAATAACCGCCGTTCTGTCTTTTTGAACTTTTTATATCTGGGTTTCTTTTGACCCAGACTACGATCAAACTGACGCATGAAGTTCAAGTCTTCGGTGATATAGTCAACACCAGACGCATCTAGCGCAGCTTTCAGGATACGTTCCTTCTCATACTTCGCAGTCCCTGCGAAGAAGATAAAGCATGCTACGATGAGCGTTGATGTCAGAACCGCAAATGTTATCACTACCCACATAGGCAGGATACCTTTGGGTAGCAGTGCGATCAGCCAGACGAACATTAATGTTGTTGCTGTGATACCAGTGTAATAGAACTTCTCCCTAAAGGAGAAAGGGGTGATCCACCACAGTTGGACCAGCATCACTGCACAGAGTGATGATGCGATCGTTGCGAGCAGGTTATAAGTGCCGTTCATGTTTTATCTCCTAGATAGATTAAAGATTAAGAAAGATCATCATAGATACCTCTCGGTAGATGACGTGTTTAGACGACATTTTCGAGTGAAAGGACCAATGGTCGTCTATGGAGATAGTATATATCTGAAATTTTTTAGTTTGCAATTTCTTTGCAAAAAAGACTATACGTCATATACCCCTACCCAGGACTTATCATCCTGGGTAGGGTAGCAAACGTTTTCTGTGTGAAGATAAGAGATACGTGTGTCATTAACGGAGGATGTATCTCTTATCTGTAGATCAGATCACTTCTTACCAAGCTTCTCAGCAGCATCTTGGCTGAAGTAGGTGGCAACTTTCTTCATCGTAGAGTTGCGGGTGGATACACCTGCGATCTCGATGCTGGATTTGACGCTACCGTACTTGGTGATAGTAGAACCATCACCGTCTTTCTTACCAGGGACGCGGACTTCTTGACTGCGCAGCATCTCATGGTTGATCTTGTCATGAGAACGGATCGTCGGGATAGAAGTGGTGACGCTTTCAAGATCACTGTGTTTCTTCAGACCATCGATCGCGACTTCTGAGAATGCTACCTGTGAGGCTACAGCAAAATCAGACAGTGCGCCTACTACTGCTTTGCATTCTTTCAGGGTGACACCTTCTGGCAAGGTGTTTTCAAAGACACCTTCGCCTGCAGTGACTACACCGGTTTTACCATCAAAAGACATGGTCTTCTTGATAGCATCAGCTTTGTCACGCAGGTCTTGCGAGATGATCTTTGATTCAACGATGTTGTTTGACATGGATTATTCCTTCTAGATCTAGATAAAAAGAAAAGTGGTGTTAATCAGGGACTAACACTGGATGCATGAATCTCGTGTAAAAATACCAAGCATCCATGTTGTATAATCTATATCTGAATTTTATTCAGATATAGAGATCTAGTCTGTAGTATAGTCAAATCCACGTATCTTGGTAGAGTACGCTATTGGGATCGATACTTCACCGATGTAGAGATAGCTGTTGGGTTTGGCTTTCAGGGTTATGTAGTCACGGTTATCCTGACGGTATTTCAGGATAGATACAGATTGAGTCAATAAGGGTATCTTGTTCTTAAAGAAATCTAAGATATCCTCATCGGTTTCGACATACTCTGGGATCTTCACTAAGGATTTATTAAAGATCTGCCAGAGAACCTGTAGATCTAATCTGCGGTAGTGATAATAATCGTATCCCTTGTAGTCTGAGGTCAATGTTGCTGTGACCAGTACTTTGGTATTGGTCTCGATGGTAGCATTGGGGTCTTGAGGAGAGACCGAGATGTCTTTGGTCTTGATCGGTGGACCTAGAGTCACATCTGTATCGATGAAATCAGTATCATTGTCAAAGTTCATCTGGTAGAGGAGGTTTTCTGTCTCTGAGAGGTTCTCATCAAACTCTCCTGACCAGAGATGGATCTTGTCGTAGAAGTTGCTGTCTTTTTGCATGAGGATCTCTTATTGTGGGGACACCGTGATCAGAGCTTGATTGATGTAGGTATAGTTAGTGTTATCTTTGTTTGCCGTGATCGTGATGACTTTGGTGTTAGCAATCGTTGATACTTGATAAGAACATGCTGATCTGATCAGACCTATCTGTTCTACGACTTTGTTGATACAGTCCTCATCTGAGAGATCTGCTGCATGGGTATCAATGATCTTTTTCTCTGTCCCTAGTTTCTTGATGGCGAGTTTATCGATATCGATACGGTTATAGATCAGTAGCACTGATCTTGCAAGGACGGATTGATCTTTCTTATTGGTGATCAGGAGCTGGGTGTTGTAGATACGGTCATCATGACCAGGTTCTTTTTTGATGCGATAGAGTTCATTGACATCTTCAGGGAGGGTGATGTTGGTGTTTTCAAGAGTGATGTTGTTAGTGATGATGGTGTTGGCGAGAAGATAGAGGTTCTCGACAGAGGTTTTGGTGATATCGATATTGAAAGTGGGCATAGAAGCATTTCCTATAGAGGGACTCATATAAGAAAAAGAAGAGGTCATAGATCCTTACTAGCTACCCTTGATGGATAGCTAGTAAGGATAGAGGGTTTATGACGTGTATACGTCTATTAGACTGTTCCCAACATCTTAGTTGTATCTAAGACCTTGAGAATCAATCTGCTTTGGGCCGGATGCTTCTTCACCTCTGATATGCCATTCACTGGAAGCGAGGTTAGGGAGCAGGGGTTGCAGACGGGTTTTCTCTTCTTCAGAATCCACATAAACCTTAGCGACATGGGAGCTATCAAAAGCAGATGATCCAACAGTCACCAATCCAGGATAGAGATCTACTCTTTCGATCACCATGTGTGAGAATGCACGCTCTTGGAGTTCCGTGACATTGATGAGATCCAGTTTACCGTCGATGTGTGCTTGATCCAAGAAGTTACCAGGTACTTGGGCCAAAGCTTTACTAACGATGACATTGTTCAAACTCTTCGCTGCGATCAAATCTTCAAAATCAGAAGAACCGATCATATCAGAAGTGAAGTAGAACTTAGAATTGTCATCATGTCCAGAGAAGGTAAACTCAGAGTAGGTGTCATGATTTCTATCAGCAGCACCTTGATCATGGGTGGGAGTATATTTAACTACACCCAGATGACCATCTTGGTTGACTACTTTGTTCTTGATAACCGCAATGAATGACTTGACGCTAGAGGTATTGATCAATGAGACTTTACCAAAAGCATTATCACCCAAGGTTGCAATAGACTCTGGTAAGGTCAACTCTTCAGTGACTTCACTACCACTATTGGCAAAGGCATTCTCACCAACTTCAGTCAGTTTGTTGCTCCACTGGATGTGGTTGATCTTGGATACTGCTTCTTTGAAAGCATCTTTACCGATCTTGGTGATGTTGTTGTGGAAGTAGAAAGAATGGAATTCTGTCCCATCCGTAACCTCACCTTTTTTGGCAAAGCCTTCCGGTACTTCTGTGACATTGACAGGGAATGCAATCTCACTAAGACCTTGAACGACACCCAAGCTGGTTTTGTTATCCATCTTGAAGAAGATGCTGTGGTCATTAAAGTTTTTGCACACACCAACATCTTCAGCACGATCACTAATCTGGTAGCTAATCTTACCGATAAAGGCTTTTGAAGTCGCATCTGCTGTGACCGTGAATACTTTCTTACCCGTTGCAACATCTTCTTTATCGAGATCTTGATCTACGGTGATGTTCGTATCGGAAGGAAGATCCAACTGCTCTTTGATATAGGCTTTGACATTATTATCAAACTGGGTGCTCTCTACTTCTTGGAACTCATTACCACTGACGGTGTATCCCGGTACCAGGTTTTGCTTGTTCTTGTTCTCAATGTCAGTGTTTTTAGCTTTAGCAAAACCAGAGAGGTTCAGACGACGATAGTTCAAGGTGTAGGTCTTTTTCTTACTACCGTCAGCGTAGACCACACTCATTTTGGTGTTACGGGTAAAGCTATCTGCGTTGTCATCATCAGAGGTGCTGACACCTTCTATGACAGTAAGAGATCCCAGAGTCACCCCTGTACCATCGGTCGGGATCACTGTCTGATCCCCACCACTACGCAGATCTTCATTTAAAAGATCGATGATGACTTTGGTCTCTGTAGTATTTTTATCAATACTCATGGTGTTGTGTCCTTTATGTTAGATATGTTAAAATTAACCGTGGTAGTGTAAGCCTTCAGAGGTGATCACTTTCGGCTCAGGCTCACCAGGGTTAGCGGGGGGAGGAGTAGGAGTGGTAGACTCACGATGTTCCCAGGTAGCAGAAGCGAGTACTGGGGCAAGAGCCTTGATACGATCTTCTTCTGCTTTGTTGTCAACAACGACTTTAGTGACAGTAGTGTTTTGGAAAGCATGTTCTGCTACTTGGGTGAGTGCAGGTGAGAACTCTACTTTATCAATAGTTGCGTCTTTGAAAGCATTACCGATAGTGGTAACATGTTTCAGATTCAAGACATGTCCTTCACCCAACGTGAGATGATTGAATGCATCATCAGGGACTGCAGTATAGTCTTTGCTCAGAGTGACATCTTTGATCAAAGATACAAAAGTGTTCTCATGCAAGAGATCAGCGTGGGTAGAGAGGTCAGTAGTAGTCAAGAAGAGTTTCGTGTCTTCATGACGACCATTGAACGTGAGCTCTGAATAGTTGCTATGTTCAGTGTCACCACGACCTTGTTCATCAGTAGGTAGATACTTCAGATAACCATTGTTATCTGTCGTTCTTGCTGCATCAACTTTCAGTGCTGCGATGTAAGAAGGCAGTGTGGTGAAAGTAAGGCCTTTGACGATACCAAAAGCTTTGTTACCGATAGTGGTGAGGTTGCCAGGGACAGCAACGACATCAGAAGTAGCCCCTACAAATGCTTCTTCACCAATACTGGTCAGAGATGCAGGTAATCCCCCTTCAATATCACTCAAAGAAGAGACAGAGCTTGCAAAAGCACGGCTACCGATAGAGGTGACCTTATCATGCAGTGTAAGTTTATCAATCTTCACATCAGTGTTAGCGAAACCTTCAGGGACTTCATTAAGTCCTACGGGGAAGACCAGTTGTTTCAGTTCCAGATTACTGAGTTTGCTATTGGCTTCTACTTTGGTAAAGCCATGAGTATCGTCTTTCTTGACATACTCAGCAAAGTTCTTAGCTCTGGTGAGTGCTTTGTAAGGTACGACACCATGATAAAGATAAGAATGGATAGAAATCGCGACATTGAAAGTAGAGACACCTGTTTTGATATCATACTCCTCACCATCAGCGATATCAGCATCTGTGGTAAGACCAAAGACTTCTTTGATCTTATCTACTGCTACTTTCTTATACGCTTCAGCTTCTGTTGGTGCGCCTTCGCTATCATGACGCAAGATCTCGTTGTTGCCTTTGGCATTATCGAGATCAACGGCTTCTTCTTGGGCAACCCCTTTCAGATGCAGCCTGCGATAGTTGAAGACGATCTTCTGGGTTTGACCATCTCTTGTGTAAGAGAGTTGGATCTGGGTGTTGGGGACGACAGTAGTGTCATCGAAACTATCGGCCACACCAGGTAAGACATTCGGTGCACCGAATGTGACATCTTCGACCACAGTCGGTGCGCTAAATCCGACCTTCTGTTTGGTCAGATCTTCGTTGAGCTGACGCAGTATGTTCAGCTTCTCAGGGATGGTTTTATCGATTTTCATCAAAGTTACCTTAAGGATTTAAATGAAAGTACTACGATGACATGTAATCTTATTTACAAGAAACATGCTCAAAAAATAAAAGAAAAAAATAAAATAAGAGTAGTGGTGATCCAGAGGAGATGTCTCCTCTGGATCTTCTAGGTTATGACTGTGATTCTTTGGTCACAGTCACGGTGGTTTTAGTATCGTCTTCCATGAACCACCAGATAGCAGTGGCTACAGCAGTGAAGACACCAGTTGTGATGAGATATGCAGTTGATTTTGACATAGTTGTTCTCCTGTTGTTAGGACTGTAAAGAAAGGTGTTACAGTCATGCCAAAGACTGTAACACCTATTTAGGGTTAATGACCCATCTGGGGTCAATGGTGAACTAAGTCACCGTGCGCACGAGCCCCGATATAAGTTAATATCAGGCTAACGAGTGCGCATTTAACGACCATCTCCAAAATGGATTCTGTTTGTGGAAACATGATTCCATATTGGAAATAGACGGGCTCAGGGGTGATCCACACGTAAATGAGGTACACCGATAGAGCCAACATCGTGACCACGTGCGCTACTTTGGTAGCCACATGGTTGTGATATTTATGGTAGCTCAGGATCTGATAAGTCCTGAATCCTACTAGAATGAATGCGAAAACACCGTAAATGTGAAAAGTAGGGGTGTTTAGCATGTTTAATATATCGGACATGAATTTTGTCTCCTTTATAAAAAAGATCGTAAGGTGACGTCTCTTAAAGTCGACGTCATTGACTTATATAAAGGTTGGGAAGGTCATCTTGCGATCATCTTCATGTAAAATGATATATATCTGAAAATATTTTAAATGCAATTTATGCGTCATTTCTTCCTCAGTCTTACAGACTGACTCAGATAGACGCTACGCGTCATAAACCCCTACCCAGGACTTAGTATCCTGGGTAGGGTATATGACGTCTAGTCTTTTGGACTGTATAGACTTACATCACACGACTGTCTTACGGGCATTGAGTACCGTGTTGACAGGAGTGTATTCTCTTGCAAATGCAGGTTGATCTTTAGGCAGAGGTGATGTTGGACTCACCACAGTCTCTTTTGGAGAGGCTGCTGCTTGCATCATCCCAGGGTTTGCTACAGTACCAGGTGGTGTTTGTTGCAGCACCATAAGGACTTGCTTCAAGATCTCCAGTTGATCTTTACTGACGGTGATCTGTTCTTGCATGAGATTTGGCATGGATACCAATGCTTCACTATGCAGATCTCGTTGTTTGGTCTGCTGCATCTCTTGTACACGAGAGGTATCAGGTCTTCTTGCCATGGGATCAGCATTTCTGACATACTCCTGGATCGCTCTGTCTTGCGGTGAGACTTGGTTATTGGTAAGTCCATCGTAAGTATCCGCTTTGACATAGCCGTCTTTCAAAGGACCGACAGCTTGAGTATTAGGCGTATTAGCATCAGTAGACAGATCTGTATTCGCAGATGTTGTCTGACCTGTACCACCAGAGAGATCACGCCAGAGTGTTACTGCACCACCACGACCACTACGGTAAGGCATGATGGAGCGTTGCACCCAATCAGAGACCCAGTTACGACCATTGTAGATCTGGATATGACCATGGGGGTGACCGCCCGTTCTACCATAGACGATGACATCTCCGATCATGTATTGTCCGTCATTAGGAACTCTTGTAAAACCAATCGTCCCTAAGAGATCATTGTACATGTACGCTGACCCTAGAGGGGTGAACTTATACCCTGCTGCTTGCAGTGCTTTTCTGACGTACTCTGCACAGCGTCCACGTGAGTTGGATGCTGCATTAGAGGTTGCATAAGTAGCAGCTTTGACAGCTTTATCAGATCCTTTACCGACACTAGAGTTGATATTCTTATCCTCACCATTGTTGGCTGGGACAAAATCATCACCTGTGTTGACAGGATTTAAGATCGCATTACCAGAGTAGCTACTGCTAGGATCACCATAGGAGGTGGTTTTCATTAAACCATAGCCGTCTGTATTAGGACCTATATTTGACGCCATCTGACTGTAGTTTCCTGTAGTAGACTGATCTCCACTGACAGGAGCAGCTGCACTCTGAGTCGTTGCAGAGGTATTATCCATCCCTTGCATACCTTGTTGGATCCCTGCCATCAGCGATGACGTAGACCCTAAGGAGGATGAGATATCATTACTAGGAGTTGCATTAGCGCCATTTTTCTCGAATTTAGCATAGCCTTTATCAGCAAATGCTTTATATCGACTGTTGATCGCACCCGCCCAGTAGTTGTAGAAGTTTAAAGGTGTTGCAGATCCTGCACTCCTGGGGAGGTTAGACTGCATGTTTTTACCGATCTTACCTTCTACAGAAGAACCTGTTCTTGCAGCATGGTAAATTTGAGTTAACCCTCCTGCACCTTGCTGGTGTGCCAGATAGAGATGTAACGGGTTATCCATGGGAGCACCTTTGACTCTTCTAGCATTGATCGCCATATAAGCTTTCGTTGCAGCAAAGTTGATCCCAGGATTCATGACGTTTTCAAAGCCACCGACACCACCTTTGAGTAGAGCATTAGCTTCACTCCAGGCATCTCTTCCCATCTGACCTAAGCCTCTATAGAGACCATTGGGAGCAACTGCTGACGCATCTCCCATGGACTCTATCGCGATAAACTGGTTCATGAGTTTGTTATCTGAACCAAATATCGGTTTACCATTACGGGTACCTGTACGATAGAGTTTAGCTTGCAGAGCTTCATCGAGGATAGGGATACCAGTCCTGATCTTGATCGCTGGAGATGGTACTTCTGACCCCACAGGTGGTATTTGACCACCACCGTAGGAGACATCAGACACTTGTGCCATCTGACCCTGGTTGATGCCTTGTTGGATACCTTGTGCCATCCCAGCCATACCGATGCCTCCTACGGATGCCATAGATGATGTCATCCCAGAGACCGAATCAGCATAAGCTCCTGGTCTAGCAATAGACGTAGGAGGAAGTGTTGTATCAGAAGAACTCTTGTCATTGCCATAGACAAAATCCATGATTGATTTTGTAAGCGATGAGTTCTTGACAGAGTTCAAGAAGCTATCGTAGTTGTTGGTAGCTTCTTTCTTGTCAAGATCTTGCACTGATACTTTCTCTTCTTGCACCTGATCTTTCGCTTGTTTTCTAAGATAAGCGATATTATCATCAGTGGTGAAAGCATACTGGTTTAGTTCGTAGTCTTTCCAAGGAGAAGTCTTCATGGTGAATACTGAATCTCCTCTGGTCTCATTAGCAGATTGCTTCAGATCAGTGGTTGCCATCAGGAGGTTTCTGGCGATATTGAGTTTCGCATAAACAGAGAGGTTCTCTGCTTTATGCAGATTCTTCGCATCTCTGATCTGATACTGCGCTAAGATCGCACGCCATTTCAGGTATACAGGCAAAAACCTTTCCTGAATGTACGTAGAGACCGACCATCTGGAGTTCATGTTGACACCTGTGTTGATGAACATGTCCAAGATCTTAGAGAGATCACCTCTGTAGATACAGGTGTTGTCATCTTTGAGGGTGATACCTGGATCTTGATCAAAGGTCTGTTCTAGCTGCATGAGCTGGATGACTCTTTCTCTATCATCGACTGAAGTGAGACCATAGCACTTCAGCCTGATCGCTGTTAATGCATCGATCTTGATCTCACCTGTGGTGGTAGAGATCTTGATCGGTGTGAAGCTTGCTTCTTTGACATTAGCAGAGATGTTAGATAGGGATGCACCAGCAACAGTTTTTGTGATTGTGGATAAAGCTTTATTGTTGTCCTGGGACAGACGAGCTTCTATCTGACTACGCTCTTGTTGCTTACGGATCGCATACTCACTATCTGACTCAAACCAAGGTCTGGAGAAGAATCCATCAGTCTCATCTAGAGCAGATTTGACTGCTGTTTCTTTTAGCTCTTGGGATCTTTGATTTAGGAGATTAGCGACATCTCCTGGACCCATCGGGAGTTTAGAGAGATCAAAGGGGTTGATGTTACATTGATACATCGAAGCAGGTGCTGTTCTTAAGGCTTCGATGATGTTGTATTTCTCTTCAGGTTTCACCTCGTCTAGATAAGCAATGATCTTCTTCGGATAATACACTTTCAATGCTTGGACGTTCATCTGGAACACCGGGATGAAACGTTCCTCTAACCAAGTCTGGATATAACTCAGTCTTTCCTCTGTAGTCTCTTCAGTGATACCAAAGAGTTTATACGCTTCTTCCCCATCGATCTTTTCACGATCTACTAACCATTGTCCGTTATGTTCTACCAAGGCTTCTTCAACGATCTTCTCAAGAGTTAAGATAGGATCGATGAACTCTTTCTGCTTAGGATCGAAACCATATTGGACAAAGCGGATATGTTCCATCTCAGAGAGCTTACCTTTCTTGACCCAGTGACGGATTTTGTTGACTCCAGCACCACCACCCCAGCCTAAAAGTCCTCCGATACCAGCACCTATCAAAGTACCTACACCAGGGAAGATCAAAGTACCGATAGCAGCACCAGCGCCAGCACCACCTAGACCCATGGATCCAGAGACGACTTTGTCGGTGTCACCTGTGACGACACCATCGTAGATGTCTTTGGCATCTATGGCTGCACCGATACCTACACCTGCGACCCCTGCAAATCTTCCTCCTACTCTAAGAGCAGCTCCTCCTGCACGCGTAACACCACCAGTGATGCGAGCGGCAGATGAGGCAGCTCGAGATCCTGCTTGGGCGACCGCAGATGTTGCACCACCAATACCACCACCCATGCCAAGACCTCTTAAAACAGAGCCACCTGCTTTAGCGACTCCTTGGAAGATGCCTTTAGTTAAGGTCTTACCTGTCTCCCACAGACCTTTAACAACTTTAGTCACCCCCCACTTGTTGTAGTTTAAAAGTCCTTTGAAGAGTTTCGGGATATAGCGTTTACCGATGTTCAAGATACCTTTAAAAGCTTTTGGACCCCAGTCAGATAGTCCTTTCCAGAGTAACTTAGGTATCTTCTTCGTCATCGCCCAGATGCCTTTGGTGATGTTTTTCATACCCCACCATACAGCTTTTCTGATACCTTTGGTGAGAAGTGCAAGTCCTCCTCCAAGGACTGTGCTGATGACACCTTTGAGACCACCCCCTAATAAACCAAAGAGTTTACTTAAGAGAGACTGTTTCTTCTTCTCAGGCTGATTAGCGTTAGCATTGACATTGATGGAGCTTGCTGCACCATGTTGATTACGGTGTTGGAGGATATCGGCAACAGAGTTTTCAACATCACCATCGCCATCACTATCCCCAAATCGACGTTTACCTGGCAATCTTTCATCTAAGGTAGTCGCGATAGATTTAAGTCTATCCAACATAGAGACAGAAGTCTGGGCTGACTGTACTTGAGCTTCAGTCTGTAGGGTAGACTGATCTTGTTCTGACAAAGATCTCAGTCTTGATAAGAGATTACTTCCAGCACCACGGACATTAGCAAGATAGCGTGTACTTGTTTCTTTGATACGAGAGCCTGTAGCTCCAGTGAGCACACGCTCTTTAATGGGGTTTATGACGTTATTGACGTTATTAAGGATACCACTACTGTCTGGAGGAGAAGGTAATGCTCTTGATACTCGTGCTCCTACATACTCGATCCCACGGGTGTTACGATCAGCGATCTCGTTATAACGATCTCTTAAGTATCTTACCCCTGAGCTTACTTTACCCATGGCTGATGTGATACCACCAGACGCAGCAGAGATCCTATCACGAGTAGCAGAGATGCGACCTCGGATAGATCTACGGCGCTTGACCTTTAAGGATTTACCATTAGGGAGGAATAGACCTTGCTCGATATCCTCATCACTAAGAACGATATTGCCATAGAGGTCTACGACGGTACCATCGATATCTCTTACGGTATCGATGGACTTGCCGGTATCAGCGTCGAAGTAATGACCTGCTTTCATCTCTTGTTTTAGAAGAGCAGGAGTAGATCTCCCTCTGACATAGACGTCAGATGCTCTACCAAATACTCCTTCTTTGACTGCATTCATGGCAGTAAAAGGAGATTTCAGCATGTACAAGGATACGCCAATAGAAGTCTTAGCCATAGACCAATACTTCTTCAAAGCACCTTTAGTGATCGCTTTGAAAGTAGAGATCGCGCCTTTAGGACCAACGACCTTAGCAGACATGAGTTCTTCTTCAGAGATGACGACCATGCCTTGATCATCTAACACAGTTCCCATGACATCGATTAAAGAATGTATCGGTGAACCATCGGTGTTGAAATACCCACCGTGTTTCATGACAGCATTTAGCATACGGGGTGATGACTCACCTGGGATATAGACATCACCTTCAGCACCTTCAGTCGGTGTCTGACGGGCTCTATCGTAGAGCTTCTTACCGATCATGAAAGGTAGCAGTGATGGTGCAAGGGATGCAACTGTACCCCACTTCATCAGAGATCCTAGTTTACCCCCAAACATCTGTGCACGACTTGATAGCTGAGAGGGTAGCATCCCATGGAACATGGACGTGAAGAGTGATGATCTTTGATCATCATCGCGGATGTTCAGCAGAGAACGTGTCAGACCTGTATCTTGACCTTGAGTAGAGGACTGTGCTAGCGCGAGTCTTCGGTAGTTAGAGATAGCTCTGACTTCATTTCTAAGGGAAGCTACTTGACTTGCAGTTTGTTGGATCGCTTGTTGTTGTGACTGAGATGCTGCACCACCGTAGTTGAATGACTGAGGATAGTCAGTTTGGGTGAAAGGACTGGTGATTTGAGATTGACTATAGCCACGACTACCGTAAGCGTTATTACCTCTCACCTGTACTGACTGTTGACTGGAAGTCGATCCTTCTAAAGAAGTTCTTCTGAGATTACGGTTATTCCAGCTATTTCTTGCAAAAGAGACATTGTGATTTAACGCATGTCTTAACTCTCCCCCTAGCCCACGATTACGATTGGGATAATCAGGGTTATTAGGATCAAATCGAGAAGGGGTGGTGGAGATATCATCATCAGTGCTACGGGTGATGAGGTCAAATAAACGATCTCTATCAATCACCCCGTTGTCTTTGATGATCCCTTGTTCCAAGAGGATATCCCCGTAACCCGTATCCATCAACTGCTGGATGGTTTCTAAGAGGTTAGAAGTCGTAGGTACGATCTGTCCTACTTGACGACGGAATCTAAGTAGTTTATCATCACTGTCGAGATACTGATCGAATATCCTAGCAGCAAGTTCTGCTTTATCCGCTCCCAATGATGCAAATGTATCCTTAGAAGTTAAGTAATCTCTATCGTAGCGTTTACGTCCTTTACGGATATCGGTACTGATGACCCGCATGATGGTTTCACGATCTTTATTAGAAAGATCGTTATTGGGATCGATCTGATCGAAGATATACTTCGTATCAGATCTGAAGGTCTGATTGAGCTTAGTAGGGAGTGCTTTCTCCATGATAGAGGTGGTTAAAGCAGCAGCTCCTGTGAAGGATCCCTTAGTGAAATCATACTTGATCTCTTCAGCATCTTGTCCTGTTCTGATGGAAGTGATCCCTTGCAAGATCTTAGCCAGATATCCTGGGATGACATCAGTGATAGAACGTGATACTCTTCCAGAGAAGATCGCTGGTTTAGTAAGAGAGGAATAGGCGTATCTTTCTACAGAGAGCTGTCTACCTTTTAAAGCATTTCCAGTCATCTCTCTTAAGACATCAATACCTCCAGATACTCCAGGGATACGAGAGAACTCATGTTCATCAGCAAACTTATTTAAGTAATAAGGCAGGTTATTTAGAATGAGCTGTGCTTGAGCACCACCTTTATTGACCTGATCTGCCCATGGGAAAGTCTTACCACTGATCTTCTTCTTACCAGTGACGATGTCTTTGACCTGACGGAAGAGTTTATCCTTGATCTCACCACCAACAAATCCACCAACGCCTTGACCTAGCATACTGGCTTTGCTCATCTGTGGACCACCGAATGTATCGTCATTTGCCATAGAAGCTGCCATCTGTACATCAGAGATAGCAGGACCTACTGCTGAGACAAATCCTGATACCCAACCTTTGGCAGATTCTTTAGCTTCTCTTAAGAAGTTGGCTAAGAAGTTATTGCCATTGAAAGCATAGTCCAACATCCTGCCATACATGCGTTGTTTGGCAGAGGTCATGAACATCTCGGATCCTTTCAACTTCACGTAGTCAGGAAGACCTGTGTTCTTATTGATAGAAGCCAAAACTGATTTAGCTTCTTGTCTAAAAGCTGAAGTCTCTTCAACCAAACGAAATAAAAGATTGGTTCTTTTAAGGGATGCTTCTAGGTTCTTACGTTGATACTTGATCTGGACATTGTCATTGTAGTTGACTTGCGCGATCGTGGCTTTTCTGATCGCATCCAACTGAGAGATAGAGTCTCTAAAACGAGAATGTTCAATGATAGATTTTAATCCATCACGCTTGTCTTGTCGTTCTTGACGTTGTTTATCCAGTTCTGATTGTGCGGAGAAGATAGAGGTCAGTTCTTGTTGGATTAAAGCTGATTCATCTTGCTTTTTAGAGAAATTATAATCTGATCTTCTTTGATCGGTGAGTTCTTTGAGTTTATTAAACCAAGTCTCTGGTAAGACTTTCTGTGTTGAGTCTAGTGTGGATGCTGCTAGTTTCTTTAAGTCTTGTTTGTAAGGCTCGAACTCTTTTAGAGCATCTCTGACGACTTCTGAGTAAGCAGACCTGACTTGATCTTTGGCAGAGATGATATCACCGTAGCCTTTAGGGAGTGCATCTTTGACGATACGCTCTATGTCGGTTGATTTAAACTCCCCCACCACCCCTTCTTTGAAAGAAGAGAAGGTGGTGGAAGGTTTTCTTTTGTCATCGGGTAGCTCTGCTTCAAAACCAAAATCATCGAAATCGACATCTTCAAGTCTTGAGAAATCATCATCGTCCCTGGGCTTTTGATTGTCTTTACCCCAGAAATTAAATAGTGACATATTTAGGTACTCCGTTATTAAACGTTCAACAAATTAGGATCTCTTGCCATGGCGAAAATCTATCTTCCTTTTAACATCTCCATCTTGAACTTGGATGATGAGAATCTAAGAACCTTACCCAAGATCACAGAACTGTCGATCTTTGACAGTAGTAAAGAAGTCTTTCACCCAGAAGGCTTGTACTCAGATAAGATCTTTGGTCCTATCGGATCCGAGATGCGTTATAAGGTCTTTGCGTATATTGATATCAAGCTAAAAGTCATCCATCCTGTCATCTACCAAGCTTTGATAAAAGCAAGAAAGTTCTATCGCGACATCATGAGTGGGGTGGAGTATGCAGTATTTAACCAACAGAAAAGGGATTTTGAGAAAAGTGATGTCTTGCAAGGAGAGACAGGGTACGCTTTCTTCATCCGTTATTTCTCTATGCTGTCTTTGCAAGACACAGGCTCTGATGATAGAAAAAGAGCAATAGCGTTACTGCAGAAGTATAAAGATAAGGTACTATTAGACAAAGTCATCGTCATGCCTGCAGGATATCGAGATGTAGAGTTCAAGGACCGTGGTCCGACTCCTGATGAGTTAAATACTTATTATCAAGCATTGATCAGGCAATCTAACAACATCTCTTTAGAGGTAGCTACCGTCAATGAAGCCTTGTATGACAAAACTCGATATGCCATGCAAGAAGCGTTAAATGATCTTTACAATGCTATCGCTGAACGAGTCGAGGGGAAAAAGAAACTCTTCTTAGGTAAATGGGCAGCAAGAAGAGTATTTAACACCTCAAGAAACGTCATCACCTCTTCTGCACCTGGTGGAAGATATCTGTTATCAGAAGCCTCAGTAGGCTTCAATGATAACTTGGTAGGATTATACCAAGCGATGAAAGGGGTGTTACCAGTATCCATATACCACATCAAGAACTCTATCCTCTCTGAGTTATTTGTAAGTGCCAATATCCCAGTACCTTTGGTGAATAAAGAGTCCTTCATGCTAGAAGATGTCAAAGTAAAACCCAAGACCTTTGATCACTTTGCTTCTTCTGAAGGGATAGAAGAGTTGATCAATGACTACGAACATGAATCACAGCGTCATAAGCCTGTCATGGTAGATGATCATTATCTCTCTTTGACTTATCTTTCTGTAGTAGAGGGTAAGAAAGTCTTTAAGCTATTTAGAGATATCAGAGATCTTCCAGCGGAGTATGACAGAAAAGACGTACATCCGACGACTTATACAGAGTTCTTCTATGTGGTTTTAGCACCGATATTGAATAAACATAATGCAGTAGTGACACGATATCCTATCTCTGGCCCTGGATCCTGTCAGGTCTGTAAGACTAAAGTCAAGACCACCATCCAAGATGAGATCAGATATCAGTTGGATGATGATTGGAAGATCAGTGATAAGATATACTACTCTTTCCCAGTACTTGGTGAGAAAACACAAGAAGCGATGTCACCACCGGTGTCTATCTTAGGTGCTATGGGTGCTGACTTTGACGGTGATACCATGTCATTTAACCCAGTCTACTCTGATGAAGCATTAGAAGAGACAGATAAACTCCTCCGATCCAAAGGAGCTTATCTAGACTCCATGGGTAACTTCCTAAGAACCACAGATGTCGATATCGTCAATATCGTTTGTTTTAATCTATCGTCCTAAGACGATAGCATTCCCACACTTGTCATCCTGATCATAAGCGTCATAAAGCCCTACCCAGGATACTAAGTCCTGGGTAGGGTATATGCCGTCTAGGCTATCTGAGGAGATATGAATATATCTCCGATGAAATGCCGTGTATTCATTATCCAAATCACCAAGGCAAATATTCAGCACTAGGTTTAGCCTCAAACAAAGCCTCTCCGTAAACACCCATTTGTTTTAGTATCTCTAGCAACGATTCTAGCGTATCATCAGGACCATCCCAGCCATCATAAGCGTAGACAGGTCGATAATACTCATCGACTACAGTCACACGACCATCAAGACCCATGACATAGTAGATCAAGCGATATGCTTCTTGTGGGTCGTCGTAAAGGATCGTTAGAAGAGGTGCTACCCCTTCAGGGTAGAAACGATTCGGGTATCGAGTTTGGATCTGAAAGAAAAGCTCTTCATCATGAATCACACATTTGAGTTCATTGACGAAGTAATCTGGACCATCATGTCCTCTAAGACGGAAGGCGTTCTCATGGTAAACACGAGTCAATATCGTGTAAAGCGTGCTAAAATCTGGAGCATTATAAGTATACCCCCAATGAATTTTTTCTTCATTCATGAATGAACCTCTTGTTTAAAATAGATCCCAGATGGATGGATCCTTAGCTTCTTTTTCAAAAATTCGATGAGTTTGATGAAGAACTCATCAGGTTTTGCGAAATGGACTTCTGCGTACTTAGTGTAATCAGCTCTACGGATGACATAACTACCTTTGGGGTCTGTGATCTCAAAGAAAAAGAATAAGTCCTTAAAATAAGATTTCTCTGGGAAGATCAGGGTCATATAGGGACCTTGTGCCCGGTTAAAATAAAAAGTAGGATTTTTGTGGTTACTCGAGTGATACTTGATCACTGGGAGTATCTTATCACGATCAACCAGTCTTAGGTGTCTAACCGAGAAAGAACCATCCCCCTTTTCGGTTTGCTGAAAGGTGTTATTTAACTCTTTTGTAAAGAAGACATAGAGATCTTCGTAAGTGAGTTCCAAGATCTGTTCATTGGGTTCTAAAACAGGAGTGGTTTGATGACCATTTTCATCTTGGAGTAGCGTATGTTCAAAATGATCTGTCGTGTAGTTACCAGGATAGAATGGGTTGTGTTTTAAAGAGAGTATCTTCTTCCCATTGTAAATCGGGGAAAAGGATATCCCATCACCACCGATACTGAGGTGACGTAGGGTCATCATCAGTGATGCAAACTCTTCGCAAGGATAAGAGAAATAGCGAGATAACCTAAGGTCATCGTCGATAATGACCTGATAAGAACCAAATCTATCAAAGATGTTGTACCGGTACTTGTGATGATCGAATATCCCTGGTGGAAACACGATAGAGAGCAATGAGTCTTTAGGATGATAAGGTTTTAGTGGTGCAGGATAACGGGTGTAGATCTTGATCACCTGGTCTACTTTAAAGGTCGTGTTGTAAAAGTAGAGCGAGAACTCGCCATACATGGAGAGATTCTTATATATAACCCTATCAATAAGCTTGTTATCCACGAGACCATAGAGGAAATCACAGATCCTACCGTAACCAACAGGATCTGTGAAATGTTTTATTCTGTTCTTAGGATGGAACATCATGCCCATCCATCAAGATCTTCAGATGGTTTAGGTTTATAAAAGGTCGGGATGACATCAATATCATTGTGGTCTGAGTCAAAGTAGAAGATCTCTTGTTCTTCCCTCTCTTTTATACGTTCTTCGATTTCATCCATGATATCTTCGTTAGGTTGATAGTGTATAGGAAATCTCCCAAAGTTCCCCCTACACCGTAGAAGGCTAAGATGTTTAGGATCTTCTTGATATCAGGATGGATGTATTTTCCTTGATAGCAGAGCTTTCTTTCTTCCTTAGTAAGCTGTGGAACGATCTGATCAATCATCCTTACTTTCTTATTAGTACCTTCTGGTATCAGTTTCTTATCCCCAAAGATAGCCGTATAACCATCGTAGTTTAAGATGCAGTAGTTCATGTATTCTGATTTAGTCAGGGATTTAGGGAGACTGATGATCATCTTAGCGTAGTCTTTGGGATACTTGGTACCACGTCTTTGCACATAGACCTTCATCAAGTGGTCTCTGGTATGGGGGTTATATAAGGTATACTTGATATACTTACTCCAGTCAAAAAGACCCGTTTTGTTAGAAGAACGTGATCGGTGTGATTTATTCTTGCTTCTATAGACCAAGATACCGTGTTCTTTCTCCCATTGACTAAGATATTCGTAGATAGCTTTGAAAGATAGGATGTGTGGGATATGATTTTCAGTGTTCATAAGTGAAAAATATACTCATTTTTAGGGTATATTATGGACACTTTCAGTGTCTTTTCCTCTTATGGTTTCACAGACCATAGGGGGGGCAGTATGCCGATTATGAATGAAACAAGAGTAAAGGAGGTGTTTTTACACCTCAAGATGGTGATATCTTTTTGGATATCACCATAGCGACGATGACTAAGAGACTGAGATGATGATCTATGTAAGAGATCATCAGTGAAGGATCTGTAGGGTCATCGCGCCAATCTATGCTAGTAGAGATGAGTAGCATCGATGATGAAGAGATGCTACGATGAAAGTGGAGATACTTCCATGATACTTGTATCATGGAGAAATGATCACTTATCTATCTACGATATCATCTACGATAGCTAAGTGTATCCATCATGGAAGAGAAGATGATGCATCTTAGTGTATCGATGACACACTAAGAGATGCTACACTACTATGCGACATAGACCATACCTCAGTACTACCCTAGATAGGTAGTACTGAGGATGTATGACGTGTGATGTGTGTAGATAGGAAGATGATAGATGGTATTTGAATACAAGATTCATGTATAGAAGAGGGTATGTAAGAACAGTAGAGTATCTACAGGTAGATGTGTAGTACTACTTGTGTATAGATAGACTTACATGTCTTAAGAAAAGATATTTGGATATGTACTTAGAGTACTCTAGATAGCTGTATAAGAGGTTAAAATAGATAAGTAATGGTAGATGATGGATATAGAGAGATATGGTTTTAGACACTCATTTAGAGTGCTTCTGAAGGGATATCTCTTCGAAGAGATATCCCTGATGAAAGAAGATAGGTGAAGATACAGAGCGGGTATGTTTACCTAAGAGTAAGTAGAAGAGATGTTAGTGTAACTGAAGTTGATAGAGATAGACTATCCTTAAGAAGAAGTAGTTGTTTAGTACTCTTACTTAAGTTAGTTAAGATGAACTTAGATCAGTTAGGATGATGATTAGAGATATAGCTTTAAATACCTCTAAATGGCTATATAAGAGGAGATATGGGATATAGCTAAGGTTAGTATAGGGGTAGATAGAGATGATGTCTTAGGAGAGCATTGAGAGGTGATATAGGAGATAGCAGTATACACGGCATATAGTCTTACTAGGACTACTATAAGTCCTAGTAAGGTGTAAGGTGCTATGACGTCTATGATGATGTGTCTTAGAGATAAGATGACTTTTACGAAGATAGGAGTAAGAAAACATGAGTTTGTTAACATGGGAGTCTTTTTATCGTCAGTATGTCAACAGACGAGAGGCTTCATTGATCAGTCCGAGGATCTTTAGTATCGATCAGTTTAGATTACCTAAAGGAAGTGTAGTGCATTATTTACCCGTGAGTAATGGGGATAATGGTCCTAGCTACAACGACCCTTTGTTTAGAGGGGTGAGTAGACTGATAGGGACTTGGTATGTGGATAAGCTATCTGTCATGGAAGGAAGTATCCAGCCTAAGAGTGTGGTAGTGAGTAGTGAGATACGGAAGTATCATCTCGAGAACAAGAAGATCAAGAGAGTATTTGACTTAAAGAGTAGTTTGAAAGATGTGGAAAGTCCACTGGTCGTGAATTACTGTCATCTGGAGAAGAAGTATAAGTACTTAAGTAGTCCTTTGAGTAGATGGCATAGTTACGGTAACAAACTACGTACGGTCTGTGACGAGATGGAGAAGATCTATCGTGAGAGTCCAGGAAGTAACCAGTTCTTGATGATAGAGTGTCCTAGAGTCATCCCAGGATATCCTTACTTTTTAGCTGTCAATAAACAAGAGAACAGAACTAATGTTGATCGGTTTGACAGCTTTGAGAAGTATGTGGTATTGAATATATTTAATCTCTTTAGAGAAGGCAGTGAAGGGAGATGTGCTTTTACTGAAGTAAGTAGAAGTGGACTGGATAAGATCAACGTGGTCTTTGTAGACAGTGGTTACTTTACGGTGATCAATCTAGGTACCTTGATGAGTTGGGTCAAAGGGGTAGATCATCCGACAGGTAAGAACCCAAGGATCATGCGTACTTATTTTGTTAGGTTTATTCTGGCATTGATGAAGGTCAGAAGTGAAGACATCGATGAGTTAGTAGAGCATGGTGAGTTAGTAGATCAAGGTAAAGATAGCAGTACTGCTGTGGTGATAGAGGATAAGACTGTTGATGATGGTAACGTCAGTGATAGTGATAGTAGTACTATCACTAAGGTCGATGAGACTGATCGTGAAGATGACGATGATGAAGATGACAGTAGTGATGACAGTGATGATCTAAAAGAGATCCAACAATCTGTCAAGACACTACAAGTAGAGAAAGAGCGATATCAACAAGAGAAGACTGAGGTCATCAAGGATAAATCTATCCGCTATGATGAAGAGATGGAAGAGATGGTCTTTGATGATAGTATCTTGACGGAAGATGAAGCGAAAGAGTTAGCGTTACTAGAGAAACAGCTCTCGGATGAACATGTCATCTTAGAGCAAGCCAAGCAACGTAAACTCATCCGTAAACAAGATACACCGTTAAGTTTCGATGATGTTGATATCGATCCTGAAGAGAGAAACAGTTATCGCTTTGACAACTTACTTGATGGTGGGGTCATAAGCCCTCGTGAGTACGACAGACTGACTGAGCTTGCAGGTAAGTACAAGAAGATCGTGATCGATGACAAATCACTCGATGAGTACGTCGATGTCAAGCAAGAAGAGATCCAGGTAGATAATGTCAAAGTAGACGATATCGCCCAGGTCTCTGATAAAGCCATGTTGTCATCAACACTGCTGGACTTTGATGCTAAGTACGTAAGTGAAGTACTGGATCGTGATATCGCAGGAATGCTCGTCCATGCTCAGAAAGGTGGGATCATGATCAGTGATCTTACTACGACTACCACTGAGTCTACACGTGGGACTATGGTCCACTATGACGTCGAGATCACACCAGTCAAAGGCAAGAAGAGTCATCTGAAGTTTACACTACCGAAGATCCGTGAAGATGGTACTTATCTCTCTAACGGTACAGCATACAGACTACGTAAACAGAAGACGGATATCCCGATAAGAAAGATATCTTCTACCAGAGTAGCTTTGACTTCTGCTTACGGTAAGCTCTTTATCGAGCGTGCTGAAGACAGTAAGTTCAACTATCCCAAATGGCTGACGAAACAGATCAGATCACGTGGTCTTGATAAAAACAACCCTCGTATCACAGAGACGAGAACTGCTGATGTCTACGACAGATCTTTAAAGCTACCTTACTTGTACTCTACGCTAGCTAAAGACTTCAGGACTTTCCAGTGCAATGATGATAAACTGGGTAGTCTTTACTTCTATCTGGACTATCACAAGCGTTATGCTAAGCTAAAAGACCTTCATCCTAACCTGTCTTTGATAGAACAATCTGGTCAGTATGTCTTAGTAGGACATCAGTCTTACCAAGGGTATCAATATCCTCTCTGTATGGACTACCAGGATAACATCTATGTCTACCAAAACGGTAGATATATCCTACTTCCTGCTATCGAAGATCTTATCGGTATCGATGTATCCAAAGACTTGAAGAAGTCTATACCCGTACCACCACTGTCATGCCTTAAAACAGAAGTGATGGGTAATGTCATCTCAGTCGGTGTGATCCTAGGCTATCAGTTAGGTTTCACTAACCTACTTAAGCTCTTAAACATCGACTATCACGAGACTGAGGATACGCAAGCTTTGCCTAAGATAGGTGAATATGCGATCACCTTCAAAGACAAGAAGTACTTCTTCTCCAGAAAAGATCAGCTAGCAGCATCGATCTTAAATGGTTTCAACCTCTATGCTGAGACCTTAAAAGACTTCGATAGCTATCACTTCGACCAGAAAGACGTCTACTCTGTCATCTACGACAACATGCGTACAGCTTCTGCGATCTTCAAAGAAGTCGATCTTTTATTCGATCTTTTTGTCGATCCGATCACTTACCGCATCTTGGAAGATCTCTCTCTACCGAAGACATTCAGAGGACTGCTCTTCAAAGCAGCTGAACTACTCCTTTACGATGATGCTCCAAAAGAGACTGATGCATCACTACAACGCATCCGTAGCTACGAGAGAATACCAGCGCTCATCTACAAGAAGACGGTAGATCTCCTAAGACAGCATCACCGTAGTGGCAGTGAGATGAACCGTGGGATCACTATCAACCCTAACGATATCTTGCTTTCTTTCTTAGAAGACCCTGCTAACGTAGCTGTGAATGGATTAAACCCATTCCAGAACATGCGTCAGATAGAAGCCGTGACTTACACGGGTACTGGAGGAAGATCTAAAGACACTCTAAAAAGCAAAGCGATGCGTGCTTTTGACGTCCATGATGTCGGCACCATCTCTGAAGCGACTGTGGACTCAGGTGATGTCGGGATCAACATCTACACCACAGCCAACCCTAACTTCAAAAACGTCTATGGTCTCTCTGATCCTGACCATACACCATCTGTGGCATCGATGATGTCGTCTGTGTTTAACACCATGCCGTGTATCGAAAAAGACGATGAACTGAATCTTTTAATTCTTTAAATCAGACACTACTCTGGTGAAACTATGTTCTAAACCAGAGAGAATGTCTCATGTCCAATAAAAGCCAATACCGAAACTATATCCCTACCCAACGTTTTAACAAACGTGGTCACGAAGTGAAGATCTTCAACTACAAGACACAAGAAGAGCGCTCTTTTCCGAGCATCTCTGCATGTAGTCGATATCTGGATCTCCCTTGTCACACCGTGCTACGATGGATCCACGATAAATCCGGTCATCTCCTTCATGGACTACAGATCAAATACAAACATGATCCTACCCCATGGAAGATGTTTGAAAATGATCCAGTCGTGATAAAAGATAACAGTAAATGGTCTGTCGTCCTAAACATGGTCCTCACTAACGAGAATAAAACCTTTTCTAACTTAGGAGAAGTGGCTCGTTTTCTTGGTGTTAGTACAATCGCGTTACGTGATCTAAGTAAACAGGATAAAGACTTCATCCATGTCATCAAAGGCAACTATTTCCGCTACCAAAAGTATCGTAAATACACGCCATGGATTCCTGTTGATGATATCTACAAGACCTTAGCACTCCAAGGGAGAATCATTCCTTGTTGCTACAACGATCACGGTGTTAAAGTCTTCCTTAACTGTAAGGAATGCTGTAAAGACCGCGAGATATCAAGACAAGTGCTATCCCTTAGACTGAAAAGCCAGTTTAAGACAGTCTATCGGGATGGTTATCGGTATGGCCACTATTTGGATTATTTAAAATTAAAAGACACGTCCGTGTAGTCAGTAATGGCTACAGCGAAAAAACTACTTAATTGACGGGAAAATCCTAAAGCGATCTCTACTCCCCAGGGTTAGTGATAACACCTGGTATAGTAAAAAAGAGATCGATGTTACAATGGACAACCCGCAGCCAATCTTCTCATCGTGAGCGATGAGAAGCAGGTTCAACGACCATCCCCTTGTCAGGGAGTACCGGTGAAGCCATCGGGAAATGGTAGTCGTCCTGTGCCACACTGGTACAGGATGTTGATATGGTCTTGTCTTGCATGAAAGTGCAAGCAGTCTGCTCTCCATGAGTAAGACGGTCTGAATTTAGCGCATTCAGATGAAAATCCACGATGAAAAGAATCAATTTCTCTTCGATACATGCTGATGCTAACATCCCCTGTACTGGGTATACTCCCCTACCCGTACGTACAGGCTACGACAACATCATCCCTTACCGCGTAGGCAGTCTCTTTGCCTCTATGGCGAGCCAAGATGGCAAAGTCTCTTCCATCACACCCTACGAGATCACGGTCCTCTATTCGGATAACACATCAAAAACCTATCCACTAGGAAGACAATACGGCAAAGAAGGTTCCCTCACCATCCCCCACTTCTTGAAAACGGATCTCACTATAGGACAGTCTTTCAAGAAAGGACAAGCCCTGTCTTACAACGACAGTTATTTCCAGCCTGATCCTATCGATCCATCACTCCTCACAACCAAGTTTGCCACACTGGCGACCACTGCAGTCTTGGAGAACTCCTACACCTTGGAAGATGGATCCATGATAGATCTTACGCTTTCCAACAAGCTCTCTACTAACCAGACCAAAGTCCGAAACATCCGTATCGATTTCAGCCAGACCATCCATGATCTGCTCACTCCTGGTACTCAAGTAGACTACGATACTCCCTTGTGTACCTTAGAGCAGGCAGTGACCTCACGTTCACAGCTCTTTGATCAGAAAGCCTTAGATGCCCTAAAAGCTTTCTCAGATCAGTCACCCAGAGCGAAGTTCCATGGAACAATAGAAAAGATAGAGCTCTTCTATCAAGGCAACAAAGAAGATATGTCTGACTCCTTAAAAGCACTCGCTGATAAGACAGACAAACTCTTAGCAACATATGCTCGTTCCTTAGGACTAAAAGGTCATACGGGACAGGTCAATGAGAACTACCTCATCGAAGGCAGTCCATTAGAGCGCAACACCTGTGTCTTGCGCATCTACATCTCAGGCTCCACCAAGTGCCTTAATGGTGATAAGATCGTCTTCGCTAACCAGCTGAAATCTACCATTGGTCAAGTCCTAAATGAGTCTCCTACTACGGAAGATGGTCTCCCTATCAACGCTATCTTTGGTGCTCGGTCTATCAATGCACGGATCGTTAACTCTCCGTACATCTTGGGCACTACCAACCACTTGCTGGTAGAGATAGGTAAACAAGCTTACCAGATGTACCATGCATCTTAAATACACGTCATAGACGGCATATACCCTACCTAGGACTGATGATCCTAGGTAGGGTTTTATGACGCGTAGTGGTCATTTATACGTTGTCTGAGATCTACATACCACACGAGATATACGTCTATATCCTCACCAGTACGCTTATAAGACGCTATCTCAACAAAGTAATATAACTACACCAATCTCCTCCTAGAGAGCCCTATATAGGCTCCTAGGTAGGATAAGGCTATATGACGTCTACCTGAGCATCGGAGACGTCATCTAAGAGAGAACCATCAAGATGGCTCTTCAGCCAGAGAGACTAGACGTCATAAGCCCTCTATCCTTACTAGGACCATTTAAAGTCCTAGTAAGGAGTTCTCATGTATCCATAGCTACCACTGTAGATCTATCCAAGATAATTTTCTACGAAGAATTTCAACTTTTTCATCTAAAATCATCTATACCACCATTTTTCAAAAATCCTTAAATTCTTTAAACCTATCTAGATGGCTCTCTAAGCCATCTTAACATCAAAACCATATACTCACTAAGGGTAAACTGCTACAAAACCTTACAGAGCTATTTAGAGGCCTTATAAGCCATTTTTACCCTATCCTCATACCGCATCACGCGCTCGCCTCGCCACGCGCTCTTTCTTTAAGTCGAAGGGATCTCATCCCGAGACATACTTAGCGAAGCTTAGTATATATACAAAAAGGATTTTTCGAAGGAAAATCCTTTTTATACATCTATCCCTGATACCGTCAGTTCTTTCAGAACCATTCACTCCATATCGGAGATATGCATGGTTCTGAAGAACAAGGTATCTC